CACGATACTGTAAAAAGACGAGTATCTAATAAAGTTTTTTGACCAAAGCGTACTATTTGTTCAAAAGGTATTTTTTGAAAATTGTTCATTTAACCATTCGAAGTCATTTATCTTCGCTAATTCACTAGGTGCATTTTGCCAAAACAAACCAAAATATTTTCCAGCAATAGCTCCCAGATGTGCATATTTGCCGTATGGCGCTGACTCATTTAATGTACACCACGCTTCTAGTCTTAACTGAGTTTCTATATCGTCTTGCCTATCGATTGTTTTGCTTGATAATTTTACACATTCTCTAAATGCACTTTTCCACGTATTAAACGGATCAGTATTAAATGCTGTAATATTAGATATTTCAGGCATTGCTTTAAACAACGTACTAATACTTGTTGTCATATCAGTTTTTGATGTATCCATGTTTATTGTTAATTTACGAGGAAGTAGTTTAACACCTCCGTAACCATAAACTAAATCGTTAACAGGATTTATACTGCGCCATACATGTACTGTTTCTAAATCCCATTCAGGAACAACATAATCAAATTTAAAATCTTCAACTATTTCTGCATCAGCATCTACGACCCAAAACATCTTTGTAAAACACAATTTTGCCGCTTGGATGTGTGCTTGATGAATTCCTTTTACTCCGTGAACTCTTTTAGCTGTAGGAAATTTAGACTTTAATCTTTCCCAATTAATGTCTGCATAAGGTTCTTGATAAGAAATAAAAATGATATCATACATATTATTATTATACTATTATTTTAAAGTATTGTCAACCATAAAGTCTTTAAGACTAAAATTAGTTCCAAGCATATGATCTAGTGATGCTGCTTTGTCGTTACTCCAAACTAACACCTCGGGGTCGTCGTATAAAAAATCACAATTCTTACAGTAATCAATACTATCAAAATTTTTGTTAGCATGTGCATCACGTAATTTATTGTATGCTTCTCCGTTCCATATTTCTTCTATTGATTGTGTTTCTACATGTCCTAGCACACTTAAACTTTCGTTTGGTGGACCCATTGTTTGACAACACGAAGTAACTGCGCCTGTAAGACCATTATTGCCACCGGCTCGGATTGTAATTTCAGGAGCAAATGGTCTACCACAAGTTCTACGTTTTTTAGGATCTCTAAAATATACAGGAGTATAATTGCCACTCCAGTTGTGCATTTTCCATATGTATCCTAACGTTCCAGTTGGGCCAATAAAATTATTACGGTACTGTTCAACTTCGTAATCTATTTGCGTATTATCTAATATCAAATGATAACTAGACAGTATACATTTGCTGTTAGATTTTTTAATATACTCTTTGGCCTTTATTACATTGGTCTTTAGTAAATCAAAATTATCAACATTCATCCACTCACGATATTTTTCTTTATTGTATCCAATACAGCTAAATCTTGCAAAACTTAGTCCAGCGTCTACACAATCTTGCATGAAATGACCGCTGAAAAAACTTCCATTAGTATACATAAAACTAGGAAAATTTCGTTTAGTGCATGCTTCTATGTACAAAGGCAAATCTTTAGCAAGAGTAGGTTCGCCACTACCTTCAAGATTAATAACTGGATTACCTGGTAACTGATCTAATATATTTTCAAACATATTAAGTGGCATTTTACGTGTCCAGGCCTTGCCTCTACCTTCAGTCTGTGGACACATTTGACAGGTATAATTACATCCCCCAAAAACTTCAACTACTGCACGTTCTAGATTAGGTACGCTCAATTTTAACTCCATGTCCTTCAAAATTATTAAACGACGGTAATAGTAGCATTGCTTTTACCTTTGTATCCATAGACTGATCTTCAATAGTTATTTTTATGCGTTTTTTTTCAGTTTTTAATATTTTTGTTTCATCATATCCTAACTCAGCTAAATCAAAATTAGCTTCAATCTTAGTTTTTCTAAAAAACTTTTTCATCTGTGCATGTGTCTCGACCATTGCAGGTTTAATAGTAAATCCATCTAAATGAACATGCGGTATATAATGACCGCGTTCATCTGTAACTACTAAAAAAACTTTAGAGCTATTAGTATATTCAGCAATTTCTTCTACTGTGTTAAATTCTTTTATAAATTGCATAGGTTGACCGCCTGTATTAAAACAAAGACAATCTATTTCATCGGGTGCAAAATATTTTATAATTGCTTGTCTTGTTCCACCCGGATGTATTCTCCAGTCAAGAGACACAGGACTCCAATGAACCCCAACTGGCTTTCTTAGACCGCCTTCAGTAAAAAATCCATGTGTAAGCCAAACTGCTTTTACATATCCTTCAATTTCTTCTTGATATCTGTTATACACAGGATCTGTGTGAGATAACCATATAGTAGGTTCTACTTCTTTATTAATACCGTATTGAAAATAATTTATTAAGTAGTTTTCGTAGTTTTTAATTCTGGGCCAATAACTTAACATGTGTTTAGACACACGAGCTATACCTAATATTTCGTCAGGTTTCTTAATATTCCAAAATTCATTTCCAGCATTTTCCCATATACCATTAATAAAATTAGCCATTCCATTTACTCCACATACGTTCTAACATAGGAAAATAACCAATATCAGTATGTCTGTAGTCGTATTCTATGCGTTTTTTATTAAATTCAATTGAGTAAAAATCTGTATATTCTTTAAAAAAATCTACTGCCTCAGTATATGGCATATCAATAATTTTTCCCACAGGTGCATAACCAAGTGCAAGCTGTTCGTCTGTAGGATCTACTCCTCTTGCTTCTAACCATTTTGTAAAATTGTCATCCATAGGCAATTCATAGCCTGTTCCAAAGTAACAATTAAACTCGCCGCTGATTATTCTGTGTTCTGAAATGCCATTTGCTTCTACTATATTATCATTGTCAAGATATGCTTCGTACCATGTCTTGCCTGTTTGCGCATAATGAAGATAAACTAAACCATCAGTAATGTCTCTAGTAAAATTTCGTTTTTCTTCTAGAGGAATTTCAATACGATCTGTTACTCCAAGTACATTATAATAAAAATATCCGTTGGTCCATTCAGGGCTATTTTTTTCTGTTTCATACCATGCCTCTAATTCATGGCAACAATGGTTAAGCATAGATATTGCATTTCTTGTTTCCCCATTAGCTTTAGCTAAAACAGTACCTGGTTTCCATAATTGTCCTTGTGTTATTTCAAAATGATGATGTAGAACATTAAGAAGATCTTGATTGTGTTCGTATCTTAAAGAACTAAAATCTTCATTAATTCTATATGCTTTATAATAATTTATTGTTTGGATACTCCTATCTAAATCATTACAAATATGTTCTCGCGTTCTGCAATCGTTATGAAACCCTAACAAACTAAAATTCTTTTGAAATATTTTGTTATTATGTGTTAGTAATAAATGATCTAATTGTTTAGTCCATGCAGATGCCAATGCTGTATCATCAGGTTTAATCTGAAGATATTTTATTTGATTATCTTTATTTCTAAAACCAAGCTCTATCATATATTGCTCTTTTAATTTGCTCTGCATGTGCATGTTGAGAACGTATACCAGGATGCATTTTATCTCTAGCGCATTTATCATCAATATTAGGAAAAGGTTTTATTGTTTCATTAGGGTACATAACCTCACATAAATCGTTTAGTGGATAATCCCAAGAACATAAAATTATTTTTATATTTTTATGTTCTGCTAAATCATGTATCCAGTTTACATAAGATACTGCTTGTACTATATAATATTCCTCGTCTAAAGCAGTAAGCTGATTACTTAATTCTTCATACTGTTGATGCGGCCATTGGGGTATAAGATTAACAATTTTACCTTGATCGTCAAGATACATTTGTCTATGCCATTGCGGCAAGGTAAACACAGCATAATCAAGATCTATTACTTTAGAGGCAGCACTAAACGTTTTTGCCACCCTTTGTAAAGAAGATCCACCTATAGCTAAATTAAAACAATTAAGGTCAAACTGCTTTGAAACCATACTAACAAATGTATCTTTATATTCTATACCTTCACCAAATGTAAAACTACAACCAAAAAATCCAATTTTAGGTCTAGGAGAATTAAAGTCCCATATTTCTCTAAAATTGTATCTATTGATAACGTACTCCCAATCTCCAGGTTTTACTATTTTTTCCTCTGCTGAATTCATACCTAGTACAGTTGTATAGCCGCGCTCATAGTCATCTTTAGACCATACTGATTTTTTAATACCAAATTGTGCAAGGTCGTCAATACTATTAACATGACTTGATGATGTTTTTACATATTTTATATACTCTTCAAGAGTTAAACCTCTTATATATTTTTTTATTTTATTTAACATTGATAAGCTCCGGATTAAATGCAAAAACATCATTGTTTCGAATAGTATCAATCTGTTGCGATTTCCATTTAAACTTTTCAAATAGTATGCTGCGATCTTCACTATACATAAAATCAATAATATTTTGCCAACCGCTAAAAGGTATTGCTGTGTCAGCCTCAAGCTTCTTGCCATACTTTGTTATTTTTTCAGCGGCTTGATCTTTTAAATGGGCAGGAAGAACTGTTATACTATAATAATCAGGAGTAAACAAAGGATTCAGGTGAAATCTATCAACCCAATAATTTTCAATGTTGAAGCCCATGTGCTTGTGTATTGATTTTAAAGGCATAAGATCTGCTTTATGTAAAACTTCATGCAATTCTGTTAATCTAAATATATTTAATATACTCACTGTAGGATGAAACCAATAATCAACTACTCCGCTTTCTCGTATACGTTTTAAATTTTCAAATGTAGATTTCCAGTTACCTTTATATCTGATATATTCAAATGCATCACCTTCGCCATCGATGCTCAAACTTAAATGTACATGTTTAAATTTTTTCCAATAATCTAATACATTGTCTTTATCTCTACCTAACGTGGTCCCATTGGTACTGTATCTTAATTCAATGTCATATTTTTTACGTTCATCAAGTAGTTTTAAAATTTTCCAATGTTCAGGCATCATTAGTGGTTCGCCACCTGCAAAATGTATCTGCTTCATTGTATCTAAATTTTGTGCAATGTCGTCCCAAAATAAATCTGCTTTTTCTAAATCAATTAATCTTGTTTCAGAATATTTGTCGTATCCAGGATGTAGTTTAATCCAATCAGATGCCCACTGTGTACTAAACAGTGGTGAACATGTTGTGCAAGCTAGATTACAATAGTTACTAAATCTAAAATCCCAGTATTTTAATTGCAATGAAGGAATGGCACCGTCTATATCTGTTTGTTCAATTAACGGTTGCATTTCTGCATACCATCTATCATTAAAGCCTGTTCGCATACTATTAAGTCCAACAGCTTCTTTAGAAGTACATCTTTCACAAGCAGTAGGCAGAGGCTTGCCTTCAAGCATATTTTTCCTCATTACTTTAGCTTGATCACTATTAACAATTTCTATAAGTTTTTGAGTTTTTACATTTCCAAAACTATTTTCGTTTTTTAATGGGGTTTGACAACATGCAAAAGCTCTACCGTCGTTGATGACGTGCAAGTGCATCCAGGGTGCTACACAAAAATTATTAAAATCTTTATTCATATTGCATTTCTTTGAAAAGGTCGTAAAATTTCCAAGTGTGTTTTTTATCATAAAACTTTTTCTTATTGGCCTCGATAAATGGTTTTGTTAAAATTATACGATCATTAATTTCTTCTTTAGACAATTTAGATAATCTGTCAACTTCAGTCATTATTAAATTTAATTTAATTTTTAAATCACTAACACTATCATATGTTTCATTAAACAGATCTACATAACTAAAATATCCTTCGTTATTAAGATAACGCATAGTAGATAAACTTCCTACTACCATAAAAGGATAACCTTGAGCAATAGCGTTCCATATATTTGGCGATACCCATAGTGCATTTGTTTCTGACAGATACGTTTTATCCATCATAGGTGTGAACGGCTCTGCTACAATTGCAAATAGACTGTCTTCTAATGACTCCGATATATTTGCGATAGTTGTCTCAGATGATAATAAATTATTAATTATATCTTTTTTTGACTGTTTGTTATTTAACAATGACTCATTAGTAAATATTTTACTATCTAAATTTAGATTTTTGTTTTTCTTAACATTAAATTCATAGCAACCTTTATCTAATAATTCTCTAGATTCTAGTTCAGTAATAGTAGCCAGTGAATGCATTGACGATTCACCAGTTAATGCTGTAAATAGTAAACTGGGATTATTCCAATTATTGATATCAAAACTTTCACGCACTTCATCATCTAGTAAAAATGTGACCCAATGATAATCAATATTTTGATACTTAGATTTACAAGTTAGTTGATAAGCAATTTGCCACCAATCAATACCAAATACTTTAACCTTGTCAAATAATTCCTGATAGGAACAATTAATATCACCGGTTATTAAATAAATTTGATCAGTAGGAACTCCGTTTCGAATTAATACATCAATTCTTTCTTTAAGATTTTGCATAAAGTTATAATCACCTATCCATTGTTGATAAAGTAATAATAATTTCATTTTTCGTTTTTTAATACGAGTTAATGTCTTTTCCGGAATAATATCAATAAGACGATTCCGTATTGCTGTTTTTGAAAGCTCCAATGGATAAAATAAATTTGACGCCATATCTCTTTTAGTAAACAAATTAACTGTGACTTCGTTTGCCTTCATTACATTATAAAAATACGTAGTTTTAAGGACTTGATCACTGTATTCTAAACTAGACATCACTGGAATATCGTACTGTTTATTAATTTTATATCGTGTTATGCCGTTAGGAACAGGTATTCCGTTAACAATATTATCGTAATATAAATTAATTGTAGGTCGCAATAGGATCATCAATGTTCCTTGAGTCAGGTGTTAACACCCAGCCTTCTTTGTCTGCTAACTCTTTTATTGCTATGTCTGTATCAGGTATAGTATCAATCCAATCTGTTAAAATTTTAGGAAATACATATATGGATTTTGATCTGCGCTGATCGTACTGCTGATAAAAAGTTTTAAAGTCTCTCCACAGTGTAATAGGATTACTTGTTCTGCGATGAGGTGCATCTACTGTAACAAGATAATCAATTAATCTTTCAATACTTGCACGTTCAAATTCGTGCCAACCTGGTAGGTCTTTATTTTGCGCATACCATGTTGACAGCTTTTTATGGCAATGATCTTTAATATGATTAGGTAGTGCCAACGGACTTTGAAAACTAGGAAATCTTAACAGATTTAAACTAACAGTAGGAGTTCTACTTTGTGTCATTTCTTTTAGCTGGTACATTTCGTCAAGAAATTCAGTAATACTAAACAAAGATAAACTATTAATAGTCATCATTATGTGTACACCTTTATAGTTTGCTTCTGTAAGAATTCTTTTTAGATTTGTTTTCCATAGTTGATAATCTAGACCATCACGTATGTATTCTGCTTGATCGCCTACTGCTTCGCAACTTGTGTACAAATCAAAGTGTTTAATATTTTTTGATTTAGCAATTAACTTATCTATAATATCAGACTTTGCAATTAAGTTACTGTTAATAGCAAATCTCATATCACTGTTTTGCGCTTCAAACCAATCAAATAATTTCCATGTGTTACCACTCATTAGAGGTTCGCCGCCTGTGATTCGTAACTCTTGTAGACTTTCTGATAGTCCGTTATCCCACCATTTCCAAAATGCTTGTACATAGGGATTATCTTCATCGTCTTTGTAAGGCTGTGCCCAAGATCCATCGTGATGAAATGCGCCTGCGCCGTCACTTACAAGATTAATATAAGGACCGTTGTTTTTAATATCCTTTGCCCATGTAGTTGAGAAACTAGCATTACAATATGAACAGGCAAGATTACATACCCTATCAAATGCAATTTCAAAAGTTTTTAAATTAGTATTTTCGTTTATGTCTGCATCAAACGCCTGTTGTAGTTCTTCATCAGTATAAATGATACTTTTAAATGTTCGATCACTAACAGCATCTTTGCCCATGTCTTCCATTTTCCAACAGTACTCACACTCGCGAGGGCGTTCGCCAGACTGCATCATTCGACGCATTTCTTTTTTATGTTCAGTATTATGAATAGCAGTGTAATTACGTTTAATTTCCTCTATTGGAATTTTATGTGCTGGAGGATGATGGCAACTTGCTGTGGTACCACTACCTAGCCATGTAGTAGCATTATACCATTTTGCTCCGCAGAAGCTGGTGCTCTTAGTGTCTAGAACACGTTCTCTATATTGCTTTAAATCTTCTTCAGGCTTCTTGGGCATCCCATTCCTTTAATAAGTTTTTGAATTCAGGAAATATCTTAGTAAACGATTTGTTTCTTCTAAAATTATACTCTTGTATGTATCTTACAAAGTCCTGTCTGTGTTCTACTGCTGGTTCTGCTGTGCGTAAGTAATCACAAAATCTTTGTATTTGATCCCATTCTTCTAAATAGATTCGAGCATACTTTTCTAAGCTATAATATTTCAGCCATTTTTCACAAGCTACATAGATATCATCTGCATACTGCTGTCTTTCTTCTTTATCTAAAAGAGTGCATTGCAAATGTGGTGGCCATCTTAGATAATTTATACTGAGCGGAATTCGATTATGTTCAAAGTTTGTATTGTAATCTTTACGTAACTGCATTACTAGTTCTATAAAATCTACAAAGGTAGGTAAACTTAATATGTTAACAGTGGTCATTATAGCCACTGTTGATTGCGTATTATCTAATACTTTACAAACATTCTGCTGCCATACACTGATGTCTAATCCGTCTCTTGCATATTCTGCCTGAGATCCAGTGCTTTCAAGACTAGTGTAAATATCTAAACGCTTTATCACACCTCGTAAGCTATTAATTTTATTAATTAATTTTTCAATTAATACATCAGGCACACACATGTTAGTGTTAATAGCTAATTCTAATTCAGGCTGCGGGTTTTCAATTAAGTAATCTAATAATTTCCATAAGTCTTTACTCATAGTTGGTTCACCGCCTGTAATACGCAACACTTTTAAATGCGGTAACGTTTCTGGAAACCATTTCCAGAAAGCGTCTACATACGGATTCTCATCGTGATGTGCATACGGATAACGTCCCACTTGTTTTAACCAGCCTAAATGATGAGCTCCATTCTTAACTGGGTAAGACCCGTTCTGTTGTATATCTTCCATCCATTTAGATGAAATTTCAGGACTACAGTAAATACACGCAAAATTACATGCATTGGAAAAACTAATTTCTAAATAACTAGGATAAACATTATCATTAGGGTCGCTGTTAGCAATTTGATCAAATTTATCCCATGCCCAGTAATCCGATGTTTTATAATGCCTATCGCTAAAATAATCTTTATTTAAATCTTCTATGTTCCAACAATAATCACACTCACTAGGTCGCTCGCCTTTGAGCATCAGTTCACGTTGGCTTTTTTTAAATTTACTGTTATGCAATGCCGCAGGATCTGCTAGTACTTCTTCGAGAGGAATCTTATGAGGAGCAGGATGATGGCAACTGTGATTGTAACCGTTTTGCAGATATAAAGTTGTTTGTAACCATTTAGCTGTGCAAAAACTACAACTTACTGAGTTAATTTTATCTCGTTTATCTTTGAGTATTTGTATTTTTTGCTCGTTGCTCATTTTGCCCTTTTAATTATTCTTGGCGTGTTTTGATACACCGTCTTGAAAAATTTTGAACCGTCACTATCAATATTGGAAACTTCTAAACCGCACTTGTGTTTAAGTTCAGTACCTAACCAATTAAAATAATCAGAAGTATCTGTTGTAGGACCGTATCCCTTTTCTTTCCAATACTCAGTTAAATATTCAAAGTCGCGCACCTGTGCATAATCCCAGTCAGTACAATTAGTCATGTAACAACCTTCTCGAGCACCTATTGTACTCCAAATGCCGTTATCAACGTCTACACCAATATTGCACCATATAAGTAATCGTTGATAATTTTGCCACCACACCTTTTTTATATCAGTAGTTTTAGTGCCTTGGTTGAGGCTCATTTTAACACCTTCGCGGAATCCTGCTCGCCAGGCTTGAAAAGGTGTTGCATTAGTAAAACTTTCTGAATAACTGTCGTTGAACTGATAATACTTTTCGTCAAAACAAAATTCTACTTTTCCCTTTTCGTCGTCAACTGCTGAATTTTCGTGTGTACGCATATTATTAACAAATTTACGTGTCCACATTTTTAAACCACCATTGCCATACATAAGGCCGTTGACGTGAACTTTTCCGCACCAACTAAACACATGCTCAGTAGTGAGACCTAATTCTGCTAAGTCTACTTCAATGTCAAGAAATTTTGGATCAATTATATTATCAGCATCTACAGTAACAAAGTATTCTGTTTCGCTTAGTGCGGCACATGCTTTGTGTGCGGCGTCGCTGCCCTTAACTCCATGAACTCTTTTTGCCCAAGGAACTTTTGCACATAGGTCAGCATAATTTTTTTCAGCATTAGGTTCGTCATAACTAAGGAAAATAATGTCCTGTTCCGCTACTTTAATTTTCATAATTTTTTACCAAATGATAATAATTTTCAAATATCTTACCACAATACAAACTTACATTTAATCGTTGAGCAACTTTTACTAATTGATTAGGCAGCACAAACGATTTATCGAATAGTATATTATACAACTTTACTTCTATTGTGTCTAGTAAAATATTTGGGTCGTCTTGATCAGTAACATATATCAGCTGAGTTTTATCTTTATAATATGCAGTCTGAGTTAATAACGCTCGTAGTTGTTCGGTCATACTGATTGTCCAAACTCCCTGTTTAACATCTTGTTCGATTACAACTGCATTATTAGTATTAACATTATCAACTTTTTGAATTTGATGAACGCTTGTATCTACGTCAAATGTTAATAGATCTTGATGTTTCAATTGCAATTCATATTTTAAATCTGTCTTGCCAGTAGGAACAATAATGTAGTCTTGCATTCGCTTTTGTTCAGTTGAAAACTCTTTATAAAGTTCGGCTTCTACTTCTATATACGGAGTTGACTCGTCAAGCTCATTGGTTATTTTCCATATCTCGCCTCCAGGATCTTTAAAATTAAAATACCATTTCATTTTAATTTTTCTTTCCAAATTTCAATAGTTTTGTCAAGACCGTCACTTAAACTTACTTTAGGTGTCCACCCGGTTAGCTTGGTAAGTAAATTATGATTACTATTCAACCAATAAATTTCTCCTGGACGGTGTAGTTTGCGATGCCAATGTATTTTACCATCCCAATTAAGTTTCTTTGCAATTATAGTTGCATATTCTCTAATCTTAATTGGATTATCTGGACCAATAGTTAAGATTTTTCCTGTGTTTACTAGTGCAGGATTATTGATAATAGTAGTCCAAGCACTTAGCATGTCATCGATAAAGATAAAGTTACGATATGGCTCTGCATATCCAAACTCTGCTTCATACGGATTAGCCAGCATCTGACTAATAATTTGTTCAGTAACAAAAAATTCATTATCCTTGCGGCCATAACAGTTTGTTTGTCTAATAGCAGTAAATGGTAGTTCTAAACAACGATGTGCATATTCTAAATATTTTTCAACTCCATACTTAGCCACAGCATAAGGCGCATTAGGATTGGGCGGTGTGTTTTCGTCAAAAGCTTCAAATATTTCCGGAACTCTACCAGATTGGACAATATCACTAATAGGTTGCCAACCATACACTTCCATAGTACTTGCAAACACGAAGTTTTTAAGATTAGGAATTTTTGTTGCAGTTTCAATTAAATTGACACTACCTACATAATTAATTTGACTAAATGTTATTTGTTCGTAAAAACTTTTTTCTACTTCTGTACGTGCGGCAAGGTGTACAATAATGTCAGGCTGAAAGTCTAAAACTTCTTTTGTAACTGCATCAAAATCTAGTAAGTCGCTTTTTAAAGAATAAATCTCGTGTTGTTCTTTTAACAACGGTTCTAAATGTTGACCTATAAAGCCGCTTGTTCCAGTCATTAAAATTTTCATTATTATTTTCCTTTTATATTAATTTCTCAATAATATTATCTGTTAGAAACTCGTCTTCCACATAATGTAATAAACCTTTTTGAACATAATTACCCAGAATTAATGTACCATCAGGTCTATAATATTTTCCAATAACTTTAGTCCATTGCTCTGGAGTTTGTCTCCATCCTTGCACATGAGGTTTCATATGCGTAAAGGTAATAAAACTATTAGGATCAGTTATTTCTGTTTCGTTACCTAATATTTTACTTGCAAGAGCACAGCTAACATCCATTGAACACCATTTTTGATATTCTTCTGACGCAAATTTACCATAGAATAATTGCCAATTATTTGTAATCATTTCAACTAGATTATAAAACTCCTTAGCAACATCTCCCTTTTTAAAATAATGACAGGCACTATAAAGATTAGGAAGTTTATTAGCAATAAAAGTTTTTCTATAATAAGCAGAAGTTACTAATTCGTCTCGATATGTGCGGACATTACTTACAAAAAATAAATCTCGCTTGCCTAGTTCTTGCCACCAATGTGTAATGTCAGTTAGTATTAACATGTCTGCTTCTAAGACAATTGTTTCGTCGTAGGGACTAGCATGATATACCTTCCAACGATTCTGTATTTTCCATTGTGCATCTTTTGCACTATCGTCCCACGGAATTGGAAGTATTTGATCAAAGACATTTTTGTATTCTGTTGGAACTGTGTCGTTTGTAATTAACGAAATTTTTTGATCTTTGTTATACTTGTGAAGACTCAATGCTAAAGCATATGCCTGTTTTACATAATCAGTAGTTTCATTATTTTGTGCAAGTAAACAAAATCCTTTATTCATTTGTCAAGGCCTCATCTATTGCACGATTAAGGCTAAACTTATTCATGATATGAATATTAGTATCTTTAATGTATCCGGCGGTATAATGCCCTACCCACTCTTTTTTATCTAATAAAAATGTATAACTCTCATCTTCCATTTTTATTAATACGTCAGCGTCAGTAGTAAACCATAATTTTCCAGGTAATGCTTTAGGCCAGCTAGTACGCTGAAACCCATTTAGCATATGAATTGCTATACTAAACGTATAATCATTACGAAACAATTTAAACGGAATTTGATATATTAATCTATAGAAATGCCAATTTTCTTTAATGTGATCTAGTAATTCAAAAAAACTTTGCATAAACTCTGTTTTTTTAAAATAAAAAACAGTAGCCCAATACATATCAATACTTCTGTCACTAATTTTATTAAATTCGTGACCGTCAGGCCTATCTTGATTTAAATCTTCAACATTTCTATATATGAAAAACTCTTCGTCGGTACCAAAACAATTTAAAAGCAAATTGTTACCTATGATAAAATCAGTATCCATAACAATAGTTTCGTCAAACGGCGTTATATTGTATGCACTTGATCTATTATGATTCTTCCATTCTAGATCACGCTTGCTCATTGTACCGTCACGAAACCTTCGAGTTTGAGTGGTTGTATAAAAATCTAACGGGATTATATGTTGTATGTATTTTTCATAATACGGAAATTGACTTTTTAGATAGTCAGGATTATCTGTTGCAAGAGCTACAGGAATGCCTAAATGTTTCTTAATTTTTTTTGCACAATAGATTGCTTGTTTAATATAATCAATTGTAGAATTATTAAGAGCAAACAGTAATACTCCCCTCGTCATAAATTAACAAGTCCCTTTACTGTTCTATTTTTTTTGATTTCGTTGTACTTATTAAGGTATTCATTTGAGTTAGTAAAATAAATGTCAGTTATGTCATCTAAAAATTTTTCTAGATCAGATACTTCAACCGGAGCATCGTTGTCATCTATAAGAACAATATTAGCGTGACCTCGACTTTGCATTAAACTGCAAAAATTGATCAGTTCTCTAGTAACTGAAAATTTACCGCCATTAAGATAATGTATACAATTTTCTAAAAATTGTTCACGAATGACTCTGCGCTGATTATTCAGCGTAGTCATAAAATTTGAAAATTCAAGTGCTTTTTCTAAACGATCGTCCATTGAGACCTCCTACACACTATTATATAACAAAATGTGCAGGATGTCAATGATTATGTGAATAATTCGTCTGCTACTATTGCTACAGGAGTAGGGACTGAAACAAAACTGCCAGTGGCTCGTCTTAGATCTAACCCAATCTGTAATGTACCGTCAACTGGCTCGTCAACTCCTGGCCCTGTACCTGTTTGGTCGCCTAAATCGTTATCAGTTAATTCAATTGATATAGTAATAATGTCGCCAGTAAGGTTTCGTCGTGCATACATTGTAATGGTATTTTCAGCATAGTTTGCACTTTCCCCGCCGCCATTACGTTGAAAAATTAATTGATAACTTGTTGTTAATTGAAAATTTCCTATGCTACTATCAACAATACCATCTAGGTTAACATCAGTAACGCCGTCTCTTGCTCTTCCTGTGCCAGTCACAGTAGTCTTATTTTTACCAAGTACTACTGCTCCCATATTTTGAAGCATCACTGCCCAGTCTGACCCTTTAACTTGACTAGTACTAGTATTTGCGCCTGAAATTCTTATTTCGCCGCCTGTATTAAAAAAGTGTCTTCTATGATCTGCTCCAGTTGCTGTGACTGTAGCACCGGTAGTAGAATCAGAAACTTGATACCCGCCTTCAAAAACTATTTCAAATATACAATTTACTGTTTGTAGCTGTCCAGCGCCGCCCCATGATGCAGTACGTGTACTCGATGCAAATACCCTAGTATTTGTTAATGTATTTTGTATAGGATGAACTGTAGGAGTGACTGCATCAGATATAGTTTTTACGTTTGCAACGGCTGTAATAAAATCGTTAACTCCCATAGTAGTGTCAGAACTATTATGAGTAAATGTTATGGTTCCACCAGTATCTACCCGTGTTACACTAGTACCTGATTCATCTGCACCAATAATTCTACCGGTAGTAAGAGCACCAATACTTTGATCAGTATTTTGCTGATGTCTAGAAATTCTATTAATTTGTGTTCTAAGATTGTTCCATTCTGTAATGGCTATATCTTTTGTAGAACTTCCAGTTACTGTTGTTAAGTTAGAAATTAATTGACCGTACCCTGCTGCACCAACACCGTTGCCTAAGATATTTCTTATCTCAGAAACTAAATTATTATAGTCTGTGTTTTGTGCTACATTACCAATACTTACTGTCATAGTTTAACCTTGTTAAGCGCCGCTGGCGAGATCAACTTGATTAGAATATGATGGAGATGTAATTGATACGTAACTTCCGGTTGGACGGAGTTGTTTAACTAAACTAGTAAGTGTTCCAAAGACTGATTCGTCGTTTCCTGGATCTCCGCTATCAGCATCTAAAAATTCTATTCTAAACTGGATCGCTCTAGTACTTATTTCTTTTGCTGACACGTAGTATCTGTTTTCGGCATAAGTGCTAAGTTGTCCATTTCTTTCAAAAATTCTTTGATAAGAAGATGTTATTTGGTAATTTCCAATTGAATAAGCTGTTCCGCCACTACCTGTTTTAGTTGTAGCATTTTTGCCAAATTTAATAGTACCCATGTTTTGAAGCATGGCATTCCAATCTAAGCCTTTTGATGTTGTATCTCCAGCAATTTCAGCAGATACGTGTATTTCGCCGCCAGCGTTAAAAAATGCTCTACGCTGATCTTGGCTATTCCAAGTTACTGTAAAAGAATGTACTGGCTGACCGTTCCATGGACTATATCTAACACTTGTAATAGCTGTTTCTATTGTAACTTGTGTAGGATCTACTATTTGAGCATTTGGTTCAAGAACATTCATTAGTGAAACATAAGCGTTAAAACCTTTAGTTGGATCACCATTTACTGCGTTAGCACTAATTTTGTCGCCAGAATCTAATTCTGAAAGATTTGAGAGACTACCAGTTTGATGTACACAAATTCTATTAAGATCAGTTCTTAATAATTCCATATGTTCAGCTGTTATTAACGTCTCAGCATCAACTAAACTACTAACTAATGACTGTCCGTATCCAGATTGATCAAAGCCTTGCCCCAATATGTTGGCAACCCTACTTTGTAAGGTATTATAATTTGCTGCTGTAATCTTTGAGCCGACTGTTACTGACATGTTATTTCCTATTAAATACTACTATATTTATAATACTAGTACACACTCGATTAATTTTTCATTTTCTAAAGAATTACTTTCTAATGCTACACCAATTTTATAAGGGCCTGATAATGATCCTACGCCGTGGTCTCCTGCATATATTATATCACCCTTTTTAACAGCGCCTATAATTCTTACTGGAACTCTGCCTTTTAGAGCAATGGCTTGACCATCAGCTTCGGCATTCATTGTAAATGCTGGCGCTGTTGACACAACACCTACAGGAAAGCCAGTGCTTTGACATGCTTCTAACTCATGATCTGGATGTTCACATACCATCATAATAGTTCCTGGAATATGTTCTTGATCAGTTGTATATTTTTCTGCTAAGTCAGCATATCGTGCTTCAGCTGCAACTCCTTGAAATACATTTGCAAAAATATCTCCATCATTATTTCTAATAGCAACAGTGTTAGGTGTTGCTGTTAATGAACCAAGTCTATTTTCGCCTGCTACTACAAGAGCACTAGCACGTTGAGCTAAACCTGTAAATGTGTCTGCATATATGTTTAGCCAAGGATAATCAGCTGTACCAATTGTTGAACCTAATCTAGTTGGATTTGGAGTAAATTCAGTACCTGCAACAAATCCTGGTATAATATTATCAGCAAATATACGCATTGGATTTTTGATGTTGCCTAAAAGATCCTTTGCTTTAAAAACAATTTGATTACCAACTTCGTTTGCAATTATAGCATTAGTAGTTGTTGATTCAACACTGATTCTAAAATCTCCAGAATCACCTACTAATATACCTGCATCTCTAAAAGATGCTAAAGAGTTAAATGTTGGATTGTCAGATCGAACATAATTAGCCGCAGGTTGACCACCTAATTTTTCAGTGTTAGATGCAGTTCCCCAGAATCTCCAATCGCCTGATGTAACTCCGCCTGAGCTATTTAACGTATTCTTTAATGTAATACCTTGTTTGATTCTGTCAAATCCAGAAATGTTACTAGCAACATCACTAGTGTCAATAGTAAAATCTTGATTGCTTATGACAAAAATAACTTCATCATTAACAACTGCTGTAATAATGCCTCTTGATCCACCACCGGTATCTCTAACTGTACGACTTACAATCTGTGTTTGTCCTGATCCTGCACTTTGTGGTCCAATAAGTACAAAATCAATACCGTTGTATGTATACAACTGTTCATTAGCTGTATCCCACCAAAAATCGCCTCGCTTTAGACCGGTTGGAACATTACTACTTACTTCAGCACCGCCTGTGGTTCTCCACTGGAATCCGTCATAAAATTTAAGTTTGCTATTTGCACTGTCAAACCAAAGCTGTCCGCTTACTGCTCTAGGAGGCGCATTTGTTCCTGAAAAGTTTTCAAGTAAAAATACAAAGTTTTCGTTTTGTATTTCACCGTAACCTGCATAATTCTTACCTACTAATTTTAAGTCGGTGCTTTGATCAATAGTACCGTCTTCAATTACGGTTAGTTGACCTTTATTATATCTATCAATTGTATATGCCATTATGTTTAACCCCTAAAGCGATGTAGTATTTATCCATTATAGTGGGTTTGTACGAACCCATTGCCAAACTCCGCTGTTTACTGTAAATTCCATAGTTGCTCTGCTTGGACTTAGATTTGCAATACCCGAAACTGTAGCAAAGTTAATATCCTGCAATACGCTTTCTAGCTGTGGAGTAGTACTGTCATCAGGATCTATATAGACTGAAACATAAGATTTATTAGATGCTGCTGTAACATCGATCCCTGAAACTGTTGTTCCTGTATAAGAAATACAATAAACTCTAGCAATTGTTCCTGGTTGTTTTTCTATTGCAGGATACATAAAATTGAGAATCCCAATAACATCATTATAAGGACCATCTGATGCAAAAGATGCATTAGGATTTGATAACCCTGTTAAGTCTAAACTCATTACAAGAGGTTCTGATGCAACTGTTTGATCTACATAGCGTTTATTTGCTACGTCAAAGTTAGTAGTTGGATCTAACACTCCTGTAATATTTTGATTGTTTATGACTATTGTGCCCGTTGACGAAATTCCTAGTGGGCCCGATACTACCATATTAGAACCGTTAAAATTAAAATTGTCAACATTTAATTCTACTAAAGTACCAATACTAATTAATCCTTCAGCATATAAAATGCTATCATCTAATCTGTTTGTTGATAATTTAGTAACATTACCTATTTTATAAGATTTTCCGGCTACTAAATTAAGATCTTCACTAAATGTCCAAGCGCCAGTCTCATATTCCCAAGTTAATGTTTTACTATCACCTTGCATTCTTACAATAATTCCAGCGCCGTCGGCTGCTTCAGGAGTAAGTAATGTGCTGTCAGATGTAGAAGCTAGTTCAATTGTTTTATCTTCAATTCTTAAATTAGATACATCTAAAAATAAAGTTTCACCTTTAACTGTAAAATTACCTTCAACTTCAAGATCTCCAGTAATTCTAGTGCTTCCGTTTATGTCAAGATCAGTTGACGGAGTTACTGTCCAAATGCCGGCACGTTTATTTGTAGCATCAATATATAACGCATTATCAAAAGAGTTTCCTCGACGTGTTCTAATTGTAAAATCTTTATTAGATCGTTGAGTTTCAATAGTGCTTATTTCGCTTGCAATTTTTAAAACAAGAAATTCTGTATCACTAACACCAATACTTAAACCACCACTATTTCTAATTTTAATATTACCAGTAGTTGTAGTATTTCTGTCTGTTTTCATGAAGTTGGCTTCAGTAAATTCTTCGCCAGCATCACTGATTAGAGATCGTGTACTCTGTGATGTTCCTCTAAACCAAAAATCTAAATTTACAGGATTAAGACCCTGTTTAACAATTTGTCGTCGAGGTGTACTTAGGTCATCCGGGTTTAATGGATATCCAACAATATTGATTAGAGGAACAAATGTAGTTCTAGATATGATTCCAGTTAATTGGCCAGCAACATACATGAATAATACTGTTTGGTCTTGACTATTTCTATCTAAAATAGTAACTGCTTCAAATCCTGTTCTTCCCTGTGCTGCGTCATAATTAGGGCCTACTAATACTAGATCCGAACCATCGAAAAAATACAACTTGTTATTTTCACTATCAATCCATAAGTCACCAACTACTAGATTAGGTCTTACATTACTTACTACTGGTCCGCCTGCAGCCTTAAATGTTTCTCCGTTGTAAATCTTTAGTCGTTCTTCTGCGGTATCATACCACAGTTGTCCAGTTAAAGGCTTGCCTGGAGCACTTGTCTTTGCAAAATTTTCAAGAAGCTTAATATAGTTTTCGTTTAAAAATTCACCAAAGCCTTTATAATTTCTTCCTACTAAAACTATATCCGTTGAAGTAGCATCAATTTGTCCGTCTACTAACTCTATTAGTAGTTCGCCGTTGGTTTTATTAAGTCTGTAACTCATTATGCTCTTCCTGTATAAATGATATAATTTAGTGTTATAGTTGGAGGCATAACATTGAACGGTTCTCCTAACCCTACACTAGAAATAACGCCGCCGCTGTTTGAAAGAGCCTGACCTAACCCTGTGCCAGTAGGAGCATCATATATCTGAACATTATCGTCAGTAGGTGTGCCTAATACGTCTGCGATAGCATAAAATTGCTGACGTGTGCTGTCTCGTAAATCATGCTTATGTTCTGGTAGGTTTGCAAGTGTAATTGGTTTAGTTTCTGTTCCATCAAACGTACCAATGTTATCTGCAGATTCAGCAACAATAATATTAGCACTTGCGCCGCCCATATTATCAGCGCCTAAAGGTAATCTACCTCTAAGATCTGGGATTTTAAAAAAGCCTGGAGTAACTGAACTTCTACTACCAAATTTAAATCCAATTACTGCAAATAATTCTTTAAATGATTCTTGTTCATACTCTTTGCCATCGCACAATAACCAACCAACCGGTGCTGCATCTCCTGCGTACGGCACTAGTACGCCTGGTGGATTGACAGGAACCGACTTTAAAAGATTTTCTCTAGTTATTTTCTTTAAACCAATATCCCCTGATACAGAGTTAATAATTAATTCATCTTTGCTGTCTGACTCTGTTATTGCAGTTTTATCGGCAATGAATGTATTTGATATTTCTGTTCTTAAAACTTTACGTAACGGCAACTCGCCAGCCGGTACTCCTGTACCGTTATTAAATGTTGGGTCTTGGAACTGCCCGTCAAACACTACATCAACAACTGATTCAACGTCTCCTCTAATAGCAAACGTTGTTCTAGAAGTTAATCTGTCTGAAGATGTAGAACGTCCAGTAATTGTACCACTAACGTTACCTACTAAATTTCCTGTAAATGTTGAAGCATAAATATTTCTATATTTAAATGCCGGTGATCCAATATCTCTTATGTTATTATCGTCTGGGGATATTTGCGCTGATGTTAATGTTCCAGATATTCTACTGTTGCCACCAACATTTAAATTTTTAGCAATACCAGTACCACCTTTAATTATTACAGCACCGTTGTTAAACACTGTTGATTCTGTAGTGCCATTAACTAATAACGATCCACTATTTTGAATATCACCAGTAACATCTAATTCTTTTTCTGGCGCTTCGTTATTAATACCAACACGTAACGCACTATCTAATCGCATCAACGTTCGAGTAACATCGTTATTTCTTACACGAATGTCAATGTTTGCGCCACCAATATTTTGTTGTATAATGCCGGCGTTACCTTCAACACCTACAGTTAATTCTGCATTAATACCAACACTTAAACCTTGATTATTTTGTACGTTTAAAGGAAAACTTGTAGTACTGGTGCTATCGCCTCTTAAAAAGTTTGCTGCTGATATACTTTCGTTTGCTACAATTAAATTTTCAGCTTTTTCCGCAGTACCGTAAAATTTAAAATTGCTTTGACCGTCATTATCAGTATCTTTATTAATTAAATTTACACCAGGATTAATAGTTGCAAATCCTGCAACAGTTGCTTTTGGACTAAACGGTATATTATTAGAAATGATTGCTATAATTTCAGATCCAACTTCAATCTGTAATACATTATAGGATACGTTATCAGAACCTAAAATCTGTGCAGGAGTTGCTCCTGTTGAAAGACCTTGTGAAAAACTAGGACCTACTAAAATCCAACCACCGCCTGTAAATAGATATAATTGTTGATTGTCTGTATCAACCCATAAATCACCAATCTGTGCAATTGCTGGAGTATTGATCTGTTTAATAATACCTGATGCAGGTACCCAATTAGTTCCGTCATATACTTTTAATGTTTCGGTTCCTAAGGTATTATCATACCATAACTGCCCTTCCGAAGGATTGTTAGGTTCTGTTGAATTTGCAAAATTTTCTAAAAGATGTAAAAAACTTTCTGCAATAACTGCACCATAAGCAGTTGTATTTCTTCCAGGGATACCTATACTAGTTTCTGTATTAACAGTACCGTCTTCAACTACAATAGTACCTTTATTAGCAACGTCTGTATATGAAATTGTATAGCTCATGATTATACCTCGTTAAAACCAGTTAAGCTCTGAACACGGACTGTATAATCAATTTGAATTAGTCTGTTTAAACTTTTTTGTATAGGGTGAAAAATTACATGTGTTAATAGTCGTCCTGAACCTGTAGGATTAAATGCTTTAAGACCAAGTTCGTCAAAAACATATAAACTCTTAACATCTGTTGCTGTATCAAACGCTTCTTGTCCGTTTGGCTCGCCATAATCTAATAAACAAGTAACTAGAATATCTGTATAATTTGTTCCGCTTACATGACGAGTTTCAATCTTATTTCTTACAGGATCAATATTGTTTACACTTCTGTCATCAACAACTTTAGTAAATGTTTGGTTATATAAACTTGCATTAGCACCGGTTGAGTTAGGTGTTAGATACGTAATAATCCCTGTTGGGTCTATACTAGTACCTCCATTGCCAAAACTCATTTCATAAATCCAACCCTGTCCAGCATTTGCTAAACTTTCTGCTAAAGAAATACTCATATTTTCGTAATGTATAGCATTACGCTTATTGATGAGTACTTCTCCACTAATCGGATCGTGAATTTTTATGTGACCTTGGAGTAAAATTCCGTTATTTTCTTTAAAGTTATCTGTCATGTTTATGTCCTGTACATGTATTTATCGCGGTAAATCAATAGTTTTCTCGCGTAAGAAAGTGGCTATTTCTGTAGAACTTTGTCTCAATGAGACCCCTGGTTCATTCCATAATAATCCTGTACGTTTCTGTACAACGATTTTAGTTCCTGGTGCAGGCGGAGTAGTAAATCGCACATAAGTACCTAATACTCTATTAACAGCGTATTCTGCTTCTAATGTAATATCGCCCGTTGGACTATCTTGTCCTACTGTAGAATCCCATATTGTTAATGGATTCTTACGTAGTCTACGACCACTAATGAATATATCAATGTCCATGCCTTCCCAATATTCATATGGTATACTGCTATAGTCGTAAACTGTGCCTGTTCCTGTACCGGTCGCTGTTGCTCTAAAGTCGTATCCTACTACGCTTGCGCCGCCTACATTACTCCATCTTGTATTGCCTATTTTGCTAACTGTATAGTATCTGCCAGGTATAATACTTGAAACATTTATTTCTCTAAGTTCTTTATACCAACCAGTTTCTGTTCTTGGGTTAGGTAACGGAGCAAATGGCAATAATAATTGTACATATTTAATTGCTTTTGGTACCACTAAACTTGTAGCAGGAATTAAGAAAGGATCTGTTTCAGTTGGATTTACAATTACTAGATCGTATGCTCCTACTGACATTGCAGGCAATCGGAAACGAATTTCTGTATCGTTAATATATTCTGTTATTAGTTCAACATTTGTTTGAGTATTTTCATCTGCAAGTGTTCCTTGCATAATAACTTTTACAACTGGTCTAAATCCGCTACCTTTTATAACACACTTTTGACGGAGACCTAGACCTAAATTATCAAGTTCTTCGTATCCTAAAGGAAATGCCGTGTTATTATTAGCTGTATATGTTATACTGTTTACACTTATTGCACCTATATTGTTGTAGTCAACACTCATATCCTTATAGTTGCCTGAGAACGCTTCAAATGTTACTACTTCATCCTTATAAGGAATATTAGAATCTATGCTTTGATCATAAACCCTGTCTCCTAGACTATGAACTGTTTTAACTCCAGTACCTAACGTACCTCTGCGTAGTTGTTTTAATACATTTCCCTCTCTGCGGAAATATTCAATACGTTCTCCGTTAATAAAAATTACACCAGGTATACGACTACGTACCGCAGGAGTTGGTAGACCTTCAGCATTGTCAAGAGTAATTATTTTATCATAATATTGTAAAGGTTCTGCTAATGTATATCGAGCATCATTACCTAATCTCTTATAGTGATATCTGTTTAGCATATCCTTAAATATTCTCCAACCGTATTTGTTTGATACAGGCGGATTACTAAAATGTATAATATCAACTACATCATTATCATTAAGTGGTGTAATCATCTTAATGTAACGTTTATTTTCTAATAAGATGTAATCAGCTGTAGGAGTTAATAAGGTACCATTTACAGATACCCATATATATGCTACATCTACTGCTTGCTCACGTAACTGAATTAGTCCATTTTTAAGTGTTCTGTATTCATGATAACCGTCTGACGCTTCACTCATTTGTGTACGTTCAATTACATCAAATTTTTGTCTTTCGATGCCTTGACTGTCGTGATTACTAAATTGATATACACGAATTTTAGTGCCTGCAGGGTAAGTATCATCAAAATAAATTGTATCAGGCGTTCCTACAAACGTGTCACTTGAATCTTCACCTATTTCAAAATACCCAAATCTATACTCGCCGTCAGCTATTAAATGCACACGCAATGTGTCGCCTGGAACTCCAACACCGCTATTTAAAATAACTGTACTACCCTCTTGTGCATCAGGACTAATAGCAGGATTAAAAGATCCTGCACCTTCATAAGTCCACTCTTGTAAAAGACTTAGTTTTCTATTGTTTAAGTAAACATCAATCTTATCACCTGTTATTGAACCTACAGGCACTTGCCATTTTTTCAATTGATACTGTCTAGAGGTAGTGACATCAAATCGTTGAACGTAACCAGCATTTAGAACTTTGTCGTTTACAGTTACAAGGGTATAAAATTGTACTGGTTCTTGATTAAACGGTGCTTGACTAATTTGATATGACGTTGAACTGCCGTCGGCAATAAAATCGTCTACTGTTACTTGACTAAACGTAATTGCTGAACTTTCAAACAGTGCAAACTGTATTTTAGTTCCAGCTAACGGTGGCTGTACAAATTTAATTACAACGTTATTAGCTACAGCGTAACTGTCATCTGATTCAAATAATTCAAAAGGTTTTACTTCACCGTTTACAGTTACATATCCGTTAATGTTATCTGTCCATCTTACATTTGTTAAGAATTCAGCCACAGAACCGTTGGCTGTAAACTCATCATAGTCCAGTATATTATCACCAGATAGTCCCATAGCTAATAAATGTATCTCAGAACCGGCAGTAGGTGCTTGATAAAATACAACACTCTTTTTGTCCCAATCGATTCTAAAATCAGATTGCTGTGTCAAAATTTCATAGTCTACTTTAACTAACATAGAACTAAACGAGAAAGGCAATCCTTGCATAAAAAATTCTTTTGTCACACCATCGCCTCGATGATTAGAACTATACATAATGCTTGAACCACCAACTGGACGTTCGTAAACTGTAATATCTAAGGTATCCATAATTTGTCCAGGAATAATTTCTTCTGGACCTTTTGATGTTGTAGGAGTTACAAAGCCGTCACCATCAACTGTAATTTCTTCAGCCTTAATACCTTTAGCTGTTGTATATGCTAAGTCGCCGCCTATTAATGCTGTATCAAAACTTTCTGCATTAAGTTCCCTAGAACCGTCACTAGTGCTTCTACGAATTGTTACTATTTCTATAGGTGGATTATTTTGACCTGAAGCAGAATTTTGTTCTAAGTAAGTTCGATAACCTATTTCATTCTCAAACGTAAATGTATCTGTTATGCCGTCGCCGACTACAGGAGCCATAAATGCTTGCTTGTTTACTAAATTATCTGTTGATGTAGTACCATCATAGTTATTATCGTCAACTCTTACATCATTAATATAAACGTTGTATTCTACATCTTTAGCTAGTGGTTTGCTTAATTGGAATGTTAAAGTTGAGCCGTCAGTTTCGAAACTTTCTTCGTCAAAATTTTCATCAAATAGATCCCATGCATTTTCATACCAACGATCTGAATCCCAACCTTCAGGGCCAACAAACCCGTAGCTTCTAACTTCTACTCCGCCATAGTCAATACCTTCCATTAATTGAGAAATGTCTTTTCCTATTTGACCAGTTTTAGGATCATAAAACAAATTAATTCTATCAGCTGCTGATAATAATCTAATAGACTTTTTGTAGTTAACTATAATTTCTCTTAAATTTTCTGGCGGTAAAACAAAACTAATTCGGCCACTATATCTATCATATCCATTATCTCTATCAAGGACATTTTCATATGTGTATTGACTACCTAACACTACTACTCCGTTAATGGTAATTTCAATAGTATTAGTTCTCATATCCATTGGATATTTTAAATTAAACTGTGTTTTAGAACCAGTTCCTACGAATCTTTCACTTTGATTTAATTGTGTTATTAAAAATGATCCTGAAACTCTATCAAATTTTACAACAGAATGTATGTTTCTAACCAAGCTATTGCCTATTTCTGCTGCAAGAACTGCCGAACGGCCTCCATCGCGAGTAGCACCATTAATTGTTACTCGAGGAATTGTTAAATAACCACTGCCTGGATTTGTAACAGTAACACTTGCAATAGTTCCATTTGGTCCTAAAGATGCTACTGCTATTGCTCCTTCTCCTGACTCGCTTTCTATACTGATAACGGGTGCAGTTATATACCCTTCTCCCGGGTCACTTACTTTAACAGCAACTATTTGATATGCTACATTTTCAAGCCAATATTTGTTAGGATAAGAGCTAACAGAATCGCCTACTAACAAGCCGTTAATAACTTTAACTGATACTGGAGATATTACTTTTCTGATAGGATCGTACGCTGGTGGAAGATCAAAATCAGTTATTACGCTAGAAGAATTTTCTAATTTATCATACGTGCTTAAATATTCTCGTAATTTTGTTTTGTACGGTTTTACTTCTTGCAGATAATCTTCATAACTTGCAAGGTTATCATTTTGGAATGTTAGTTTTTCTTTTAGGTCGCCAACATTATGTCTAGCCTTAACAAAACTAGTTTTGAAAGCCCAATCAACATATCCTTGTTCAGAAAATACATATCTTAAACTTGCAAAAAATAATTTATTATATTCAACTTCTAGATTATCTGTAAAAATCTTATTTCTAATTGTGTTAAGAATAATTCTAACTTCTTCAATAGGCTGACTATCAAAGAACTTAGTGTCATAGCTTTGACTATCAAAACCTACTTGACTATTCTGTAAATTGTAAAGATCAGATTTAAATTGAATAGTACCATTTTGTTTTCCTATTGTTTTATAATTTACTGTATAGTCAACTGTATCTTGAACATCAATTTTTTCAAGTAATAACCAACCGCCTGTGCCTACTGTTAATATTTTTATAATATCACCTAGGTCATCGTCTAGCGTTTGTAATGAAAAACTTTGATCAATTACAAAATCGATTTCAGTAAAGCTGTTATAACCGTCAGCGTACCAATCTAAATATTCCCAGTACGCAGTAGTGTCGTAAGATTGACTTATAATCCTATTCCATGAACGGGTTTCATTAATTCTTTCATAAATTGCCCATTTTCCACGTATACTTGAGTCATTGCTGACTAACACATTAAATCGTCTTACAATTATTTGTGTGTCAGATTTGTAATTATTACCAGCATCTAAAACAATAGCAGATACCACTTGTCCTAGATTATTAATAGTTAGTTCTATATTTGCTCCGCTACCGGTACCTAAAATTTCAAAAGTAGGAACAACTTTATAACCTCGACCGCGTTCTTTTATATCAACTCGAACAATCTTGCCATCTTCTACAATTGGAGTTAATACTGCACGTTCAGCCCGGGCAACTCCAACAAATTGTAGATCTATTTCAGTGTCTACTACTGTATCATAAAGTCTGGATGTGTTAGTTGGTGGTAAATCACTCTGGAATAACTCGCTAATATCTCTAGATTCTACAATAAGATTATTACGAAGAACAGAATTAGTTCTTTCAATAAACTGTTTTAGTGCTTCAGTTCTATTAACAAACCAGCTTTGTCGTGGCTTATTTAAAATACCATATCGTTCTCTAGGAGACAAATTAGGATTAGGTACAGCTCGCGATTGTTCGTCGTACCCTATTAAGCTATCAAACCATTTACGCTCCGTATCAGTACTAGGCTTACTAGATCCAAGACCTTCTGTGAGAATTCGATACTGATTATGTATATTAGAATTTTTATCACTAGATGTCCAGTACTGAACATTTAAAATACAATCAGTATCTTTGATTAGCGATCCGCAATTCCATAATGCAAATGTATCTTCGCTAATAAACGATATAAATTTATGTCCTATACTTGCAGGGTCGGCTATAAAATCAGCTACTGTTTTTGCACTTATTGATCTTGATTCTATATCTGGGACTGTAGTTTTGCCTTCGACCCAGAAATAGTTTAGAGGGGTAAAACGTTCTGCTATAGGATCGTAGACTCTTTTAGAAACATAAGCGTTGTTGCCGTATTTGGATTTGCCTGTTATTCCTAACGAAAGTCCATCAGGCGACTCTGCTATTTCGTCCCATTCTACAGGAGTTAGCTCTGTTTCTACCCACTCATATACCTTTATTGACGAACCTACAAATAATCTATTCCAATTACTTGTAGAATAAATTACATTAGATTGATAAGGATTTATAAACTTAGTAATTGACAAGTCCCACCAAAGTTGACCTGTTTGCTCTGCTCCCCAAGTGCTTGTTTTGTTTACTGTTGCACCATTTAATCCTATATTGTATGTAGCAGGATCAAATACTGTTTTGTATCTAATTTCTTGATCTGCTATTCCAGCAATTTTTCCCTGTACAGGATCAATATAATCAAGGTTAGTTATGATTTCATTTTTTAAATTATCGTAAATTAATACTCGCTTGATCTTGTCAAGGTTGGGGATTTTCTTAGGAACACGATATGTTTCCCAAACACGTTTGTTTTCAGGTCTACGAAAATCAAACACTGCACCTTTTTTACCCCCAGTATTAGTAAAATCAGTTAATGCTGTGTATAAGTGATTCTGCTTGGCAACAATGGTCTGTCCAAACGATCTTGCTTCAGTATCATTAAAATCTAAAGTTTGACCATAGACTAAACTATTTTCTATTCTATCATAAACGTAAACAACACCGTTACCTAAAATCTTATTTTTAAAGTTTGTAAAATTATTATCAAACGTTGTACGTTTTTCATTTAACAACGACTCTTGATCAAGCACAAATTGTGAATATATTGGATCTTGATCATTGTCATACCCTAACAAATAATTGAATATTGGTTTTGCATGATTATCAAAAGTTGTGATTTCATCTGAATATGAGTTGTGAGCAGAAACATAAAGGGTATCACCGTCAAAATCTAATGATGCTCCAAATAATTCTTTTCTTTTCGCATTTGCACTAGTTAATTTTTGTCCAGTGTTATTATTAAGATCTAGTACAAATTCACCGGCAACTTGTCGGTATACATAAACTGCTCCTTGACTATCTATATCTGCTGAGTCTAGTGATGCTCCTACTGCAATCAATGTACCATCTCGACTAATACTAACTGCTTCTCCAAAATTAGATGTAGTATTAGTAGCTAATAACTCTTGTGCTTTTATATAATTACCATTAATTGCTCTGTATATAACAACCCTGTTAGGTTTAGTATTGTTGTAAATTGCTGTAACAACAACAACTTCACCTTTTTCGTCTGCATCAAAAATAGTTCCAAACTCAAGTAACCCTTCTTGATCAAGATTTAACGAACTATCATTACCTGGAACAAAATTTGTATCGTTAGGAATATAACCTACATAATCAATGCCAGTATATTGTAATCCGTCAAAGGCAACTCTTTCCCAATCTAAAATATTAAACTGAAGTCCTGGGGCAATATTAGTTTGTGCTTGATAAAATATTCCATCTAAGAAAACAATATCATTTATAAAATATTCTTTTTCTGGACCAAACTCACCCCTGTATTTTTTATTTTTAGCAAGTTCCCAGTTATAGAAAGTTCCGTCGGCAGTAAGTCCGTAATTTACAAAATAAATTCTTCCAGGATTGTTAGATGTTCCTGAGCCACGACAACCTACAAATAATTTGTATAAGTTATTATTTTTTCTAATTAAAACTTTTGAGCCTAATCTTAGATTATCTTGAATTTCTGGAACAATAAACGATCCTACTAAACTATAAGTTGTTGAAGCTTCTTTAGCATAAACTGTAAACATGCCAAGATTATCAGTATTAACTACAAACCCATCGGCATTTACAGATACATTGTAAATAGGTCTCCAATCAAAATTTGCCTGTGACGGTATATTAGGCTGTGTTGCAATACCTAGTATAGGATCGTCTCTATAGATAATATATTCTGCACCAGTTATTACTGCCTGAACAGGCACTGTTACAATAGGTGCAGCTAATCTAAATACTACTAAACCGCCAATTCCTAATGATGCATTACCTAAAGATACTGAGCGAATTTCGCCCATTCTTCTAGTAACTGAATACACTGGACTTGGATCAGTTGGTTCTCCTATAAATTCAATGCTAGAAACATTACCAAAATTTCTACCTCTTGACCAAGTTCCTACAACGTTTTTAACAAAGATCGTAGCACTTAAACCGTTACGTTGATAAAACGTTATTAGACCAGTTGCGCCAGTATTTCTATCTCTAACAAACTGTCCAACACGCGGTTCAAACGGATTACCAAATGTATCAGTCTCATCTAGATTGAAATTAATATAGCCGCTCCATACGTCGACAATAGTATGTGTTTTATTTGTATTAAAAGTAGTTATACCAAGCGGTGAAATATCTACAAACCCACCATCTGAATAATTAGGTAAATTAACTACTTCAAGTGTAACTCTGTCACCGGTTGATAATTTAGTTGTAAGACTATTTGGTGCTCTAACTACGAACAAATCACTTGGAATTATGTTTAGATTATTGTATGCACCTGGTGCTCCTTGATACGTTAGTGTTCTAATATAGCTATTAATATTATTTTCACTATTAACAATAGTGTTGTTATAATCATAGATATTGCCGCCACGAGCACCTGGATCAGCTTTTCCGTTAGGTATAACGTTGTATACTGCTAACGCTCGGCCTTCATCTTCGTTAACTAATCCTACATTGATTGTTGACGTAGTATTAAACCACCAATATCCGCCTAGATCATCAGATACATCTAATGTTTCAATTGGTGCAACTCTTACATACTCTCCTACGAACTCGCCTTGTTCAGTAAATAAAGATCCTGTAGGTTGCCAACGACCAAACGATCCCTCAACATAAACTGTTGCTGCGCCTTCATCTTGATATACATAAGCCACATATCCAAATACTCCTTCGGAGTCTATTTGTTCTCCAATTTCAGGTAGATTAGCAAATGTTTCAACATACAATACTGCATCAATTTTCTTTTGAATTATTAAACCACCTTCAAGATTTGCCTCTGTAAATCCAGTTACTGCTCCGCCAAACGGTTGTCTAGCAGTTAAAGTTAAAGGTAGCTGATCTTGATTTGCTGTGGTCCTTAAATACCAATCTAAAAATACTCTATCTCCCGGGCCTGTACCGGCATATTGATCTGCTGGTGCTCTAACTAATATATGATTTGTTTCTACATTTTTAAACGGATAATTACCTGTTATTAAATTATTAAATGTAATTTCGCCGGCAGTGATATTATACTTTTGTAAAATTTCAATAATTGATCCAAAGCTAGAAAACTCAAGTGAATCGTCTGCTCCGCGAATGTCTACAACAGCTTCCCACAGTTGATCGCTAAACAATACACTTTCGCCGTTTTGATAGTCTGTTTCTTCGTCGTAGTCACCTCTAAATAAAGTTTTTATATTTGAAGCATTAGGCGAACCTACAACAATAAATTTGCCGTCTGGGGATACTGCTACACTTTCAGCATACTGCTGCCCTAGGTCAGCTAAATTGTCTGTAGGTTCAATGATTTGTGTAAATTGAAAGTTTTGAGAATTTGCACCACGAGTATAGACAAAAGCCTTTCCATTAGTTGAAGCACCCGGTGATCCAACAACAATGACCGTATTACGACTATCTACATCTATAGAAAATCCAAATTTATTTGATATTCCAACTTCCTCTGCGGGAATTTTTTGTAATAAGTCAAAGGCTTGATTATTTTTTATTACTCTCCAATCAACACCGTCATTATCAATCCATACCAAGTCGTTATTGTCAATTGTACCTTGTGTAAGAATATTTGCTTCGTTAATATTTTCTACTCTTGATGACACTAAACGAGTTAGTAAACCACGACAATCGTCAATGTCACTAACCGTAAGATCAGTATCAATAATAAGTTCATTAACATTAACTGCTAATACCTTAAAAAATCCTTGAACTGTTGAAGTTTCTTGTGTTACTATAGGTATAGTAGTTGAATCTTCTTCGCCCCTAGTTGATATTATTAAATCGTACAATCCGATAATGTCGCCTGCTTTAATATCTGTAGCTGCTTTGTTTAGAGATAATTTAAATTGATTTTTTGTAGGATCTCCTATTGATACTGCATTAGCATTACCTACAAGTTTTGTAACAAGATAATCTGATAAGACATGTTGATAAACATTCCATGATTGTTTTTCTGTGCCTACCCATACATAATTTTTGTTAGAAAACTCATCAATATTAATATTTAAAATATCATAATATGAAGGTACAATAAACTGCACATCTTCCTGATTTACATAACCTGCATCGCGGGTGTATCCTATGCTAGATTCTCTAACAGGAAAAGGCTTATGATTATAATTAAGCGGTTTTTTAAATACTTCAAATGGACGTATGCGATATATTAAATCTGTCTCGCCGCCAGGTACAGAACTAACTAGCTCAAATGGCTGTGGAGTATTTCTAAATTTTGATTCATCTAATTTAAATTCAACTTCGTCGAACCCTTCGCTGGCACCATATTGACCTTCTTTAATGGCCCATTCTTCAAAAAATTCTAAACTTTCTTTGTCGTTACTACTTAGTACATCAAATAACTTTGTAAGAGCATTTTTAGTACCTTTATCTTGTATCATTCCTTGATAGAATTTATATTGAGAAACTTCGTCATTTATAATATTTTCTAAGTATTCACGCTTTTGATAACCAATTAAATGTTGTGCAAGTTTTTGTTGTGTAACATCAAAGTTATCACTATCTAAATTATAAAAATCTGCAAACTGATTTACTTTATATTCAAAATTTGTAATCAAACCTGATTCAGGTCGGCTAGGTAATCGTGCCCAACTGTTTATTTCAAAATTTTCAGCACCTGCTATTTTATTTTTAGCTGTATAATAAAATTCTTTATATTTTACTAAATCACCAATAGCATAATCAGTCCATTGTTTCCAGTCTGTAACAGTGGCTGCATCATATAAGAATCCAGGAATATTTAAACTACCGTCCCAGTCAGAGGTCCTGTATCCTAGAACTTTAATACGTTCTTGTCGATAACCAGTAGGTTGATCATAAATTACATCGCCAAACACTGTAAAATTGTCAATTAAAACTATGTGTTCCTTTTGAACTACTGGAACTTGTATGGCATAAACTCCGTCAGCGGTATTCTTTGGACGTAATTGGAAGTTGTTAGGATCAGTCCTATTAATTCTACTAAATTCTTCTACTAATTTTTTACCGTCTGCTTTAAGAATAGAGTAACCGTAAAAATTGTCATAGATATTATCAACAATACTATACTCTGTAGTAAAATTAATTTCATCGGCTGCTGGGCTTAGAGCTAATAATGTACCTTCTCCCCAATTTTGAGTAGTCCAGAATAAAAATTCTCTAGCACTAGTTTCCCAGTTAGAAATAATCTTTTCTTCGCCGTCATAATACTCAAATCGGAATCCATTAGCTTCTAACCAATTACCATAACCTAATAGAAAATCAACAATTTCTTGGACTGTTTTAAACAATGTGCCGTAAGGAATAGTTATAGGCTGAAAGGTATTAAATTTCTTACTAAATGTTGCTGATCGGCCGCCTTTTAATGGCAGTGCAGGCAATTTAGCAAATTTAGTTACGTCAAACACTCCAGTTGCAGTATGAGTTGTAATTACTTTATAATAAGCATTATTATATTCAACATTTGAGCCTTCTCTATATAATTGTCCAGATTCCCAACGTGTGAAAATCTCAGAGATTCCTCCTACATTTATTAACGTATCGCGTTGTGTTTTAAAAGGTTCAAAGTAAGTAAATGTTGGTGATTCAGAATCATAACCTCTAATAATAAATCCAGATTGTCGTTTTTCAACTATAACACCACTATAGCTAATTGTTCGTAATGGAGAACTAGTGTTTAAGAAAACTCTATAGTTTTCTTCTGGAACAAAAACGTTACCTTTGTTTAACGGTGTTCTTGAATCTAAAATTAATTTAAATTTAGATTTGTCAGTAAATCCACCTAATCTAATAGTTAGATTATTTTTTATAGACTTTAGTCTAGTATTATAATTTTTAAAATTTGCAGTTACACTTGATGCCATATAGTCTGCAATATAATTAACTACTCCCAATGTTAATACTTGTGTTGTATCGTCAACAGTATTAGGAAATAAAATGTCTGCAAGTTGTATATGTCTGCCCGAGTCTTTATAAACTATATGTCCAAGTTTATTTCGAATCTGTCTAGATCTATCAAAACCTGTAGCTAATAGTCGAGTTGGTTGATTTATTGCCCAACTTGCTAACATTGCAAACGGGTATTCGGAACTCTTTCTCCAAGCTAATTCAACAGGAGAATAATCACCAAATTTAAAACTATTTTTAATATCTAAACTATCATACTTTAAACAAATATTAGCATCAGATGGGCTTAATAAATTTCCGTCTGCGTCTACTGGTAAGAAATTTTTCAAACCCGGGCGTGCATATTTAGAATTAATTTTAAATGGTTGACCAGGAATTCTTATTATACCTTGCTCTAGGTCTTCCCATAGTAATAAGTTTTCACTAGTATAAGGAGCAGGGCCGTATTGTTCTTCCCACCAATTTGGTTTAATTTTAAAACCTAACATTTCCCACGGATTGGTATTTGGTTTGTCAGTGTCATACACATGGTCAAACACTCCTCTCCACCAACCTGGCAACGAAGTATTTGTTGGACTTCTTAAACTAGAATAATTAAAAGTAAAAGAATCTTCTCTGTCAAAATATTTGTGCTCAGTATAATCTTGATCTACTAATTGAAGCCATTGGACAAAGTCAGTAATAATAGGTTGATCAACTTCTTCTCGCGTAAATCCAGTGTTTCTAAATGCGCCTGGTTTGTAGTCATTCAAGTCAAATAGGTCAGCATTATAATCTATTTTAATATTATTAAATATTCTTCTTTCTAATTCTAAAATTAATGCATCTCTAAAATCATCATACGCTGCAATTATACTACCGTCGTGGCCTTGAATAACTTTAACAGAATTATTGTAACTATTGTCTATATAAATTTTAGGTTCAAATTTAGGATATAATCCTAATTTAGTTGGCGTAGGCGGAATATAACTTCCGTTAGTAGATTCGTACTCGTAGATATCGAGAACATCGCCAAATTCTTTTTGTACCGTTACTATTAAAAATCCGTTATCATTAAACTCATAATCTTTCTGATATAATAATTGTTCATTATTAATGTATACTCCAACAGCCCTTGTATTAATTTCATTATACTTAAAAGGCTGCGTTAGTGAATAAAATCTTGAGTCAGGATCTTCTACAGTTATTCTGTTTCTAATAGCTGCTCCGTAAGGAAGCATATCACTAGAATAGAAAGGCATTTTATTAATTTTATCTTTATTAATTTCAAGCAGTATTCGATCAACGTGTTCTTTAACTGGACCTTCATACCCTAACGAGCTTGCAATCTCTAAAAATTGACGTTTAAATTTACCGTATTCTCTTCGTGCGTATCGAATTGATTTAACTAAATTAGCTTCTCTATCAAGCAAGTGATACATTGATAGATTTAATGGCGAGGAATGTTTTATGAACTTACGGCCGTACTTACTTAAATCTGTTATATCACGTAAATTTCCTGTTCCTGGAAATACCCCTGTAAATGCTTGTAAATTTTCTACAATACTTGCTACATGATCATTAACTTCGCCTAGTGTGAAATCTGTTACATCTTCATTAAGAGGATTTTTTTCAAGATTAGCAGCAATTTCGTAATAACCGTTTTCGTTTTTTGCAGTATTAGAAAAACACTTAAATTTAATTACGTCATTAAGTTTAATATTTTTAATGAACTTAACTGCTTTAAACTTGTCAGCAGTAAGTACTAATTCATAATCTACCCCTTCTTTAACTACTTTGTTATTTACAAACACCCTTACTAATAAATCAGTAAGGAATCCACTTTGATCAAAACAATTAATAGGATAATTTATTTTAGTGTTATCATTAATATATTGTAGTATTACAGCTTGAGACGAAAGTTTATCAGCTTTAGTCCATGCACCTAAATTAATAAAATTATTTTTATCTGTATATTTTTTTAAATAACCAGAAGCAATTGGAACTGTTTGAGGAACTGTATCAATCTGATATTCAACTATATCAGAATTATAATCAAAATCAAATAAGATATCGCCTACGTTATCAATACTACGGTATACCAACGGAAACCCTAATACAGAATCAGCTGTGCCAACTCCAGTCTTATAACTGAAAATTTCAGTTCCTTTAAAGTTTGATGCTTCGTATTTTGACGTATCTGCAAACGAGACGCCGGCGGCATCGTATGCATCAAACAGTGGCGGCTGATTAACTTGTGTTTTTTCCTGGGCACGTTTCCACTCTGTACCGTTAAAGAACCACATAGATCCTGTGTAGGTATTTCCTTTAGTTACTAGTACGTTTTCGTTTATCTGAGGTAAAGAATCTTCTGTTTCTCGTAGTGCGATCTGTCCTGCTACACCACTACCTGTAAATTTAATAAATTCAACCTTAAAAATTCTTCCTCTTACTAACGGATCAGTGTCTGCTAAAAACAATATTCGCATTCCGTTTCTTAACTGAACTCCGTCAACACTATACCCTAGTGTTCCTTCAATACTGGAAAATGCATCTACGCTAAAATCATCTATTAAATCAATAACAGGTTTTGTTGTTGTACCAAAATTAAATAATTTTAAATTAGCTTCAAATTCAATAATTGGTCGATTGGCTCTTGCAGCTTGATCAAGATTTGCTGGTTGATTATTAATACTTGCTACTAATTCTATGACATCTTTATGGAACCATCGATTATATCTACTCCAAAAATTGCCGTCGCTAGATGCTCTATTAATTACAATGTAATCTTTATCTCGTGGAAAACCAATTGCAGAGCTAAATGGTAATCTATCAAATCCGTCTTCGGTGTCAAAAGGAACGTTTAGGTCAATGCCTACCGGAAAAGATACTTCAACATCAATGTCGGATATTAGTTTAATCTTATCTCCAACACCTTCTACATACCACTCAGAGTTTGAATATATTGCTGGGATTACTTCTCCAACAAATCTAATTTTCATACCGTTAGTTACACTCCATCCGGCTTTTGTAGTGTATGTTTTTTTACCTAAAATTTCTGTTTCTACATCAATAAAACTAGATTCTTCAATATTTGCTACGCGAATTACTCCGCCAAGATTAATATTATTATCAGCTACATAAAAAATTTCATTAGGAGTAGCTTCATTTAAAGTTATTTCAATAACTCCGTTTTCAACTGCCTGGGCATTAATTCCTTGTTTAATTAAAAATGCATCATCAAGGGTACGCTGTGTTCTAAAAGTAAGAGGTAAACCCGGTGTATTGATTTCAAACCTATATGTAACTCCTCTAAATAATTTAAAATTAGGATTAGGAGTTAATCCGTCAGGCGAAAAAATATAAGAATAATTGTCACCGTTATCTTGCAAAGATACAGAATATGTACTGGTTATTTCTTTAACATCACCAACAATATTAAGTGTTTGGGGACCTGTGGGTAACCAATAGTATTCTCTAAAATTTGTAAATTTATCCCAATTGATATGGGGATCCCAAGTATAAAATTCTTCTTTGTTTATATTACTATGATTGCGATTAACGCCGCCAAAGTTTTTAACTTGATTAATAAGGTCATTATAATTTTTAAAAAATTCTACATTACCTAATGCGTCTGTAATTACTGAAGCTGGTTCAAACTGATAATCCTCTCTGTCTTTGGAAACATCTGCTATATATGTGTCTGATGGATTAAACGCTGTAGCAGTTTTTCTGCCAAAGTATCCGTTAAGTTTTTCTGCCACGCCGGGCTGTAGTAACTGATCAAGGGTGCTTGATAAGAATTTAGTATTAGATTCTGTTCGAAAATATTTTGGAAGATGAATTTCACTTTTTCTTTTTTCAGATCCGTCACCTGGTAAAGGTAATTCTGTTTGTCTATCATCGTATGCCATTAATTGTATCCTCCGGTAGACGAACTTTGTATTCCTACATTAGTACTAGTTGACTGGGTAATCACTCTTCCGCCTGCTTTTAATCTAGACGCTGTAATAGCATCTATTATTTCAATATCATCAACTGTTGCTCCGCTGATAAAAATTTCATCTGCTTCTGCCTTAATTTCAAACAATGATCCAAATGCTTGAGAATCTTGGAACGGCACTATAACAAATGTTACTAAATCTGGTGCCATTCTATTCATAACATAACTGCTTAATTCAGAGAAATAAAACGTTTCGCCAAACTCCCAATTTTCAAGTGCAAAAAATTGTGACATAGCTGATATTACTCTTGCTTTTATATCGTTATCATTTAATACCATGTCAGGATTTTTTACAACTTTAAATGTTGCTTTTAAATCATCACTTGCATTTTTTCCAAACAGTATCTTATACTTAACTGGATGATAAATTATTTCGTCACTAAGTGATTTAATTTGATTAAGTTGGGAACTATAATTTATAAACAACTGATCACTACTTGGTGGTAATGGTTTAGTTATTATTTCTTCAGTTAACCAAAGTCTAAAACTTGTATCGTATGCTTTTGTTAGCAAATATAAATCAACAATATTGCTTGCGCTAGGATCAATCCTTGAATTAGAATCCGCAGCATGAATATAACGGAATTTAAGTTTATCTCTGCCAAGGCGAGCTTTATAATTAATTGATAACTCCAACACACCTCGTTCCTTATTCCATACTTCAAAAATATCTAGATCAATGTAATAAAAAACTTGGCCGTCGTTGTATGCGCTTAGTGGTAATAGGTCAGCTTTCCTTGCTAGTACAATTATTTGTTGAGTATCATTGGAATAAAAATTAAAATCTTCAACTCCGTCTTGTGTTAGATATTTTTCAAACATAACATATTTTTGTGTTTGATTAACTTGTGGTGATACGATTTGTTCAAATAATTCTACATCATCAACTACTCCGTCTTCGTCGTCGTCATAAAAACTAACTTCTATTTTTTTACTGTCAACATAACCTTCAGTATCACGATAAGCTTCAACTATTTCCCAGTTAAAATCTTTAGTGAACGAGTTTGTTTCATCAGGTTTATTATTAACGTTTAATACTGTTATAGTATCTTTAACAATTTTGCCAGTTTTTGTGTTGTATATCTTGTCGCTGCTATCGTAATAAAACCGAATTTCTTGATCACTTTCAAATACAAATCTCATAGCTCGATATGTAATAGTATATCGCTCGCCGTCAGTTTTAAACCATACAAGCCAACTAGAATCTAACCGCTGATTTGTAGCATCACCTGTTTTACCTGTAGAAAATTCAGATGTTGTGTTTAAATTATTTTCTGTAATAACACGCCACTGACCGCTAGTTTGATCAAAACGGATACCAAAAGTTCTGTTAGCAAATATTTGATCAATTATTTGAGCCTTAACTTCATCAGTTAAATCGTTAGGTAATGTTGGTTTAATTTCTGCAAGAATTGCTCCAATTGGAGATACTCCTGCTGTTGGTCCTGGTATTATGTCATTGAGTGCTACAGGTCCAAATCCGTCATCTGTATTGTCAACTCCTGGGCCGTTGACACTTAACACTTTAACCCAATTATAATAAGACGCACCTAGACTGTTAGCAACGCCGGTTCGCATGGTACCATCAGGAACGAAATGATTAGTTGATAGGTCCGCTGCTGTTGGAACAGTTTTTGGTCGGAATCCAGGTGCTACTAATTTTATCATGGCTCCTGGACGTACTAGACTAAGAATAGATGCTGTAAAACTACCCAGTCTTGATTTTACCTCTTCTCTATTTTTAAAATATCCTGTGCTTAGATTAGTTTCTTTAGTTTCTTGGACCCAGTTAACTCCTAAGTCGCTAGTTAGAATTTTTGGAAATCTATCGTGATAATAATTTCTAAGTTTTTTATCATTGAGGATAGGAACGATTATATTTTCTACTGCTCCTTCAACGTCTGTTCGAGTATTAAAAGTAAAACTTTTTTGTAATTCTAAAAATTCTTTATACACAACACCGTCGTTCCCAAACAGGGTAGTTTGACTATATTTTCCTGTAGCGTCTATTAAGTCAAAGTAACGACTTATTCCGCTTGATGTTCTGTTAACTGCTTTAACTTTAATAATTTCTTGATTAATACCTAGAGGTGCTATTTGATAGTCCTCACCAGTTATCATTCTATTTTGTGTATAATATGTGCTAGGAGCATTTAATTTAATGCTGTCGTTACTTTCGCTAGGACTACTATTATCAACTGTATATTTTAGTTCAAAAGTTATAACTATTGATTCTTCTTTGCCTAATTTGCTTAGATACGGAATTGTAATAGAAATAGCTCGCATATCTTCAGGGCCAACAATTAATCTATCTGGTAGACTTGTTCTATAATATATCTTAAATTGACCTTTAGGTAATTCTCCAAATGTGCCGTCGGAGAATATTAAATTAATTCTATCACCTACACGAGTTAGTACACTATAAATGTTTCTATTTTTTTTGTTTACACTATTATAGATTACGTTATTGCCTTCTAGTGCATCAACCTTAGTCCATAATTCTGTTTCATTGCCAAATGAATCTAAACGATAGAGCCATACATCGGAGTTGTTAATGTTAGGAGACTCAATAGAAACAGTTTGATTTGAGATAGGCGCCGAAATATTAAACAATCCTTCGTCTAGATTTCCTTGTCTAAAATGTGAGAAAAATCCTGTGTTTGAGCTTGCTGGACCACGTCCGTCGTCTCGATATATAAAAGCAAAATTATTTCCTGGGAAGGGAGCTTCTTCAAGAATATTTCCATCAGATACATCAGTTGAAACTATTTCAAAAGTTGTAGCTCTGCCGTCAATTGTTTTATTAAATGAATAAACAGGTAGTTCTGAATTTGTACTATTCAATCTATATTGATCTGTAGGAATTCCATTAACGTTGTCTTTTTTAACTGGGCGACCAAACGTACCATTAACAGGTAAGGCTGCATTTATTACTTTTATAAACTGTTCGTACCAATCAATATTACTAGGATCATTCCATACTATAGTTTGATTTTGTAAATTAATGTTATTGCTATCGCGAATTTCTTCTGAGGTTCTAACTGATGCAATTTTTAATAATCCATTGCAAGATTGTACTCTCTTAGGATTATAAGAAAGTAATCGAGCTAGTCGTAATACACTTTCACGTCTGTCTGCTAATTCTAAGAAATTTTCTCTAGCGTTTAAATCTATACGGAAAGCAATATTTTGCCCAAGGAACGCTATTAAGTCTACTAACGCAAGATATTCGCTTGATTCAACATAGTCATTAAAGTCTTCGGGATAATTTTCTCTTAGATACGATATCATCGTACGTCTTAGATTATCAAAATCATAACTTTGAAAATCTGCATTGCGAAAAGATTGGTAGACACGCTTCCAATCTTCTGCAAGTAATAATCTATTTTGTCTATCTGTAGATGACATGTGCGCTTTCCTTAACTATATCAATATTTATTTGATTTGAAAAGTGCGTAGTTAATTGATGAACCCAGCTTTTTCGTCAAACGTAAATTGTAATTTTTCTACAATTGAATAAGGCAAATATACCAATTCACAATCAATCCGAATTGCATGTTCGTAAGGTTGCTTGACATCAATCTTATTAACCTTGACTCTTGGATCATAATTAACAATCCTAGAAATATTTTGAATTATTGCATTTACAGTATCGTCTGTTAGAGGTTCAAAAATAATGTCCCAAATTATAGTGCCAAATTCTGGATCACTTAATTTTTCACCTTGCCTAATATGAAAGTGATTTATAATATCTTGTTTGATAAGAGCAATATCATAAAGTGCTGGACTAGAATTTGTAGAATTTACTGTGCTAAATCCTTTATAAGTAGGTGCTGCGGTTGCAACATTATCGTTGGATCTAGATCTAGTTGACTTAACTGATATTTGTTTATAAAGATTTTTTTCTAGTGCGCTCATAATATATTTACCTTATTTTGTAGGCTTCTTAAATGTGTCAGCGATTGGTGGAAAATTAAATGGCGGTAGTACTGCATCTGGATCTTCTTCTGTAGGACTAATCGCTTTAGTCTGCTCTGGTGTAAAATCCTTAGGGTTAAGATTTTCGTGTTCTCTCCACGGTTCGTGTTGAGGAACTCTTTTAGGTATAAATGCATCCTTTGCTTGAATTGCCGTAACTGAGCTATTCATAAAAATTTTGCCTTTGACTGTAGTTTCAATATGATCTAATTCAGCTCTAATATGTGTACTGCCTTTGGCATATATTCTGCCATCTTTGTCTGCTTTAAGTTCTATATTTTCTATGGCTTTTACAAAAACATTAGCACCAGCTGTTGCATTAATATTATTTTTTGCTCTAAAGTTAATATCTCTACCTGCTGAAAAATTAAGATCATTTTCTGAATGTACACTGATTGAATCTTTAGCGTAAATATCAATTTTGCCGTTGCCAGTCATTTCAATCCAACTGTTACCGCTACCGTGGGAAATGTAAATTAAATCTTCAGAGTTATGAAATACAATTTGATGACCTGTTCTTGTTTTAATTCGCACTAGCTCATTTGCAGGATGAAGTACGTTGCCGTCTTTTTCTCCGTTTTCTACACTAGCATATTCTAATGGGCCAGCGTCGGTTCCGCTGGGTGGCTTCTTACGAAGAAGACTCATGTCTCCATCGTCCATTACAAACGAACTACCCCCCAATCGATTAAATGGCACGTTAATTCTTGAGCCTTGAGGCCCGTATTCAGCTTTTGGTCCTTTTACATCATATGGGCCCGGGGTTGACATTCCAAACACCATACTAGGTGCTTCTCTTCTAGCACTAGAGGTTGTTGTTCCTCTTATATGGTCAGCTGTAAGGCCTTGGATTTCAAGTTGGTCAAATGCAATGTTGTTGTACGGTTTAATAAATTTTGTAGGATCTCTACCCGAGGCAGTTTCTACTTTTTTATTATATTCACCAACTGGTAAAGCAGTAGCTTTGTCGAAATCATTGAACGTGGTAGCAGCATACCCTGGTAACATAAAATTTGTATATTCGTCTTGTACGCAGCCTATCCAATACGGATTACCAAAATTATTTTCTGTGAACAACACAAGCACTAATGAGCCAGGATCAGGAGGTATTGCCCACCATCCGTAACTTTTTTGTGTATTAGCATAACCACTATTTTTGGTCATATCTTTATACGGTGTTATTCCGTAAAAAGGACTCATGTATTTTGCTTGAACAATTTGTCCTGTGCGTCTTGTTAAGTTACCCGACTCTGTTGACTTTAATAGTTCAATTTCTAAAGACCCCATAAACTTTGTATCGAGATGACTAACTACCATTCCTACATATATGCCGGAAGGGTTTTGCTCTCTAGGGGCAGTTCTTGAATCAGTTGACATTATGGAGGTCCTGCATTTGCGTCTTTTTCATCTATTTGATTTTTCTTAGATCCAGTTACTAGTGCCTTAGCATCTTTAAATAATGATACTGCTGAACTTGCAAGGCCCTCTAATGTTAAGTCTTGGCCACGTTTTCGCACTAGGTCTAATTCTTGTGTAAATTGACCTTTACTAAACTTGTTGTTTACTAAAATAACTTGATATACTCCGCTAAACATACCTATAGGTAAAAACCCTCCTAGAGGATATTTCACAAAGCCGTCTTCGCCATCATAGTCTATAGGAGTTCTAAAATTTAAAACTACATCTACTTCACCTTTTCTAGGATTTAACGATCCTTCTATAGTTATTGCTTCGTTTATTGGATTTTCAATTCCTAAATAATTTCCTAAACCTGCGTCTATAATATAAAAGGGATCTCCGTGTATTGTTAATTTTACATTAATTAAATCTGCATCACTGTTTAATATAGAATCATTAAACATTCTAGCTATAGAATTCTCAACGTGTTCTTTAGCGCCGCCACCTTTTTTACCTGTCTGAGGACCTGTTGAATTATTAACTGCTGCTGAACCTTCAGCAGGCGCAGGAGACGGAACTGGTAACGGGCCTACAAAATTAGGATCAGGTGTACCAGCTGCCATACCATCTGGTTTTTTACTACCAGCCTGCATTTGGCCTCTAGTAGTTGAAATATTAGTAAAAAATGATAGATCAAAATTTAAATCAAAATTAATAATATCGATATTTTGTCCAGTGTAAATGTAGTTATATGCTTTAATAGCACTAGACTGTTTAATTAACGATTTAAATACGTTAGGTTTAGATCCTTCAATCTTTGCGGCGTCAATCTTAAAAGGCAAGATCCTATATACGAATATTCGAGGACTCCTTCCTATTTGTCCTACAGTTGTCCAATCTGTTACATTGTAAACATGAGTTTCAATTCTAAACCATGTTATTTTGCCTTTAGCATCTGCTGTTTTCTCAACAAATTTTCTAGCATAGTCGCTGCTTAAAATAACTTCTTCGATCATTTCTTCAATAGTAGTTCCAGACTTAAATGTAAACTTTCTGTTTTCATCGCTAGTCTGCATTGCGCCACGCAGTATATGACCTTTATTATCCTGCATCTCAACAAAAGAAGGTTCTGCAAATGGCATTTTTCCGCCGTCTAAGAAACTTTTAACAATTTTAGAACTGCCTATATCGTTCCAAGAAACTTGTGCATTGGCTTCGGCACGAACAGCCTCACCAAGAGCTGATCTTGTGATTGACACCCCTTTTAATTCTTGTAATTTTTTTTCAAACTCTGGAGGAATGTTTCCTCCTTTAATTCCAGTGAGTGCTTCGTACAGTTGCTGGCGTGTGCTAGACGACGATGTAACAGCACTTGTAGAACTAGTAACTCCGCCTACTGCGCTAGAGATAAAATCACCTTTAGGAAAACTAATCACATATTGATCAGCAGTATTGACTTGGCCTGCTTCTTGAAGTTTAATCATTGTCTCATTTAACACGCTGGTTAAACTATTAGGTCCTGATTGTAAAATTTCACCTACTGTTGATCCTCTAACGTCAACGTCTGTTTTTGCTTCTCTATTAGTATTTGTTAAGGCTATTTCATTATATGGAACCGCAGACACGCTGTAAACTGCGCCAGCTTCGGTGACATTCATATCAGCTTTAATAAGTTTAATTGGAATATGCCTCTTTGAAAAGAACGGTGATTTAATATTACCCTCATCATCGTAACCAATAAATTCTACTGATAATAAAAACGGTGCTTCAATATAATTTAAATGTCCAGCAACTAATGCCGCTGTTCTAAGATTCTGTAAAAACTGGCCCATACTGTATGGTTCAATTACATTAAAATTAATCGCCATTGCGTTAGAATGTCTAGTCCTAGAATTAGGTGCAATATATGAATCAATTGTTACATCATCAATAAAAAATTCAACTACTCCGTCTGTCTCATATATAGTGGGAAGTTTTTTTCCACCAGTGCCTCCGCTTCTAATTATTTGTATTAAAGGGCCAACTGTTCTGTAACTTAACGGATAGTTTAATTCTAAATTAGTCAAACACGACAGAGTAAAAATATAATTGTAACTAGCAAATTGGTCTAGTTCATTTCTGTAAGGTGGAAATCCGCGTCCTAAGAGCGCCAGGGCGCCTCCCAAAGTAGGATTTTGAATTAATTCAACAACTGTGTTAACTTGACGTGCTACATCAACTACAGGTTTAATTGCTGCTCCTACCACAGCACCTGCAACTCCTACTACAGCAGACGCTGCGCCGCCAACAACAACATTTGCTGTTCCTAATGCAATGCTTCCGCTAGTGTTTATACTAGACTGCACTAGATTAGATGCAGTGGTAGTTATTGTATTACCCCCAGGGGTAAGTACAGGGTTACCGTTGGCGTTTACTTGGGTGACCAATGTTAGACTCCTAGTTGTCTAGATAAATTAGGACCTTTTGGTAGATAAATTTCTATACCTGGTACTAAATCGTAAATAGGATCTTTAATTATATCCATGTTACGTTGAGAAAATACCCACCATAACTTAGTTGTTCCGTACAGGTCGTAGGCTAGCAAATCTGGTCTGTATGCATACTGTGTCTGTACAACATATTTTATATCGTCATTCTCAGCAGGTATTGGTCTTATTTCTAAAATGTCTAGATAAAATTCATTTATAATAGGAGTAACGTGCCACGGAGATGTATTAACATAAGCTGCCATTAAATAAATCCTTTTCCATTAACAACATACGAACCATTAACAAATGCATCAAGACTAAATTGTGTAACACTTTTTCTACTGTATAGTGGTTGCACGGTTACAGACATCTGACTTCTTGTTGGTACCCAAGAGCCGTTTTCGCCTAAGCCTACTTGTATGTAGTCAACATCATTAGGCAAATCTACTGTAAACATTGTTACTACTACAGGTACATTTTTAAAAACGTAATCACCGTATCCGTTTAATTTAACTACTGGAGGAGGACTACCTTGATTTGAACTTGCACCGTACGCCATTTTTGTAATTGATCGCAAATAATGTACTGCGGCTACCCAATATTCGCCTTCTCTTGGATTCTCTATTAGAAACTCTCCAATAATTGTCATTGCACTCACTTGACTGTTCTGATAAGCAGGAAAAGGATAATTACTATGCGTCGGTGTTAATGCGTTATAGTTTGCTTGATGTTCTATAATAATTTGAGGAGTGTAAGGAAAACAGAAACCGTTAGTTTCTAACAACGGCTGTAAAAGCGGACTGCTTTTGTAAAGCTGTGGTATGGATAAACGAACTCTCCAGTCAAGATCGGTCTCAGATCCCCAATTAGCATCTGTAAATGCAATACCAGTTGTAGGTACTGCACCGGGGAGCAGTCCAATTGACCGTAGAGCTTTACCAAACCCAGAATCAGTTACTAGTTTAGTTGCAGCGGCACTTACTGAACCCGAAGCTCTGTTAAATGCATCGCCAGCGGACCCTATAAAGTTATCAACACTACTTCTTACATCAATTGTCATATCTTAGTCTCCTTACATTATTTAGTTGACTTTTTTATGTGAGTATATTATAATAGTAGTACGAACGGAGAATTATGAGAAAAGTCAATTATTTAAATAACAAAGATTTATTACTAGAAATACATAGATCAAAAAACACATACAGCAGTTACGAAATGCCCGAATATGCTGATTACGATATAATTCTTACTAGTTTGGATAAGATCAATATTCGAACCATAGCAGAAGCTAAACGTAATAAAGCTAAACGACTAAGTCAAGAAGCATATGAACGTCGAAAGACAGCTGGTGAAAAGGTAAAGCAAGCAGACTGCGAAGTAGACTATAAAAAAATTGCAAAGACTGAGCTAATATTTCGAGTTATGACGTTTGAACACATACCAGACGAAGTTGGTAGAAAGAAAAATCCAAAGACTGTAGCAGACGGAAAATCTAAATTAAACTTTCCGCCGTTCCAACATTGGAAATACAACGACGAAGACCAATTAGATTGCGTTGGAAAAAGCCATTGGAAAGGCACTGTCGAAAAAGGCAAATTTTCTAAAGATCACGGTCAGGCTACTAATAAATTAGCTCTTATGTGGATGAAGTTATGCGAACGCTATGCTACACGCGGTAATGTTCGAGGTTATACCTACAACGACGAAATGAAGGGACAAGCTATACTGCAATTGACTCAAATAGGTCTACAGTTTGATGAATCTAAGTCAAATAATCCTTTTGCATATTATACAGCCGCTGTCACTAATTCATTTGTAAGAGTAATTAATATTGAAAAACGTAATCAAAACATTCGCGACGATATCTTAGAGCAGAATGGTATGGACCCTAGCTATTCTAGACAAATGAGTGGAGAATGGGAAAATGCAATGCGTAGAGAACGAGAACATTCTGGAGAATAAACTGTTGACAAAACAGCTAAAAGAACTATACTATATAAAAAGAGATTTCTATTTTGTTTAAAAAAGCAGCCGTATTTACAGACATTCATTTTGGCCTTAAAGGCAATTCAAAAGTACACAACGACGATTGCGAAGAATTCGTAGACTGGTTCATCGATCAAGCAAAGAAAAACGGTTGTGAGACAGGAATTTTCTGCGGAGATTGGCATCATAATCGAAACAGTCTAAATATCACCACTATGGACGCTACTTTACGTAGTTTAGAAAAGTTAGGTGCAGCCTTTGAGCAGTTTTTTTACTTTCCTGGCAATCATGATCTATATTATAAAGATCGTAGAGACATTCATTCAGTAGAATTTGGCAAATACGTACCGGGTGTTACTGTTGTAAACGAACTAACTGTAGTTGATGATGTTGCACTTGTGCCCTGGTTAGTAGGCGACGAATGGAGGAAAATACAAGTATGTAAAGCAAAATACATGTTTGGTCACTTTGAATTGCCTCATTTTTATATGAATGCAATGGTACAGATGCCAGATCACGGTGAACTTAAAGCAGAACATTTTGAATACCAAGACTATGTGTTTTCAGGACACTTCCACAAGCGTCAAGTTAAGGGTAAAATACATTACATCGGCAACGCTTTTCCGCACAACTATGCTGATTCTGGCGACGACGAGCGCGGTATGATGATTTTAGACCGAGAAAATAATAAACCACCTGAGTATATTAATTGGTGGAACTGTCCTAAGTATCGTACAGTTAAGTTATCAACCCTATTAGACAAGACAGAAGAAATAATCAAACCTAAAATGTATCTGCGTGTAACGTTGGATCTTCCTATTAGTTACGAAGAAGCACAATTTATCAAAGAAACATTTATAAAAAATCACGATTGTAGAGAAATTACACTAATTCCTCAAAAACAAGTAGAGGAAATTACTTCTCAAATTGATATTAAAGACTTTGAGAGTGTTGACGAAATCGTTAGTAAAGAAATTGGTGCTATTGACTCCGAACAATTTAATAAAAAGTTATTGCTAGACATCTATAACGAGCTATAATATGCTAAAAATTAAAGATTTAACTGTAAAGAATTTTATGAGTGTGGGTAATCAGACCCAAGCTGTAGATTTTAATAAAGAACAGCTAACACTAGTACTAGGCGAAAACTTAGATCAAGGCGGTGACGACAGCGGAAGTCGCAATGGTACTGGCAAGACTACTATTATTAATGCACTAAGCTATGCTCTCTATGGTACAGCGTTAACTAACATTAAAAGAAATAATTTAATTAATAAGACCAATAGTAAGGGCATGTTGGTTACACTGCATTTTGAAAAAGACGGGCAGGATTATCGCATAGAGAGAGGGCGTTCTCCTAACATACTCAAGTTCTATGTTAACGACCAAGAACAAGAATCAGTTGACGAAAGTCAGGGCGACAGTAGAGAAACACAGAACTACATTAGCAATTTACTAGGTATGAGCCACGATATGTTTAAGCATATTGTTGCGTTAAACACTTACTCTGAACCATTCTTAAGCATGAAGCAGAATGAACAGAGAGATATTATTGAACAACTGCTAGGTATTACTTTACTTTCAGTAAAGGCAGAAGTTCTTAAGGAACAAGTACGTGCTACTAAAGATGCTATTATAGAAGAAACAGCAAAAATTAATGCTGTACAGGCCGCAAACGAAAAAATCAATGTTGCTATTGAAAATTTAGGCAAGACTCAACGTGCTTGGCAGGCAAAAAAGACTCAAGATGTTACAAAATTGCAAGAAGCAATACAGGAATTAGAGCATCTTGACATCGATGCCGAACTAGATCTACATGAAAAACTTGCTAATTGGTCTGAGCTAAACAATAAAATAACCGCCTTAAACAAAGAGAAAAGCACACTAGAGAGTGCTCTAATGCAAGCTGATAAAACTGTAAAAAAGGTTGAAAAAGACATCGCAAATTTAGAAGATGCGCTGTGTTATACCTGCGGACAACCCTTACATGACGATAAAAAAGAAGAAATTCTTGCAAAAAAATTAAAAGAATTTAAAGACGCAGACGCTTATAAATTAGAAGTTGCAGGTAAGTTAGAAGTTGTTATGCTTGGACTTAGTACCATAGGCGACATTAATGGACGCCCTAATACTTATTATGAAACTGCTAAAGAAGCATACGCTCACCGAGGTAACGTAGATAATCTTCGTACAGCATTAACAAATAAACAAGCAGAAGAAGATCCGTATCAAGCACAGATTGATGACCTAACACAGACAGCACTGCAATCTATCGACTGGTCTGTTGTTAACGATCTTAATAATCTTAAAGAACATCAAGAGTTTTTACTTAAATTGTTAACAAACAAAGATAGTTTTATTCGTAAAAAGATTATTGATCAAAACTTAGCGTACCTAAACAATAGACTTACATATTATCTTGATAAGCTAGGGTTACCACATCAAGTAGAGTTTCAAAACGATCTAAACGTACAAATTACTCAGCTTGGTCAGGATCTAGATTTTGACAACCTAAGCAGAGGCGAGCGAAACAGACTTATATTAGGATTGAGCTTTGCATTTCGTGATGTATGGGAAAGTTTATACCAAAACATTAACTTATTGTTCATCGACGAGCTAATTGACAGCGGTATGGATACAGCAGGAGTTGAAAATAGTTTAAGCGTTCTTAAAAAGATTGGACGAGAACGAGACAAAAATATATTTTTAATTTCTCACAAAGACGAACTTATTGGTCGTGTAAATCATATTCTTAAAGTTATTAAAGAAAATGGATTTACTAGCTTTGCAAATGACATCGATATTGTAGAGTAATGGACGACACCCACGATCAACTAACACAGGCATACTTAAAATATTTTAAGGCAAACGAGGCTTTTGAACAGCGCAATTCTGTACGGACACACAAAGCAAGTCGAAAATGGCTTAGAGAAATTCGACGCTTATCAAAGTTACGTATGGACGAAATACATACTAGGCACAAACAAAAATATCCTAACCAAAACGAAGAGGCAGACGACGCAGACTCCGATAACTAGTTCATGCAGTGGACTTATCAAGGAATCATCGTCGATGAAATACCCGAAGACATTATTGGCTTTGTTTATTTGATAACGAATCTAACTACCGGGCGCAAATATATAGGCAAAAAACTAGCACAGTTTAAACGCACTAAACCACCACTCAAAGGCAAAAAACGCAAGCGCAAAACCACTGTAGAAAGTGATTGGCGAGATTATTGGGGCTCTTCAGAGAGCTTACAAGCAGATGTCGCATCATTAGGCCCGGAACAATTCACAAGAGAAATAATTTACTACTGTAAATCAAGATCAGAACTATCATACTTAGAGGCTAAAGAACAATTTGACCGCTGTGTACTTGAGACAGATGATTACTATAACGGTATCATTAATGTAAGAGTAGGCGGTTCTGTATCACTTAGGCAAGCTCTACAAGAGCGCAAGGCAAAATAATCCAACACTTAAGGTTAGCGGGCCAGTTTGTAATACCGCTGTGGAAAAAGCATCTGTGATAGGAGCACACGTAACATATTGATCGACTCCCCAGAGGGAGGAAGCCATCAAACAAATTGGGCTCACTGGTTGATATAGGTTGTCTGTTGGCGATCGAAAAACTGCGCATTACTCATAAAAACCTCTTGCACTAGGAACGAAGCAGAGGGTAATAGTAGCAATACTATATGTCGACGTAGGTACGGGAAAGGTTAGAGCCCGTTGAGTAGCAGCTAAAATACCTATTTCCAAGTCTCGGCTACTACAACTCACATGAAGTTAGCTTTTTGAGATTAGATGGAACCCGTAGTAGGTTCCGTCTGACTAAAACAATCTACATGAAATTTAAACGCTATCACTTCGTAATAGCGCAATGTATCATACTAAATTACTTCTTTAATTTAAAGAAAACAAGTTAGTTTGAGCGATAGCGAAAAACTTAATGAGCGTTAGCTCATTACTCTTAATAAATACATTATCACTAAGGATTACCACGATTATGCGAGTTTATGATGTTGTAAGTGCTAAAGATCAACTAAATGAAGAGTACGATGTAGTACCTCGTGGAAATCCGCCTAACAAACTTTTTGTTGTAATTGATCCAGAGTCTGGCAAAGAACTAGGATCATATCGTACTCCTGGACAAGCTCGTACCGCTGCTAAAGATGCAAATGCTAAAGTTCAAGCGGCTGCTGATAAAAAGGTAGCTGATGCTGAAAAAGCAGAAAAAGATAAACTTGATAAAATAAAATCAACGAATCGCTTTTATCGTAATCTAAAACTGTCTGCTGGCGGTCTTGGAATTCTTTTCGCAGGGTATTCAATTGTTGGCAGTGTAGATACACATGTTACAGAACAAACTGAATTATATAAGTCTTATAGGGCTGGTAATTTTGGTACTATGGGAAGTCCTGAAGCAGTAAAAAAATATGAAGAAAGATCAAAAGTAATTTATGGTGCTTGGGTAAGTTCAGCAGCGGCAACGATCTTAGCCAGTGGAGCACAAGCTGTAATTGCTGCAAAAATTATTAATGGAATACGGGCAGCACGAACTGCTGGCGCATTGGCTGCTGGATCTGCTACACTAGGAATAGGAGCATTAATTGCATACCTATTAGGCGAGGCTGCAAGTTATGGAGCAATGTGGTTAATTAACAGACCTAGTACAATAGAAGCATTAATAGAATATACTTGGAATGCTCCAGCAATATCATTAGCGTTTGCAACAGCTTCAAAATTTAATCCTGATGTGTCTCTCGATGATGATGTACAAAAAGACTTGAAGTATGCTATGGGTATGTCTCCGAGAGACAAAGCCGGTGTTGAGAAAAGTAAGCAAGACTATACATCTGCTAAGCCTACACCTGCTGCACCTGCTCCAACTGCATCGGCATCGGCGCCCGCTGCAAGTAGTTCTGCACCAAGTAGCAGCAGCTCTCAGTCTGAGCCTCCGAAGTCTGAACCTACAAGAAAAAATTGGGCTGCAGGATTAGATTAACGGCATTCCTGTCTTTTTAGCAGTCTCTATATTTTCTTCAATTACAGTATGAAGAATCATTAAGTCATCCATATCTGTGTCAGTGAATAATACATCTGATGCAACTCCGCCTCGCATGAACCAACAAATTTTATAGATGTTGTGCTTGAGTTGTTTAATTTCGTTTTCGTATTCTTTGGCTAATTGAGGTAATGCAGAGTCCGGAGTCTCAATTAGCCTCGACCGAAAAAACTTGAATAGTCTAAGTTTGGTAATATTTTATATTCGTGACTACAGGCACTACACGCAACACTACTAGGCTTAATGTTCCAATTCTCTAAGTTAGTTTCGTAAACTTTTTTAGTTTCTTCAAAATACTCTTTTTCGCCGTTTTCTAAAAAGTCAACTATAAACTGATGATGCATTTCTTTGTCACCGTCAGGCGTAGTTATTTCAACAACAACTTTTTGTATAGTGTTGATAGTAATAGAGTTAATGTCGTCAAATAATCTATTAACCTCAGCTTGTTGTTTTTCTTGGTCGTCTATTTGTGACACGTATTGATTAAGTTGTCGCTGAATAGTAAAACTTTTTTGTTGTATGTCAGTTAATTCTCTATAGTTTAACGGACGTATTCTAAAAATAAAATTGTTAATTCTAAATTCGTTTATAAAGTTAACTGAATTGTAGTGATCAAGTATAGATTGAATTGGAATACCGTACGCATCTTCGTTACTACACTCAGGACATTTTGAATTTATAGTGATATTTTCACCGTAAGTTGCCAATCTAATGGCAGCTAACACATAGTCAACATCAATTACAGGCATGGCCCATGCGTCCTTGATACCGGGTATACAACGTTGAATTGTATTAACAACAGCATTGCCTGTATAAAGTGCATCAGGAGTTTTTAATCGCATTTCATCGCTGGCTGTCATACTGTACACTTCAAGTTCAGTTGCCTTTTCTAGTGCGTTGCGAGGGTAAAAACTTCCCTTACTGGGTAAGTCAATTAACAATTTTGGTTCCCTCTTATACTTCTGAAGAGGACTTGAATAGTTTTCCATGTGTTTTTCCTAAAGATAAATATACAATAGCGTATTCATATTTATAAGTGCTAAAATACCAGGAGAAGCAGATTGGCTGAAAATGACAAAACCGTCTCAGATAAAGTAGCTACCGGTGCAGGTAATGTGTTTACGGGCACTGTACGCAAAGCTACTGCGGGTCTTAAAGGATTTGCTGGCGGTCTACTAGATACTAATCCTCAATTATCTGATCTTACTTCTGGTCTAGGAGCACTTAATTCAGTTGTAAAATATCTTGAAGGTGGCTTAGGTACACTGCAAGGGTTTTCAAGATTTGGTGTAGATTTTGGTATGAGTATTGGCAAGATGAACGAATCTGCCGCAGGTGCTAGATTAAAACTTGATGAAATGGCATCGCTGATAAGCAGCAATACTGATTTCCTTTTAACATTTGGCGATGGCCTAGTAGGAGTGTCTGATGGTGCTTCAAGATTCTTGGACATGCAGCGCAAGTTCTTTTTTACATTAGAGGGCCAATCCACTGAAACTTCTCTACAATTACAGCGATTAGGTCTAACAACTAAAGATATTAACGAAAGTTTCTTACAATACGATGCTATAGAAAATTATAGACGCAAAGGCCAACAACAAACAGAAGAAGAACGAAATGCATCTGCAATGGAGTTCACTAAAAATCTTGACAAACTATCTAAATTAACTGGTAAGCAAACACAACAGTTACAAAAAGAGATAGAAGCAAAAATGCGTCAGGGTGACGTAGCAGCATATCTAACTGAGTTAGATACTAAATCAAGAAAATCTTTCCTTGAAGGTTCTCAATTATTTAAAACTATGGGTCCTGCTATGCAGCAGTTGTTTGAAGATATGGTAATTAGAAAGTTTCCAGGAAAAGATGTTGCTCCGCTGGTTGCTATGATGCCTAAAACTGTAAAAGCATTTGAAGAATACGAAAGAGTTTTAAAGAATGGAACAGATGCAGAGCGCGAAGCAGCCCTTGCAGCAGCTCTAAGTACTGCGGCAGCAGAACAACAGTCAACTACTATGCGAGAACTAGCTAAATTAGGCGGCAGAGTTGATTCTAATATTACAGAATTGTACAGTAGAGTATTTGGTGAAGGAGCTTTTGGATTAGCAGAAGCCATTCGCCAAGTTCAAGATCAGTTTAAAGCTGAAGGAAAAAATGTTGATCTAGCAGGTGCTGAGTTCTTAGATAGAGTTAAGAAAAAGCAAGAAGAAATAATGAAAGGACCTAAAACAATAGATCCTAAGACAGGTAAAGAAGTTGAAGACGAAGGTCGATCAGCTGTTGAAGCCTTATTAAAATTGCAGGGTATTGCAAGTGGGATGGCGTTAGAAGCACAAAAACAAATTAGCGGACTATATAGTACTCTTGGAAAAAGTGCAGACGATTTTGCAAATTACTTAAGAACACAACTTAATGTCAAAAATGAAGTTGACAATATATTATCTACTGTTAGATCTACTTTAGGAATAGGTGGATCTGATATGGCAGCGGTAGTAGCTAACTCAAGTGCAGCAGTTAGAAATGCTATCCAAGCTAATAACCCAGAACTTGCTGCAGAAATTAATAAATTAGTTACTCAAATTAAAGAGTCGCCAGAAAGTGAGCGTACAAAATTAATTGAAGATTTAGCATCTAAAATAAAAGAAGCAATGAGTTTAACATGGGAAAATGTAAACGTAAATGCAACAGGAACCGTAGTAGTAAACGGACCAGTAAATGAAAGATCAATACCGCCTGACAGAAGGGGAACTCAAAATGACCCAGGACGCGAAACAGGGTCACTAGGTAAAACTGGTAGACTATTTGAAAATTTTGGTAAACAGTCTAACATGTTATTGCATGGTATTGAATCTGTGCAAACACCAGAACAGACTGCTAGCATTATGCGAAATAGTGCTCTTGGCGCTTTACAAGCAGTAAGCGACATATTTAATGTAGGAACATTATCAAATGATGTTGCAAGCAATGTAACGCCAATTATGGAAACATTAGCCGCAAATAACGTACAAACACTTAACGGTATGTTAAATACTATGCAGAATACTTCTAGGCAAATGGTTTCAAATGCTTCGGCAAAAGGTATGGATATGAGTGAACTAACGCAATCATTTAGATCTGCAATGAGCGAAATTAAAAAGCCAATTGAAGATGTAGCAAGCTCAATTAAAGGGCCAATGGAACAACTTGCCCAAACAGCAGGTCAGCAGTTAGAAATTCAACAGAAACAACTTAAAGGCATTAGAGGTATGAGCGGTGATGTTATGAGAGGATTAGGTTAATATGAGTTGGAAAAAATATTTTACTCCTGTGCAAACAGGGGATAACGCAAGCGGAAGCTACAGTCCTCTCAGCGGAAGAAACAGTACTGGCCGCCCTGGACCTGCAAGAACAAACTATAGTTCATATCTTCCAGACGTGTATGTAGGTTCACCTAATCGTGTAGAACGTTATGGGCAGTATAACACTATGGATATGGATTCAGAAGTTAATGCTGCTCTGGATATTCTTGCAGAATTCTGTACACAGATCAATGACGAAAATAAAACTAACTTCAAATTTACTTTTAACAAACGTGCTACTAACAGTGAAGTAACAATTTTAGGTCAGTACCTAAAACAATGGTGTAAGAATAATCAATTTGACACACGTATGTTCCGTGTGTTTCGTAATGTATTCAAGTATGGTGATGCATTTTTTATCAGAGATCCAGAAACAGGCAAATGGTTTCACATTGATCCAGCTAAAGTTACTAGAATTATAGTAAACGAAAGCGAAGGTAAAAAGCCCGAGCAATACATGATCAAAGATGTTAACCTAAACTTTAAACATCTAGTAGCAACTACTCCTAATATTACCACAGGTAACATTACAGGTGCAGGTAAGAGTGAAGGATACTTCACAGGTGGTGGCCGTGGTATGGTAGGCAGCGCACCACAACAAGCAGGCAGCAGATTTCAAGTTGGTGATGGTGAAGTAGCAATTGATGCTGAACACATTGTTCATCTAAGTTTATCAGAAGGCTTAGACAATAACTATCCATTTGGTAACAGTTTATTAGAATCAATCTTTAAAGTTTACAAACAAAAAGAATTACTTGAAGACGCTATTATTATCTATCGAGTACAACGTGCTCCAGAACGTAGAGTGTTTTATGTTGACGTAGGTAATATGCCTAGTCACTTAGCAATGGCCTTTGTTGAGCGTGTAAAAACAGAAATACATCAAAGACGCATACCTTCTACAACAGGTGGTGGTACCAATGTAATTGACTCAAGCTACAACCCGTTAAGTATTAACGAAGACTACTTCTTCCCGCAAACAGCAGAAGGTAGAGGTTCTAAAGTTGAAACCTTACCAGGCGGTACTAACCTAGGTGAAATTGATGATTTACGCTACTTTACTAACAAATTAGTTAGAGGTCTGCGTATACCTAGTTCATACTTGCCTACAGGTGCAGATGACGGTGCTAGCCAGTTTAATGACGGTCGAGTAGGCACAGCTTACATACAAGAATTAAGATTCAACAACTACTGCGAACGTCTACAAGGATTAGTTGCAGAAGAGTTTAACCAAGAATTTAAACGCTATTTGCTAGAAAAAGGTGTGAACATAGACGTTGCAATGTTTGACATTGCTTTCCAAGAACCTTTAAACTTTGCGGCTTATCGTCAATCAGAATTAGACAATGCACGTATACCAACCTTTGCGCAGGTACAACAAATTCCATTCATATCAAACCGCTTTGCAATGAAACGTTTCTTAGGTATGAGTCCAGAAGAGATAGCAGAGAACGAAAGAATGTGGCGCGAAGAAAACGAAGAAAATGTCAACGGAAGCCCAGCAGACGCTGCCGGCGAGATGAGAGGAGTTGGTATTAGTTCAGCAGGCATCAGTGCAGACATAGGCAGCGCAGAAGACATTGACACTACCGGAGAAGAACCAGTTGCAGGTGGAGATGCTGCTCCGCCAACAACATCAACAGGCACATCACCCGGTGCGGCACCGCCCGCAGGATCACAAACGATATAAATACTATTATGATATTGCGTGAATTATTTTATTTTGATAAAGAAACATTAGAACCTGTTGAAAACGACAGGTATGATCCCATTTACGATACATCTATACTAAAACCGTCTGACACACGCAAAACACGTCTTACCCTACGCCAAATTGGTCGTGCTAGAAAAGCTGCTGAACTACATAAAAAAGAAACTGTCAAAGAATTAGATTTCATTAGACAGATGTACGGAATGGCAGCACAAGCAGCGGCTACAGGTGGGTAATGGCCAAGATAGACAAATCAAAATATACTAAAACTGAATGGAACATAATTAAAGAACAGCGTAGGCAAAAAAAAATTGCCGAAGCTGTTAATTCAGTTCCTAACACTCAACCGCAAACTTTAGTAGTACCTTTTGATACTGCTACAGCTTTTGTACTAGGCAACGGTACTAGTAGATCCAGCATAGATCCTAAAGTATTAAAACTTTACGGAAAAACATACGGCTGTAATGCATTGTACAGAACTTTTGCACCAGACTATCTAGTTGCAGTAGATGTAAAAATGGTCTTAGAAATTTCAAAGGCAGGCTATCAGCATCGAAATCCAGTATGGACTAATCCTAATAAATCATATCAACGTATACAAAATTTAAATTATTTTCATCCTAGTAAAGGATGGAGTTCAGGACCTACTGCACTATGGTTATCTAGTCAGCACAAGTATGAACGAATCTTTATACTAGGCTTTGATTATAAAGGATTAAACGAAGGTGCAAAATTTAATAACCTGTATGCAGACACAGTTAACTATAAAAAAAGCACTGACGGCGCTACATTCTTTGGCAATTGGTTACGTCAAACAGCCAGTGTTATTAAAGAAAATCCTCAAACACAGTTTTACAGGGTAATATTACCTGATAATTATTGTCCAGAGGAACTAAATAAATTTAACAACTTAAAGACAATCTTTGTTGATGACTTTAAGAAAATGTTCAATCTTTAGGCAAACTGCTCAAAACGAGCCGTTTTTTGCCTATATCTGCGCACTTTTCCCCAAAACGAGTAAATAAACATGACAGCCTTACCACAGGTAATTACTTACAGGAGAATACAAATGGCAGATCGCAAAAAGTTTGAAGAAATGCTTGAGCGCCTTATCAATGAAGATAAAGCAGGTGCTGAAGAGCTTTTCCATGAAATCGTGGTTGAAAAATCACGTGAAATTTACGAAGCACTTTTAGAAGATGATCTAGAAGATAAAGATGTAGACGAAGCTTCTGATGAAGAAGTTGATGAGTCAGATGACGAAGAAGTTGATGAAGCTTCCGACGAAGAAGTTGATGAGTCTGATGACGAAGATAAAAAAGTTGACGAAGATTTCAACTTAGACGAATTTGAAGTAGAAGCTGACCCAATGGCGATGGGCGGTGATCCAGCTGACAACATGATGGGTGACGTTGAAGTAGACGGCGGCGACATGGGCATGGATGACATGGGCAGTGACGAAGAAGGTGGCGGTATTGAAGATCGTGTAGTTGATCTAGAAGACGCACTAGACGAACTAAAGGCTGAATTTGAAAAAATGATGTCTGGTGAAGAAGGTGAAGAAGAGCACGGCGACATGGATGACATGGGCGGTGACGAAGAAGGTTCCGACGACGAAGAAGGCGAAGAGTCCGACGACGAAGAAGAAAAAGAATCTTATGCTTTCGAAGCTAAAAAAGATAAAAAAGACGACAAGAAAAAGGATATGAAAAAATCCGCCGCAGAAGAAATGCGTGAATATGTCGAAAAAGTAGGCGGCCAAACATACAATCAATTTGGTAAAATGGGTGACAACGGAGCAAACACAAAGTCCGTAGTTGCTAACAAAAATGATATGGGCGGTACCGCATCTAACTTGAACCAAGCTGGAACAGAGCAAGGTGTTGAAGCTAACAAAGGTCAACTAAAAGGCAATGGCGTTTTCAAAGGTGGTTCACCTAAAGAAGACAATGCTGGCAATGTAAACGTTCCTGGTTCAAAGAGCGCCACTAAAATGAGTGGTGTAGCAAAAGGTCACGGCGCAGAGAAGAAAGGCTCCGGTGACACAGCAGCCAATAAGAAATCAATCATTGGCGGCAAGTAAGGAACTTCGAATGAAAAACTTACGAGAGAACCTGACATTCGACCAAGCTAAGATTGTGATCGAATCCGCTGATGAAGGCAAAAGTCTTTACATGAAAGGCATTTGTATTCAAGGCGGAGTGCGCAACGCAAATCAGCGAGTGTATCCTGTAAATGAAATTGGCAGGGCTGTCAAAACTCTCAATGATCAAGTTAGCGGAGGCTACTCAGTTCTCGGCGAAGTAGATCATCCAGAAGGCCTTAATATCAACCTAGACCGCGTAAGCCATATGATCACAGAAATGTGGATGGATGGACCAAACGGCTATGGCAAGTTAAAGATCCTACCAACACCAATGGGCAATCTAGTTAAAACAATGCTAGAGAGCGGGGTAAAGTTAGGAGTATCATCACGCGGATCCGGGAACGTCCAAGAGGACGGTTCCGGTGAAGTATCAGATTTTGAAATAATCACCGTTGACGTTGTGGCACAACCCAGCGCACCTGGTGCTTACCCAACACCCATCTACGAACATATTATGAATGCTCGTGGCGGTTACAAGGCTTATGAAATCGCACAGGCTACAAGACACGACCCCAAGGCACAGAAGTATTTGAAAGATTCGCTGATTAATATAATCAGTCGACTCCAATAAGAGGAGAAAATAAATGTTGGATGCACTTAAAACACTATTCGAAAATGATGTTGTATCAGAAGAAGTGCGTGCCCAAATCGAGGAAGCATGGCAATCTAGGGTTCGTGAGAACCGTCAAGCTGTCACTGCTGAACTACGCGAAGAGTTCGCTCAAAAATACGAACATGATAAAGCATCAATGGTTGAAGCTATTGATGCCATGCTTAGTGAGCGCCTTGCCTCCGAAATCCAAGAGTTTGCAGATGATCGCAGACAACTAGCAGAAGCAAAAGCAAAATATGCAGTAGCAATGCGTGAAAACGCAAATCTACTAAAAAGTTTTGTTGTAAGTCAGCTAGGTAAGGAAGTCGGAGAGCTACATGAAGATCAAAAGACTATGGCAGTTAAGTTTGCCAAACTAGAAGAATTCATTGTAGAAGCACTAGCTACTGAGATCGCAGAATTTTACGAAGATAAGAAAGATCTAGCTGAGACAAAGGTTCGCCTAGTCCGTGAAGCTAAAGAAAAATTTGCACAAGTTCAAAAGAGCTTTATTAACAAGAGTGCTAAATTAGTATCAGAAACTGTAAGCAAGAAACTCACACAAGAGATGACTCAGCTTAAAGAAGATATTGAGACAGCACGCCGTAATGACTTTGGCCGCAAGCTATTTGAAGCATTTGCTTCTGAATACGCAGGCAGCTACTTAAATGAAAAGTCAGACACTGCTAAACTAATGAAAGTTGTTGAGTTAAAAGATCAACAAATATCTGAAGCAAAAGCATTTGCGGCTAAAGCAAAGCAACTTGCAGAAACAATTAGCGTTGAAAAACAACGTTTAGTTGAATCTGCACAAAGAAAAGAAATAATGAACGACTTGGTTTCGCCGTTAAACGCAGGCCAAAGAGAAATTATGACAGACTTACTGGAATCTGTTCAGACAGCAAAGCTACGCTCTGCGTTTGACAAATACCTACCGGCAGTAATTGACGGAAATTCTCCAGCTAAGAAGAAGGCAGTATTATCAGAAGGCAAAGAAGTAACAGGCAATAGGGAAGAAAGTATTAGTTCAAAAGCAGACCACGATTCAAATGTAATCGATATCAAGCGTCTAGCTGGATTAAAATAAGGAGAAAACCAAATGTCAGAACTATTAGAAAGTCGCTGGCAGGATACAAAGACTGCACTTCTTGAGGGCTTACAAGGCACCAAGAAAAGCGTAATGGAAACCACATTAGAAAACACTCGTCGTTATCTAAGTGAATCCGCTACCGCAGGTTCTACTTCTGCTGGTAATGTCTCAACACTTAATCGTGTTATCCTACCCGTCATCAGACGTGTAATGCCAACCGTTATCGCTAACGAATTGGTAGGTGTCCAGCCTATGACTGGTCCAGTGGGTCAGATCCACACGCTACGTGTTCGCTACAGCGACACAGTAGCAGCTAACGGCGGTGTCGTTGGTACAACAGCAGGTGAAGAAGCTCTAAGCCCATTCAAGATTGCTGAACAGTATTCTGGTGCTAATACCGGTAAAGCTAATGCAACAGCAGCTTTAGAAGGTGCAGCTGGACGAAGAATGTCCATCCAGATCTTGAAGCAAACTGTTGAAGCTAAGACCAGAAAGCTATCAGCTCGCTGGACATTCGAAGCTGCACAGGATGCACAATCTCAGCATGGTATTGATATCGAAGCAGAAATTATGGCTGCTTTGGCTCAAGAAATTACAGCTGAAATTGATCAAGAAGTTCTTGCTTCTTTACGTAGCCTAGCAGGCACAGTACAAACATACGACCAAGCTACCGTTTCAGGTACAGCTACATTCGTTGGTGATGAACACGCTGCATTAGCTGTTCAAATCAACCGTGCTGCTAATTTGATCGCTCAGCGTACTCGTCGTGGTGCTGGTAACTTTGCAGTTGTTAGTCCGTTTGCTTTAACAATTCTTCAAAGTGCAACTACTTCTGCGTTCGCAAGAACAACAGAAGGTTCATTCGAAGCTCCAACTAATACCAAGTTTGTTGGTACATTGAACAACGCTATGCGTGTGTTCGTTGACACTTATGCATCTGATGCAACAGGTGTTCTAGTTGGTTACAAAGGTTCTTCAGAGTCAGATGCAGCGGCATTCTATTGCCCTTACATTCCTCTAATGAGCTCTGGTGTTGTTCTAGATCCAGACACATTCGAACCAGTCGTGAGCTTTATGACTCGTTATGGATATGTTGAATTAAGCAACACAGCATCATCTCTAGGTAATGCTGCTGACTACCTAGCTAACGTAGCTATCACTAGCGGTAACGTTACATTCCAGTAATTTTTACTAGGTAGCAAAATAAAAATAGACCCTCCGGGGTCTATTTTTTTATCTTAGGTTTCTGATAAATACTTTGTCTAAATTATATTCGCGTAATGCGAACTTATGCTGTAACCCGCAGCGTAGACCTAAAACGTCAAATTAAGGAGAAAACAATGGGACGTCCATTACATAAAGATATTAACGGTGTTAAAGTAACCCGTTCAGCAACAACAACACAAGCAGGTATTAGAGTTGAAGGATATTTTGGTGGTGCATTAGGCACAGACTATCAACTTGTAAAACAAAGAGGAAAGAAAACTTTCGTAGTACTAAAGGCATCAGTTGATGCACTTACTGATAGCGAAAGCATTCCTGGAACAGTTACCGGTACAGATTTAAAGACTGGTGTACTAGTTTCTGCACAACCTGGAACTAACGGTGAAATCCGTATTCGAGGTCATCTAAGTTCTAACAGCGGTCAACTTGTATCTATTGCTAAACTTACAAAACGTATGGCTACTGATTTTAGTGGTAACAAGTATACGTGGCGTCTAGAAAACGATAGCTCTAACGATTACATTGTTTTAACTGCGATCTAAAAATTATAAGGAACTGTAGTTCCTTATCTAAGGATATAAAATGGCAAGAGTACTTCGTATACCAACTAGTGATTATAAACTTATAGTAGGAGAGGGTAACACAATTACCCTCGACACTACTAACGGAAAAAATAACGGCACTGGTAAAGTTCTTATCACTGGTGATTTAGAAGTTAAAGGTGATACCACTACTGTAAATTCAACTATAGTAAAAGTTGACGATAACATCCTTATACTAAGCGCAAGTAATACAGCAGATGGATTACCAGCAAGCCTTGATAGACCTTATTCAAGTGGAATTGAAATTGAAAGGGGTGCATTTGTAAATGCAAGATGGGTATACGATGACAGCATAACGTGGAGCCTTGGCGGTGAAGTTAATGGTATTGGTACGTGGTTGGCAGAACAAGGCACACAACGTTTACCTATAGCAACTCCTGGAATAGTTGCAGGCGGGAATTTATTTGTTAGTGTAGGGAATGGTGTTATCACTGTACAAGGTAGTGTTAATTACGAAGAAAAAGTTTTTAGATATGATGCTGGAATAATTACTCCGGATCCAGTAACTGGATCTGTTATTGTCAATGACGATGCAATACCAAATGCAAAAGCTGTTTCTGACTTTGTTGATTTCTCATTTGTTAACATTGGTGTTAGCGTTATTAGTCAAGATAACAGTTCTGTTAGCGTGATTGATAAAAATAATACAATTGGGGCTATTATTGAAGTTGGCTCTAGAACTATTATTAGAACAACAAATACTCACGGATATCAAATAGGTGATAGCATAACAATTATTGGAGTTACAACAAGTCCAGTAGATGCAATAATAAACGGTATTAACGGAACTTGGACAGTTACAGATACTCCAACTGATAATACTATCGAATTTAATCGCAGCACGACCGGCGGTGACATAACAAAATATATAGCAAGTTCTGGTCGAGCAATTAGTGATAACAGTAAAATTTCAGTTACTGTTGAAAATAGTGAAATTGCTAATTTTTATCAAAATAGAATTGAACTATACGGTATTAAAGTTAATGGAACAGAAATATCAACAACTGAAAGTAATACTAATTTGATATTAGGAGCACCAGGAACAGGTAACGTTTTAATAAAAGACGTACTAGCAATTTCTGAAACTCCAACTGATGATGATGGTAGCTTAGATCCAAGTTCACCTTTAGAAGGCATTAAAGTCTACAGTAAGCAAGAAGGTGTTGGAGATACTGGTTTATATTTCGTTAATAGAAGTAACACCAGCGGAGAATTTATAAGTAAAAATAGAGCATTATTATTGAGCATGCTCTTCTAAGGATAAAAAAATGGCTATAGAAAATGCACAACTAAAAACTACACAACTTGATGTATTAACCGTGCCCGCAGGTAAAAGTTATGCTATTACTAGTATTATGGTATGCAATACATACAGTCCAAACGGTGCTTCACCTGCTACCAACGGCGCAAGTTTTGACATGCACTTTATTAAGAATTCACAAGCACTTAACAATAGTGTCACTTGTGTAGTTAGAGAACTTGAATTACCGGCTGGCGAAACATTTACATTTGATTCTGAAAAAGTTGTACTAGGTCCAGGCGATAAGTTATCGTTTGTTGCAGAACCTGATCTAGGATCAAATTTTACTAATCTAGCAGCATCAATAAGTTATTTGGAAGTATAATGAGATTACTTAAAGCACAAAATACAAACTTACGAAACATTAAGGGTAAGGGTGTTAAGTACGATGTAAACGATCAAGTTATTCTTGACAGTACAAATTGTGTGCTAGTTCCTAAAGGAACACAAGCGCAACGACCAGCAAGTCCAATTAATGGACATGTGCGCTATAATATAGATGATAACGAATTTGAAGTATATCAAAACAGTGCTTGGCGAGAACTTCGTTATAAAGAACCAGGCACAATAACTCAGCAAAATTTAGGAAATGGCGATGCTACTGAAACTGTGTTTGGACCGTTAAACAGCGGCGATACAGATTTTCCTATCCCAGCAGCAGCGCAAAACGTGTTAGTATTAATCGAAAACGTTTTTCAGATATCTACAACAAATTACACACTTGAGCAAAGTGTATCAGGAAGCCTAACAGGCCCTAACTCACCATATGCAGATGGATGGTACATTAAATTTACATCTGCTCCACCTCTTGCTAAACCAATTACTGTACTACATAACTTCGACAAATAACCAATAAATACTGTGTTGAGGGAATTATATGACACAGATTGGTAGAATTGGCGGCCCGCTACTAGAAGAAAATTTAATACGTAATGGCGTAGATATCGCTTTTCGTAATAATACATCCACGACTCAGCTACTCTATGTAGACGTTAATAATCGTCGTATTGGTATTAATCTTAATAATCCTTCCTACGAATTAGAAATTTTTGGTACTACTAGAACCGTAAATCTTATTGCTGATGATTTAATACTTCCTAATTTAAGAATAGAAGACAATGAAATAAATGCTGTAGTTGGCAATATCAATTTAGATGCTGCTGATGCTATCGTCTTATCAAATTTAGAAACATCAGAGTTTACTATTTCTGACAATAGAATAAACACTATACGTTCTAACGCTAATATAGATTTAATTCCTAATGGAACAGGTACTGTAGAAACTGACAGTCTAAGAATTTTTGGAAATTTAACAACTCCTGGAACCATTACTCTAGGCGGTACAATAACATTTGGTAATAACATCGTAGAAGATACTGTTAATTTTAATACTGATGTTAGCAGCAACATTGTTCCAGATCAGACGTTAACATATGATCTAGGATCCCCATCTAAAAAATGGCGACAGCTATATACAGATTTAGTTAATGGTGAAGTAGTTACAACATCGTCAATCTCAGGCGGCGGTATTGACCTTGCATTGCGCTCAGGTAATATTTTTTATGTAGCAGTAAATGGAGATGATACTAATGCAGGAGATCATCCACAAGGTCCTTTCGCAACAATTCGCAGAGCACTAGATGCAGCTGATGCAAGCAACGGTGGTCCTGTTTCTATATTTGTTTATCCTGGAGAGTATCAGGAACAGTTGCCTTTAGTAGTACCTTCAAATGTTTCTATTATTGGAGAAGGAATACGTAGTGTTACAGTAGTGCCAGCAACCGGATACGAAACTGAAGATGTATTTCATCTTAATGGAGAAACAACTGTACAGCATTTAACAATAAAAGATTTTTATTACGACAATATAAACAACACAGGATATGCTTTTAGATTTGCTCCTAACGCAATATTTTCTTCAAGAAGTCCGTACGTACAAGATGTTTCGGTTATTACTAATACTGAACTTGTAACGCCTAGACAAATAACTGTTGGCCCAGCACCTACTGGTGTTTCCTTAACTAGTAATAGTGTAACACTGTCTAAAACATTTTATAGCCAAGCTCTTGTAGATTTGTTAGTAGGACAAACAGCAGTCATTGATAGATATCCTAATTCTCCTTTATTTTATACAGTTATATCAATTGTTACAGAGCCATCGGACCCAACTCAATGGCGAATGACTGTTGATACAACTTTTGATCCAACTGGTCAAATAAAACCCATTAGTTTTTATTCAACTATTGATCCCACTTTAATTATCACAAACGATATTTGGGATACAAGCGGAAGTTCAGTTGGTGAAAAATGGGTAGCATATTTTAAAACTAATTTACCAGCTAATTTTGAAACTACAGTACAACCTGGTTGGACAATAAATGTTGCCGGCACAATATACATAGTTGATTATATTATTGAAGATCCAGTTAATACTAATCAGTGGAGAATCTATGTTACTACCTTTTTAGTTGGCGGAACTGGTATTCCAATCTTTTCATCTCCAACTACTAGTACTACTTTATTAGCAGGCTGCGGGGCCTGGATTGATGGTAGCGAAATGGATCCAGCAAGTATTGAAGCTTCGATGTTGTTTCATAGTTGTACTTTCATAACACCAAATGCAGATGCAATAACAATGACCAATGGTGTTAGGGTTGAATGGCTAAACAGTTTTACGTATTTTGCCAATAGAGGATTGTACGCAGTAGATGGAGCAACTGGAAGAATAAGTCAAGACGGTAGTACAGTAATTTATGGAGCAGAAATTCGAAGCATTGGATCAGCATCAGTCTATGGAAACTATGGCGCAGTAGCTGACGGTGCAGATACATTGATGTATCTAATACAGCATAATTTTGGATATATTGGCAGTGGTTTAAATTCTTCAAACGATAAGACACTAGCAATACAAGCTAACGAAGCAGTTGAATTAAATTCAGGTCGAATTTATTATAGTTCTACGGATCATCTAGGTAACTTTAGAGTTGGAACTACATTTTATGTAGATTTTGAAAACGGTACTACTAGTATTGACACTAGTTCTGTAACATTTGATAATCTTGCTCAAATGAAAATAGGAACCGATCCTAATTTTACTTTTATTACTTACGACAAAATAGATACAGGAAACATTAGGATTTCTGGAAACACTGTTGAAAGTTTATCTGGAGAATTTAATATTGACAGTGCAAGTGAAAATATTAATTTCAATTCTGATGTAAATGTTGCTAAAAATTTAGCAATGACTGGTAATTTTAATTTTGACGGCTCATTAAATTTATTTGGTAATGCTTATACTGATACTGTAGATTTTAATATAGACATTGAACAAAACTTTAATCCTAATATAGATACACAATATAATTTAGGTTCAATAAGCAACCAATGGTTAAATGTTTGGTTATCTGAAGCTAATATTAATAGTATTAGAATTTTTGACAATGTAATACAAACACAAGACTCTAACTCAGATCTAGAACTACGTGCAAACGGATCTGGGCGTATTTTAATTCCTAGTAACAATGTATCATTTAGTAATGACTTAACAGTTGTAGGTAATTCATCTTTAGACAATAATGTCAGTGTAGCAAATTTAAATTTAAACGGTGTTGTAAATATTGTAGGTGATGTAAGTGTACAGTCTCAAACAGTAGACGGATTTTTGTCAGTAACTGAGGCAGTACAGTTTGAAGAAATTTTAGTTGACGACAACGTTATCACAACTACTTCATCAAATGCAAACTTAGAATTACGTGCAGAACCTACTGGAATAATTTTAGTTCCTACTAGCGATGTACTAGTAAGTAATAGTTTAAGTGCTGATAATATCTATAATACCAGTACCATAGCAATAACCAATGTTGTAGAATTTAATAAAGCTGACGTAGCTAACATTGATATTTCACAAAACTATATCACAACCAACAACGGTAACTTAGACCTAGTAATTAGTGCTATAAACAGTAGTAGTATTACGTATTGGGCAAATGGCTCAGGGTTCAATACTGATTTTGCAGTATTTCCAACTGGCGGCGATCCATGGGGAATATATTACTGGGCTACCGGTAGCTATTTGGAAATAACATTATCAGCATGGACAAACACTAGTGCATTTAATAATCTACTAACAGTTTCTAGCGGTTCAATATTACAGCTAGACCCTGCTGGATACGGTAATTTAATAAATTTTACTTCCACTAGCGGTTGGGTAAGTCAAGGCAGTGGCGTATATAGAATGACCGGTACTTGGGCATTTGGTGGCCCAACAGTTGATTCTGGAATTACCAATTTTAAATTTACATATATTATTGTCTCGGGCGATATAACATTGCCAAATAGTGATGTTATTTTTGAACAAGATTTAACAGTAGACGGCATTACAAGTTTACAAAATGTCACAGTAATAGGTACACTAGATCAGTTAGGATTAAGAACACAACTAGGAAACTACGCTCAAACAGGTAATTTAGTACAAAGCGGAAATATGTTTGTTAACAGTGCAGTACAATTTTCTGACATATCAGTAGACGACAATGTTATTACACCTACAGTAGGTAATAATGATTTAGACTTACGAGCGAGTGGAACTGGAAAAGTACTAGTACCTAATAATAACGTTAGAGTAACAAATAATTTATTTGCTGCAACTATAACTACTGGTGATATTATAATTGATCAAGACATTGACTTAGATGATATTATTGTTAGAACTAATAACATACAAATCAACGACAATTATATCACAACAACAATTTCTAATTCAGATTTAGAACTACGTGCAACAGGTGATGTTGCATTGCCAACCAACGATGTTATATTTGATCAAGATCTAACAGTTAACGGCACTACTAATTTAAAAAATATTATTATTAACGGGACTGTAAATCACACAGGTAATAGAACTCAAACAGGTAATTATTCTCAAACAGGAAATTTAATAGTTGGGCAGTTTTCAACTCAAAGCGATGTACAACTAGAAGCAATAAAACTTGTTGATAACTTTATTGCAACCACTAACATAAACGAAAATTTAATACTAAGTGCCAGCGGCATTGGAGATATTGTATTTGATGATAGTCTGCTTATTGCACAGGATCTAACTGCTCAAAGTATAGTAACTAGCAATTTAACAATCAATAATACTTTTGCTCTTGAAGCATTAGAAAGTAGCACCGACATACAAATTTTTGATAATGTTATTACTACTACTAATACAAACTCAAACTTAGAATTACGTGCTAATAGTGCAGGTGATGTACTGTTAGAAAATGTATTTGTAAATACGGATAGACTAGGAACTAGAAGCGGAAATATAACATTTGCACCAACAGAAAATATTACAATTAATTCTACAGGAGCAGTTAAGTTACCAAGTGGTACTACACTACAACAATCAAACACCGTAGGGGATTTAAGATTTGATACTTCTAATAATGTATTTGAAGCTCGCGGTCTGTCTAACACTATAACATTTAACGGTGTTTACTCTAGCGATCGCAGAACTAACCTAGTAGCACATCCTACTAATAATACTTTAAATTTAACAATTAATACAGTACAGCTGGCCCAAGTAACTGTTAACGGATTAATTACTCATAGATTAGATGTTGACGACATAGTATTTGATAATAATGCAATTTTTACAAACGCATCGAATTCTGATTTAGAATTACGAGCAGACGGCTCAGGCGAATTACTTGTCGAAGCGTTTACTATTAAGAGCAATATTATTGTTCCTACTACACTTAATTCTGCTTCTCGACTAGGCGGAACAGGACAGCAGTGGATAGTGTTTGAAGGGAACACAGCCGTTAAATTTCCTTCTGGAGATACTGGGTCTAGACCTGCAAGCCCGGTTCTAGGGCAAACACGACATAATATTGATTCAGACACACTTGAAACCTGGATAGGTGATCAGTGGCGATCTAGTGCGGGTCAGTTTGACTCTATCAGTGTTGCTCAGATGGAAGACGAAGCGTTCATCCAAACTCTAATATACGGCTAATAACAATATATTTTACTAAACGGATAAATATTGATAATGTAATGTGAGACCGCACATTGCAGGATATACTGTGGTTAGCCAGCAAAGAGCGCAAGCTGTAAATTAGGCTAGAGGGACAGGATCCCCGTGTGAGGAGAAGAGATGGCGATTGGTCGTATTTCGGGTCCACTCTTAAAGGAAAATCTCGTTAGAAACGGGATTAATATTGCCTTTGAGACAGATCTACTATATCTTGATGTTGTTAATCAACGCATCGGCATCAAAACCGTAGCTCCTACGCACGAACTACAAATAAACGGTACAACAAAAACAACAACACTAATAGTTGACAATAGAGCAGACATCGCAGATGTCAATATTGAAGGCAATACTATTAGTACTGATCAACAGTATCTAAGATTAGGTACATTTGACAACATCATTTACAATAACAAACTTCGTGTTGATTCAATCGACATTGAAGGCAATGTTATTAGCACCAATAGCTCAAACGCAAACTTAGAATTACGTCCAAACGGAACCGGCGAAGTACATGTTTATGCAAACATGAATGTTACTGGAAATATTCATGCAACTGGAAATATTAGTGCAGACGGAACCGTAACGATCGGTGATGCAGACACTGACAATGTAGTATTTAATGCTGAAGTTGCATCTGATATAATTCCAGACGTAAATGTAACATATGACCTAGGTACTACCAGCAAACGCTGGCAAGATGTTTATGTTAATAATCTAGTAGCATCAACTATTAATTCAACAGACCTGTCAGTTGCTGGAATTGATTTAGTATTGCGCCAAGGTAATATTTATTATGTTGCAGAAAACGGCAACAACGCATCACCTGGTGATCATCCTCAAGCGCCTTTTGCGTCAGTGAAGCATGCACTTAGCGTAGCTACAACAGGCGACACAGTACATATCTATCCTGGTGTATACACAGAAATATTTCCTTTAACAATACCAGTAGGTGTAACAGTTAAAGGCCAAGGCCTACGTTCAGTAAAAATTGTTCCTACTGTAGGTACACAATTTAATGATGCATTTTTACTAAACGGCGAAACAACAGTTGAAGATATAACAATAGCTGACTTTTATAGTAGCTCAACAGCAGAAATCACGTTATCTAGTGTAATTAACAATCCAACTCCCTTTGGTACAAGTCTTAATGATTTCTTTGGTTACCCAGTTGCTGTATCAGGTAATTATGTTATAGTCGGCGCTTTGCAAGAAGATGACGCAGGCGGCACTGAATCAGGCAAAGCCTATATTTTTAATGCAACAACTGGGGCTTTAGTACATACATTAAATAATCCTAATGCCTACAGTACAAGTGGCGCCGACACCTTTGGCGGCGCAGTAGCAATCTCAAATAACTATGCTATAGTTGGGGCAAATGCAGAAGATGATGCCGGTGGCGGAGGTTCAGGCAAAGCCTATATCTTTAATGTAGCTACAGGCGCCCTAGTACACACATTAAACAATCCCAATGCCTACAGTACAAGTGCAGGTGATGGCTTTGGTTTTTCAGTTAGCATATCAGATAATTTTGCCATAGTTGGTGCCTATGCAGAAGATCAAATTGGCGGCGCTGATTCAGGCAAAGCCTATATCTTTAATGTAACCACGGGTGCCCTAGTACATACCCTAGATAACCCCAATGCCTACAGTACAAGTGCGAGTGATGCCTTTGGTATCGCAGTAGGAATATCAGGTAACTATGCTATAGTTACCGCCTGGCTAGAAGATGACGCCAATGGTGGAAATTCAGGCAAAGCCTATATCTACAATGTAACTACCGGCGCATTACTATTCACATTAAACAATCCAAATCCTTTTAGTTCAAGTGCTGGTGACTTGTTTGGACGGAATGTTGCAATATCAGGTAACTATGCTATAGTTGGTGCCTATCAAGAGGATGACGCAGGCGGCACCGGCGGCGATTCAGGCAAAGCCTATATCTTTAATGTAACCACGGGTGCCCTAGTACATACCCTAAATAACCCCAATGCTTTTGGTACAAGTGCTAGTGATTTCTTTGGCTGGTCAGTTGCAATATCAGGTAACTATGCTATAGTTGGCGCATACGGAGAAGATGATGCTGGTGGCGGAGGTTCAGGCAAAGCATATATTTTCAGTACTATAAGCGGACAGCTAATACAAACTATTAATAACCCTAATGCTTTTGGTACAAGTGCAGGTGATTTCTTTGCTGCATCAGTTGCAATATCAGGTAACTATGCCGTAGTTAGCGCCTATCTTGAGGATGATGCCGGCGGTACTGAATCAGGTAAAACATACATTTATAATTTAACAGGCGCAGTAGAAACCGGATTTGCATTTAAATATGCACCTGGGTTTACAGTAACTAGTCGCAGTCCATACATTAAAAACATCAGTGTAATTACCAAAGGTAGCGTAACTACACTAGAAGACCCGAGAGGATTTAACGCAGGTAATGCTGGTAGAGGCGCATATCTAGACGGTGCAGTAGCAAACATTCTCAGCAACGAAGCAGCATGTTTATTTCACAGTTGTACATTTATAACACCTGGAGTTGACGCTATAGTAATGACCAACGGCGTTAGGGTTGAGTGGTTAAATTCGTTTACATATTTTGCTAACAGAGGATTATATGCAGTAGATGGAGTAAGTGGTCTTAAAGGCCAGGGTGAAACAGCAATACGAGTAGACGGATTAGCAGGGTCAATTACTACTGGACAAACTATCAGTTACTACGACAGTGATGGTGTTACACTTTTAGGAAGCGCAGCTATTGCTAGTATTGATGGCACCGGAAAAATATTCATTGACGGCAAACAGTTAGGATTTGAAACAGCCGCAGAACGAGGCGGCAAAACTATCGCAGCCAACGGAGATGCTAAACTAAGTACAGCAGTTAAAAAGTTTGGTACATCAAGTCTTGCCCTAGACGGCACAGGAGATTATGCTAGTATTCAAAGTACAATAGATTTTGGGTTTGGCACGGGAGACTTCACAATCGATGGATGGTTCTATAAAACAGCCTCACTTTCGCAAATTTTAATTGATACTAGAACAACGTCGACTCAGAATTCAATTATGGTTCAGTCTAACTCCGCAAATAATTTAAGATTATTTGTAAACGGAGTGTTTGTATTAACATCTAGCAATACTCATACACTTAATGCTTGGAATCATCTTGCTATCTCTCGTGTTAGTGGCGTAACTAGATTTTTTATTAATGGAGTTGTGTCAACTAATACTTATGTTGATACAACTGATTACGGAACTACAAAACCCTTAGTATTAGGTGCCTCGTTTGTTGGGCTCACTTCTTTTAGCGGATATATTGACGATTTAAGAATTATTAAAGGAGTTGGTCTCTATACAACTACTTTTACAGCACCAACTACTCGTGCATTAGTTACCGCTGACACAGTTTTAATGGCTCGCTTTGACGGTGCAAACAATTCGACAACATTTGAAGATGATGTTGTTTATGCACAAGACATTAGATTCTCAGGCGGTGCCACAGCACAGTATATTACCCTAACTGATTTTACAGACTTTGGAGCAGAAGTTAGATTAATTGGATCAGCGTCTGTATACGGTAACTTTGGATTAGTTGGTGACGGCCCTGGTGTTTTAATGTATGCTATAGGTCAAAATCTAGCATATATTGGCAACGGTAAAGAAGTTACTAATGATCCTATTACTGTAATACAAGACAACGAAGTAGTAGAAACTAACGGTGCTAAAATACGCTACAATTCTGTAGACCACAAAGGTGACTTTAGAGTTGGTGATTTGTTTTATGTTAATCAGGATACAGGAACAGTTGAACTGACTGTTTCAAATTTTAACGTATCGGAATCTGGAGTAACATTTACAGACGGTTCTAATATAACTTTTATTGACGGTACACGAATTGACACAGGCAATCTACGCATTAGTGGAAACACTGTTGAAAGTCTCTCTGGCAATGTTAACATTGTTGCAGCTTCAAATGAAATCAATCTAAACAATAATGTAACTATTACAGGCAACCTTGATGTAACTGGCAATGTATCAATTGGCGGAAACATTACTATAGGTGATGCACCCACTGACACAATTCAATTTATAGCAGGCATTGATTCTGATATTATACCTGCTCAGGACAGTGTTTACAGTTTAGGTACAGCCGCGCTACGTTGGTCAAATATTTTTGTTAATAACGTAACAGTAGATAATATTTCTATATCTAATAACTATATCACAACGACAGTAAGTAATACAGATCTAGAACTACGTGCTAATGGCACAGGTGTAATTCTTGTTCCTAACAACAACGTATTAATTAATAACGAACTTACAGTTATTGGCGAATCTACTCTAGGCGATGTTGACGTAACCGGCATTTTAACAGTTAATGGTAACACAACACAAACAGGTAATTATGACATAATTGGTGATGTTACTATAAACGGTTCGTTATCTATTGCAGAATATGCACAGTTTGAAGAAATTAGAATTGATAATAATTTTATTACAACTACTACTTCCAACACTGATCTAGAACTACGTGCTAATGGCACAGGTGTAATTCTTGTTCCTAACAACAATGTTCAGATAACAAATGATTTAACTGTTGTAGCAGATATTAATGCAAACAATTTAACTACAACAGGAACAATTACAGCAAATCAGTTCAGCACTGGTAATATATTAATTGATAACAATATAATCACAACAACACTTTCTAATTCAGATCTAGAATTACGTGCTAATGGCACAGGCAATGTTGTTATGCCTACAAACGATGTTGTATTAGGCCAAGACTTAACAGTTAATGGCGATACTGATTTAGACGACACAACAATTCAAGGCACACTTGTACATACTGGTAATGTAACGCAGGTTGGAAATATTTCACTAACTGGCGATTATAGTATTTCTGGAACAGTAACAATTAGTGCTTCTGCGCAATTTGAAAATATTCAAATTAATAATAATGTAATTACTACCACTGATAGTAATTCAGACTTAGAACTAAGAGCCGCAGGTACAGGCGAAGTAATAGTTCCAAACAATGATGTTGTTATATCAAACGACTTATTTGTTGATGGTACAATTACTGTAGGGGATATCAATAGTGCTGGCACTATTACTGCTAATAGATTTAGTACAGGCGATATACTAATTGATGATAATTTTATCATAACTACTACACCTAATTCAGATCTAGAACTACGTGCTAACGGAACAGGCGAAGTAGTAGTACCTAGTAACAATGTTATCATTGAGCAGAATTTAACAGTTAATGGCAACACAGATCTAGAAGATATAACCATAATAGGAACAATTACTCACACAGGTGCAGTAACACAAACAGGTAATATCAATATAACTGGCAACTTTGCAACCACAGGAACTGTTACAGTTAGTGCAAGCGCACAGTTTGAAAATATTCAAATTAGCGGAAACGTAATTACTACTACTGATAGTAATTCTAATTTAGAACTACGTGCTAACGGCACTGGTATAATTTCTATTCCAAATAATGATGTTGTTATATCAAATGATCTAACCGTTATTGGAACAATTACTACAGGTAACATTACCAGCACCGGTACTATTACTGCTAATAATTTTACTACTGGCGATATACTAATTGATGATAACTTTATCACAACTACAACATCTAACTCAAATTTAGAGTTACGTGCAAACGGAACTGGATCAATAGTAATTGATGATTTTAGCATCAACAATGCAACTATTAGTTCTGTAAGCAATTTTACAATAGCTCCAGCAGGTGGATCAGTAATAATTGATAGTACAGGTGCTATTAAATTGCCAGCTGGAACAATATTACAACGCCCCGCAGCAGTTGCCGGACAAATTAGGTTCAACAGTGAATTGGCAAGATTTGAAGGGTATAACGGTACAAATTGGATTCAGTTACATGGTGTAGTAGATGTTGACGGCGATACCAAAGTCACAGCAGAATTAACAGAAGGTGCTAACGATAACACTATAAGATTCATTGTTCAAAATAATACCATAGTAGACATAAACACCATTAGACTTAATGCACCTCAAGTAGTCGTAGATGCTATCCAGGTAGATGGAAATGTGATAAGTACTATTACACCAAATACAGATTTAGTACTTTCTGCAAATGGTACCGGTAGAGTTAGATTTGAAAATTTTGCATTCCAAGACAACAGAATAACAAATACAGTTTCTGGCAGCAATACAATTTTACAAACTACTGGTACAGGATATTTTGAATTTACAGATCCGTACGGAGTAGTGCTGCCAGTTGGAGATAACAGTACTCGTCCATCAGGTGTAACAGGAATGGTTAGATATAATACTTCTGATAAACGAGTTGAATTATACGATGGAACAACTTGGGTATCAGTAGCAGGCGCAAGCGGTGGTATCAGCTTTGCGGATGCAGAAGGTATAGCAATTGAAAAAGTTTTAATTTTTGGATAAAGACAAATGGCAACAATACTTAAAAATACTGTAATTAAAAACGTTGGAATTGTTCCAGTACTAATATACGAAACTCTGCCTACAACTAGAGTTACAGTGTTAGGATTAAGTTTTACTAATTTAACAGAAACATTTGTTTATGTAAATGTTTTAGTAGAAGATGACACAAGTGTGGCTGGTTATTATTTAAAAGATTCAATACTTCCTGCAGGATCTAGTTTGCGAGCAGTATCAACAGGTGAAAAATTAGTATTAGCACCTAATAATAGATTACTAGTATCGTCAAACTTAGATGACTCAGTTGATGTTATTGTAAGCTATGTGGAGATTACATAATGAGTTACTATATAGGCACTACCCCGCAAGACGTTATAAGCGGTTTTGCTAAACGATATCTATACGGTCTTAGAAGAAATGACGACGGAGAATTATTTCTAATCAAAGTTGATCAATTGAACGCTTCAACAGATCAAGAAGTAGTTATTAACGAAATTGGTGTTGCAGAAGGAAACTTTTTAGACTTTGAAGAAGGTATTGATTTTCTTGAAGGTATTGATGCAGATCATGATCGTGTGTACGCAAACTTACGTTATCCGCAACTAAGATGGGATGGTAGAAGTGTGTTATATTATGTAGATCCGGTTGACGGACAATTTGTACAAGTAGTAGGAAGAGCATATGTGTATCCAGACGTGTCAGGTCCAGGATATTAAGGAGCAATTATAAATGGCTGAATTTAAACTAGAACGATTTAAGTATAACTGGCGAGGCACCTGGAATACCGGACAAGCATATAATCGAGACGATGTAGTACGACTAAACGGTAAAAGTTATGTATGTCTGGTTGCACATACTTCTAGCAGTTTATTTTCTACTGATTTAACAGCTATCCTTCCAAATTCTGTACCACCACAAATACAACCACGCTGGACCGTAATGACTAGCGGTCGTAGTTTTGTTGGAGATTGGGCGCAAGGAACTACATATAATCTAGGCGATATAGTCTTATACAACGGGTCATTATGGACTTGCGTTGTAAATCATGTTGCAAGTTCGTTTGCAGTAAATTTTAACAACTGGACAGTGTTTGCACAAACTTCTAGTTATGTAGGTAATTGGACTAACGGAACTTCATATACTCCGGGAGCAATTGTACGTTACAATGGTATAGCATATAAATGTATAACTTCTCATGCAGCTAATACTAGATTAGAAAACAATATAGCTTCTTGGGAAGAATATCATGTTGGCATTGAAGTTCGTAATAACTGGCTACCTAATACATTATATAGAAAAAATGATCTAGTAAAATACGGCGGCACAGTATTTCGTTGCACAGAAACACATTCATCAAACTCTTCAAATTTAGACACTACAAAATTTCAAATTGAAATTTTTGGAGCACAATTTAACGATGACTGGTCTAATCTAACTTATTATAACGTAGGTGATGTTGTCCGCCATCGTGGGTTTATGTACTATGCTGTTAATAATAATCAAAATTCTAGACCTTATGTTGACAACGGATCATCAGACTGGATTCTGTTAGCAAGAAGTTCTAATTTTGTAGGTCCTTGGGATACCGATGCTGCATATAAGACAGGTGATATTGTTTTAAGAGGCGGAAATTTATATAACGCACTTAGAGATATTGGCGCAGGACAATCAGTTGATGGAAGCACATTAGACTATTTAGAAAACGATACATGGGAACTATTAGTACCAGGTAAACAATGGCAAGGATTGTGGACGACTGATCAAATATATAGCATAGGCGATACAGTTTATCATTTAGGCTCAACATATGTATGTAATATTGAACACGAATCTGGATATCAAAATTTTCCAGGCGACAACGGAAACATATTTAATTACTGGGATATTTTAATACAGGCTGGACGTCCTGGAGGATTTGTAGCAGCTGGTGATTTGTTAACATACGGATTATCACGTCCTACAGTAGGTTTAGGAGAGTCATTAGACGGTAGTAGTCTAGACACAAGTACTCTAGGCGATACTAGAATTCCAATTGGAGAAACAGGTCAAGTACTTTCAATAGCTTCTGATCTCGAAGCGTACTGGAGATCCGTTGCAGGGGATAGTGATACAATATTTGTAGCAACTAACGGAGTTGATGACGACGGCCGAGGCACTTTTGAAAAACCATTTCGTACAGTAAGATATGCTGCTGACTATGTTGAAGATACTTTTCCACCTCTTACACCTGTTGTTATTAGAGTATCTACTGGTAGATTTGAAGAAATTTCACCAATAAGTGTTCCTGCTGGTTGTGCAGTTAACGGTGATGAACTAAGAAGTACTACTATCATTGCAAATTCACCAATAGCAGAATATCAAGATGATTTTCAATATGTTGATGATTATTTAGAATATTTTATAACAATATTATTAAATTTAATAACAGGAGTTCCTGTCACACCAACGCAAGGTAATACTGAAGATCAAATTACCACTTTAGTAACACCTCAGATTAATCCAGGAACAGGACTTCCAGAGCTTGATCCAATCACAGGTGAACCAATATTAGTAAATAGTTTTCCGTATTCAAATGTAGCAGGAGCATCTGCGGTAGTTGATCTAATAGAAGATTACAAAGCATATATTTTATTTAGAACAGCAAACGGTGAAGTAGATCCTGTGAATGTAGGATCAAATGTTCCAAATGCAACACAAATAATTGCAAACGCAGGTCGCGCATTACTAATTAATAAACGTTTTGTCGAAAGCGAACTACTAGCCTATGTTAAACTTGAATACCCTACAGTAACATTTAGCGATACTAGAGTTAAAAATGATGTACGAGCCCTTCTAAGAGGTATTGCTAAAGATTTAGAATTTAGTGGCAATCACAGAACTTTATTAGCAGGTAGACGATATGCAAATGCTGTTACAGGTTCTCAATTTGACAGTATGTTTTTTATGCGAGATACTACAGGCCTAAGAGACTTGACAACGCAAGGACTGCAAGGAGTATTAAATCCTCCTGGAGTATTTGATTTATATCAAAAGCCAACGGGCGGTGCATGTGTAAGTTTAGATCCAGGTTGGGGGCCAGCAGACGAGCGAGTATGGATTATAAATCGTTCACCATATATCCAGGGAGTTACAAATATAGGTACAGGATGTATCGGACAAAAAGTTGACGGGTCTTTACACAATGGCGGCAATAGGTCAATGACATCTAATGACTTTACTCAAGTATTGTCAGATGGTATTGGTGCATGGATTACTAATAATGGTAGAGCAGAACTTGTATCTGTATTCACATACTATTGTCAAATAGGTTATTTTGCAGAAAATGGCGGAATAATTCGTGCAACCAACGGCAATAATAGCTATGGCAGATACGGTGCAGTAGCTGACGGTGCAGACGCCACCGAAATTCCTCAGCAGGTAACTGTGTTTAACAGAAATAACGAAGCACAAGTAAGTAGTGCATTTGCTGGTGGAGTAAGTGATACTATTTTTGCTTTTGAATATTCTAATGCCGGTGAACAATACTCACAAGCTAATGCAACGATAGTTGGTGCTGGTGCAGCGGCCGCAGTTGAATATACAGATTTTAGAGATGGTGCATTGTTTGAAGCTAGGTTAGTTAATAGTCAAGATTCAGGAAGTGAAGGCGGTGCTGGATATTTAATAAGACAAGGTTCTGCACAAGAAACAATAGATGCTTCAAGTTCAGTTAGATTATCAGCAAATGATGTTACGCAGTTTCTTTCAGAAATAGAAGGAATGAGAATCATAATTACCAGCGGCACTGGCGCTGGTCAGTACGGATATATTAGTGGATTTGAATTTGTAGGTAAAACAGTTACAGTTAGACAAGAAAGTACTGGATTATTAGGATGGGAACACATTATTCCAGGAACAGCGATAGAACCTAGTTTAGATTTAACAACACGATATAGAATTGAACCAAGGGTTACAGTTAACTCGCCAAATTTTTCAAGTACAAGTTTTGATCTAATTACAAATAGAATTTATGTGGATGCAGCGTACGGCGGAACAACACAGTCATATACTAATGTTACAGGTCCTAGTAATGCATTGTGGACAGATAATGAAAATAATTCTGTAACTATTAAGGATGTTATATCTAGTGTAGCAGTTCAATTTACTGGTATATTTTTAACTAACCCTGCGGTACCATTTACGATTAGAGGTAAATTAAGTGGTACTGAGTTTGAAGTAACTAATGTTAGTGCAAACGCTACATCGTATATTGAAGTAGATGGTATAGGAGATCCTACAAGTTTTGTTCAAGGCGAACAATTAAGTTTAGTATACGAAGCTGGATCAGGTGAAACATTTGACGGTCCTGCAATAGCTGCTGCATTTAATGTAATAAAGGCAGGCGATAGTTATTCCCCCACACTAGTTAATCCTGGAGCAGGGTATAGTGTAGGTGATAATATTACCTTTCCAGGTACACTATTTGGCGGCACTACACCAGAAAATGATCTAATAGTAACTATAACTGATGTAACAGATGATAGTTCAAATAGTATTCAAACATTTACTAGTTCTGGGCGTGCTAAATCTAATAGATTTGTAGCATTGACAAATAGTCAGTATGCTAGATGGAGTGACAATGCTACTAGTTGGACTGAAGTTAATTTAAGTTTTATAGGCGATTATAGAAAACTTGCATCAGGTAACAATAGATTTATTGCACTAGCTAATAACGAAAATCGTGTAAGTGTGTCACTAACGGGACAAACTTGGACAACTGTAAATTTACCTCAACTAGGTAGTTGGAGAGATATAACATACGGTGCTGGTAAATTTATAATTGTAGGTGATAATACTAACACAGTTCTAGTAAGTACAAACGGTTCAACATTTACAACAGCAACCATTCCTGACACTGATACAATTGGTGATAGTACAGTAAGTCAATGGACACACGTAACATACGGTGCTGGAAAATTTGTTGCAGTATCAGGCAACGACAGGAGTGTAGCAGTATCTACAAACGGTACAACTTGGACTAGGTATGAACTAGCACTTCCTGAAATAACTGTAGGATTAGGATCGTTACTTTGGAATGTAGCAGCAATAGAATACGGCAATAATCGATTTATTGTGTTACATGAAGCTGGATATGCAGCGTTTAGCCTTGACGGAATTAACTGGACTACTTTAGTAGATCTTACAGGCCTATCTAGTTTAACAACTTGGACAAATTTAAAATATAGTCAAGGAGTATTTTTTGCTACAGGATTAGAAGGAGTTAATCCAACTACGTTGTGTGCAACTACTCAAGACGGAATACTGTGGACTTCTAGAACGTTATCAAGTTCTCAAAGGTGGGCAGCAGTAACCAATGGTAAAGTAGACGGAGTATCTAAGTGGGTAGTGTTAGCAAGTAATTCTAGCACTGGAGGTATCAATCATGTACGTGTTGGTGCTCGCGCAAAAGTTAGAGCAGACGTATTACAAGGATCATTTAGAGCTGTGAAAATTTGGGAGCCAGGTAGTGGGTACGATGAAAATACACCTTTAATTTTTACTGTTACTGACCCTAATTTTACAACTGCGGTTGAGATAGACGGAAGAATAGGAAATGGAGTATTAAGCCAACCAGATTTTGTTAACAGAGGATCTGGATATAGAACAACTACTTCGGTAATTACTATTACTGGAAACGGCTATGCGGACATTATCCCACAAGATAGCGAGTTAATTATTGCAGGAGTTCTTACAGTACCAGGATCAGGAGTACAAATTCGAATATCTGGTATATTAGATCCACTAACTGAAAACTTAACTGATTTACGAGTATTTACAGGAGCAATTGTTACAGACTTAGGCGATGACGGTAGTGGTAATGGAACTAGACTTGTTAGACTTACAGTGTCTCCAAGATTACGCAACGAATATGATCTAGAACACGGCACATCAGTGTCGCTTAGAGAAAGATACGGCCAATGTCGTATTACAGGTCATGATTTCTTAGATATAGGCACTGGAAACTTTGAACAAACAAATTATCCAGAAATCTACGCCGGCGGCAACTTCTTTACAGCATCACCTGAAAACGAAGTACTTGAACAAAACGGTGGTCGAGTATTTTATGTTTCAACTGACCAAGACGGTAACTTTAGAACTGGCGAATTATTTGCTGTTCAACAAAGTACAGGTATTGTTACAATTAGTGCAGAATTCTTTGAATTAGACGGTCTTTCAGAATTAGCATTAGGCGGTGTTAGATTAGGCGGCTCTGGCACTGTAGTAAACGAATTTTCAACAGATCCTACATTTACAGCGGATTCTAATAACATCATACCTACACAACGAGCTATTGCAACATTTGTTGCTAACAGACTTAGCGTAGGTGGTGAAAATCTTGAAGTTAACAGAATAGTAGCAGGTAGGGTTGGTCTTGGCGGCAGCGAGAGTGAAATAGAAAATGTATTACAGCAGTATCTAGTTATACCAGTACCTGTAACGTTTGACGGAACATACTTAGAACCACAACTAACTGGGCCTGATATTGTACGCCAAACTAATATATCAGGAACTATAGTGAGTCAGATATTGTTCTTAAGACAGCCCGACGAAGGGATGCAATAATTAATGATACATCTTATGATAAATATACGAGCGGAGTTAAAAAATGGCAGAATTTAAACTAGGTAGAATCAGATTTGTTTGGAAAAACGTGTGGACACCATCTACGGTGTATTACCAAGATGACGTAATTGCATTTGGTGGAAAAATATATATTTGCGTTATTGGACACACTAGTCAACCCAACTTTTTCTCAGACTTTAATCTTGTTCCACCAAAATGGAACTTGCTCAGCGATGGCCAAATATGGAAAGGCGATTGGACTACTAGCACAAGTTATGTGTTTGATGACATAGTTAAATATGGTGCTAGACTATACATTGCAAATACTGTTCATACATCTACAGCTGATGTTAATGCCGGTCTCGAAGCCGATATTGCTAACTGGGATGCTTTTGCTGAAGGACTAGACTGGAAAGGTGCTTGGACTCCAAGCACTCGTTATCGTGTAAATGATTTTGTTAAATACGGCGGAACTACTTATGTGTGTAATGAATTGCATACGTCTGCCGCTACAGCTTCTTTGGGATTAGAAGCTAATCAAGACAAGTGGGATTATTTTAATCAAGGAATTGAGTTTAAAGGAACTTGGACTTCAGGAATCCGATACAAAGTTAACGATTTAGTTCGTTACGGTGCAGGAGTTTGGATTAGTACAGTAGCACATACTGCATCTGCAGACTTTGGTACTGATAACGCTAATTGGTCTAAATTTGTAGAAGGCTTCCAATATGAAAATGATTGGAGCCCATTTGTAAAATATCAAGACGGTGATGTTATTCGCTACGGCGGAAATCAGTACATAAGCAGATCAACTAATTTAGCAGTCATTCCAACCAGCGTCAATGACGACTGGGACTTGTTCACTGAAGGGTTTCGTTTCATTGGCGACTGGAACGAAGACAGTGCTAACCAACATTATAAAGTAGGCGAAGTTATTCGTCTTGGCGGATTCACTTATGTGTGCGTTAAAGATCATACAACTGCACAACAACCACCTGATGCAGAATATTGGAAACAGATTAACAGCGGATTTAGATGGCGCAATGTATGGTTAGACGACCAAGAGTACTACGAAGGTGACGTTGTTCGATTTGGTGATAACTCATACATTTGTATACAAGGACATATATCAGAAGGCGACGACGGATCTACTTTTGGCGGTGATCCAGGTAGTAGACCAGATCTAGTAAACAGTAGTCAATATTGGAATATTATAGCAGTTGGCACTGAACAAAGTGTACTAGCAGAAATTGGCGACTTAGTTTATTTTACAGGTTCAGCACCAGCAAGATTACCAATTGGTGAAAATGGACAAGTACTAACAGTTAGTGCAAATAATTTACCTAACTGGGAATTTTTAAGCAGTGTTGAAGATGTGTACTATGTTGCTGAACACGGTGTAGACGGAGAGTATCCTATCTACGGTGGAAGTGTTGATAGACCATTTAAAACTATTCGCTATGCATGTGAACAAGTTGAACAGGGAATTAAGAATCAACGAGCACAATTTATGCTTGACTCAAACCGAGTGTTTATACAGAAAGAAATAACTGCTTGGATTAGAGATCAAGTTGCAAGTGCTACAATAGGTAGCATCTGGGAAAATTTTGAGTACGATACTTTAAAATGCGAACGCGATGTTGGAATTGTTCTTGATAAAATTTTACATGATCTAGGCCACGGTGGCAATTTAAAAACTAGAGCCGCTGCACAAACATTCCTTAATGCACTTGCAGACGGTCCGTTCTCAACAGCCGCAGAAAATAACGGAACTGGCCCGTACGGAGATTTAGCAAGCGAAAGACTACAAAGCGTGGCTGCATACAACCGCATGCTAGTATTAATACAAGCCGTACTTGCAAATGAAGCACCAACTGTAATTTATCAAAATGTTGTAGATGATTCAGTAGCTATCGTAGATCAATATTTCAATGTTAACTTACGCATTGAACAAGGCGCACTTACTAGAATAACAGAATTAGCTAATATTATTATTACAGCAATAAGCACAGGCAATGTGAATTCAATACCAGCTAGAGAAGTTTCTTTTAGTCTAATAAAAGTATCTACTGGTAAGCATTTTGAAACTCTACCAATAATTGTGCCAGCTTATACTTGTGTACAAGGTGACGAACTTCGTTCTACACAAATTATTGCTCAAGGATCTACAGTACCAGCAGGTGATTCAGTATATACAATCGCTACATTTGATAGAATTGCCGATGTAGTGTCTAACGTAGTCAAAGGTGTCACAGTAACACCTACCGTAGGTAACAACGAATTACAAAGTCAAGAATGGCCGTTGGCGATTCAAGCCGAAAGCGATGCTGTATACGACTTAGTTAAAGTAATGAAGTATCGTGCAGATTATCTGTTAGATACTATGCACAGCGCATACTTAACAAACCCAACTGGTTATAGTACTAGTTTGTTAAATGCAAGACAAAATATTCGCACTAATATAGATTTTGCAATAGCAGAAGTTATTGCATACCTAGCAGAAGAATATCCTGCGCTACGTTACGGCAAAACTAAAACTCGCAGAGATGCACGATATATAATTGATGCATTAGTCTATGATTTGACCTATGGCGGAAATGCATTAAGTGTTGCAGCAGGATTAGCTTATTGGGACGGTGATGATAATACACAGCCTCAAATTCCAGCAAGTATTAAAACTGCAACTATTAATTCTTTAAATTTTTTAAAAACTACGTTACAAAGCATAGCAGGCAATACTACTGTTGTTAGTCCTAGACAAACGTTAGTAACACAAACGCTTACAGGTAATGTTGGAAGTATAACACAGATTGCTAATAATGTTGAAGACATTATAGAAATATTAGATGTTGGACCAAGTGCAGTAGGTACAACTGTAACACTAGTTGATCCTACACCAGCAAATGGCGTTAATACTACAACAGCACTAATTAGTGACTATACTGCAATCAGTGCCAGCGGGTTTGACGCTATACAAGATGCTGTAGAAGCATACCTAGCTACAAATTATTCAGATGTTGATTACAGTGTTACAAAGGCTCGTAGAGACGCGGCAATCGTTGCTAAGGCAGTAGCTTTTGACTTTATGTTTAATAGCAATTATCAAACATTAAAAGCAGCACACGCATACTTAAGATTAACATCTTCAGAATTATTTGATAGAGATGATAGAATCAAAGAAGCTACTCGTAACAGTTTAACAGTAGCTAGAAACACAGCATTAGGATTAATGAGTAATGCTACAGCTGAGGCAAGATTAACAGAAAGCTACAGAATTGTAGATCAAATCATATTTGGCGGATCTAGCGAAGGTAGTGTATGTCAAACTGAAAATCAAAATAGAGAATACGCAAGACTACAGCTTGAGCGTAATAGAAACTTTATTGTAGCAGAAGTTGCAGCATATGTAGCACAAACTTATCCAGGATATACATATGATGTAGAGTTGTGCTTACGCGATGTTGGACTATACATTGATGCACTAAAGTATGATCTAAAATATCCAGGCAACTACAAATCTCGCTATGTATCTCGTTATTATGCTAACGCAGTACGAGGCAGTAGAGAAGAAGACATGTTCTACTTACGCGATGCAACTGGCTTAAGAGATTGTACATTAAACGGATTAAATGGAGATTTAACACCACCAAACGAATTTGGTACAAGTCGGGTGACAGCTGGTGCTTACGCTAGCTTAGATCCAGGCTGGGGACCAGACGACTTTACTACATGGATCATAACACGATCACCGTATGTACAGGGTCTAACAACATTTGGTAATGCGGCTATCGGACAAAAAGTTGACGGTAATCTGCATAACGGCGGCAACGATTCTATAACATCCAACGACTTTACTCAGGTTATTTCAGACGGTATTGGTGCATGGATTACTAATAACGGTAGAGCAGAACTTGTATCTGTATTTACATACTACTCTCATATTGGCTACCTAGCAGAAACTGGTGGCAGAATTCGTGCAACCAACGGCAACAACTCCTACGGTGACTTTGGATCTGTAGCAGAAGGTGTTGACCCTGACGAAACTCCTGTAACAGCAGTAGTTGATAATCAAACCCAATATAGTGCTACAATTAGCAATGTATTCACTGATAACAATCAGCTACTAGGATTTGAATTTAACCATGCAGGTAACGATTATACTGAAGCTGTAATTGATATTTTTGGTGCTGGAACTGGGGATGTAGTTGTAGCTGACGAGTTCCGCGACAATGCTGTTATAAATGTTAAAGTTGATTTAGAAACAGTTATTCCGCCAGCTACACCTGCACCGCTAGGTGGAAGTGGCTATGTTCGAGTAAGTAACGTTGCACAGAGCGGAACAACAACTAGTGTATTTTTATCAGCAACTGATGGTGCTTTAAGTACAGCTTATGTTGGAATGAAAGTGTATATCATAGGCGGCGCAGGTATTGGTAACTATGGTATAATAAGCACTTACGATGCTGGTTCTAAAGAAGCAGAGGTAATAAGAGAAAGTAACGGTGCAGCTGGATGGGATCATGTTATTCCAGGCACAACCATTGTAGCACCTAACAGTTCGTCAACTTATTTGATTGAACCAGCTATTTCTTTTACAGCTCCTCCTAAGACAACAACAGCTACAACTATTAGCAGTAGTAATTATGCAAATGCGCATTATTTTGAAACTTCTGCACAATATACAGCCGTTACAACTACAGGCGGCGCCGGTACAGGATTAACTTTCAACATTACACGTAACGGCGAAAGATACTACCTAACAACTAACAGTGCAGGATCTAATTATGTTAGAGGTAATACAATTACTATTGCAGGCACATCTGTTGGTGGCGCAAGCCCTGCCAACGATATTACAGTAATTATTACTAGTATCAATAGTGTAACAGGAGCAGTAGTCAACTACGACTTTACAGGTCTTGCACGAAAAGGTTTATTCCTTGCAATACCTAACAGCGGTACTGGTGCTCAAAAGAGTATAGATGGTGTAACTTGGAGTGCAGAGGTATTACCTGCTAGTGCTAGTTCATACAAAAATATTGCTAGCGGACTAATTAACGATGGATCAAGTACATTTAAACAAAGTGTTGTGATTGTTACAGCAGGTACAACAGCAGCATATTCAAATGACGGTGATGTATGGAGCACTAGTACAATACCAACGGGTGCTGGCTATCAAACAAATGTTGCATTTGGACAAGTTACAAGCAACATTGGTAGATTTGTTGTAATCGCAGAAGGTTACAGAGATGTAGCATATTCAGACAACGGCGGCGCAACCTGGTCATTAACAACAAATGCTCTACCAGCACTTGGATATCTTCCTATTGCATACGGAAAGGGATTGTTTGTAGCTATTAAGAGCGGTACTACTAATAGTGTATATAGCACTGACGGCATTGCTTGGACAGCAGGTTCAGGACTACCAAACAAAACTTGGAATGATATTACTTGGGGTAATGGTAGATTTGTTGCTCTAGCTAGTGACGGCACTTGCTCATACAGTTTAGATGGTATTACTTGGAGTAGTGCTGTAACTATTGCAGGAAGCATAACTACAAACAACATTGCATACGGACAAGGTGTATTTGTTGTAACAACTACAACAACAGCATTATACCATTCAGAAGATGGAATTGTATGGACAGCAGTTACCAGCTTACCAAACACAGGATATTTTGCTGTAGCATTTGGTAATCCAGCTAGAACGGGCAAATTTGTACTAATTGGTTCAGGTACTACAACAGCAGGCCTTGATGCAAGAATTGGAGCTAGAGCTCGAGGTAGAGCTGGCGTTAGTAACGAACAGATATTTGAAATACGACTAATTGAACCAGGCTCTGGCTATACCAGCGGTGCACCAACTATTACAGTCACTGATCCTAACAATATTGACGATGTAGTAGTAGAAGCAAGATTAAATAGCGGAGCAATAGCTAATCCTACATTTGTTAACAGAGGAACTGGGTTCATTACTGCAAGTGCAGAAATTGATAGTCAAAATTCTAACGGTAGTGCAGACTTTATACAGGACGGTACATTTATTGCTGTGAAGAGACTAACACAGCAGCCAGTATCAGGATCAAACATAGTGTTTGATAGTTTACCTGGACAGTTCTTTAAATTAGTTAATACTGTTAGTTTCTTAGGAACTAGTCCAGGATCGTACACAGGATTTTTACAAGTAAGTCCTGCTATTCCAGTAGGTACTCGATTAGCTAACAACGAAGCAGTAGAACTACGTATTAGATTCTCGCAAGTTCGATTAACTGGTCACGATTTCTTAGATATTGGTACTGGCGGATTTAATACTACAAATTATCCAAACACTCCTTTACAACAACCTATTCAAGCTAACGAAACAGTTGATTCAAATGGTGGACGAGTATTCTTCACAGCTACTGACCAAGACGGTAATTTCCGAGTTGGCGATTTGTTTAGTATTGAGCAGAGTACAGGTGTTGCAACACTTAATGCTGATGCATTTAATATTGCAGGACTACAAGAGTTAAGTTTAGGTGAAGTTACACTAGGTGGTAACTCAGCAAGTATTACTGAATTTAGTACAGATCCATTCTTTACTGCTAACTCAGATAATATTGTGCCAACTCAACGAGCTGTTAAAGCGTACATTGAAGCACAGATCGGTGGCGGCGGCGCTTCATTGAATGTAAACTCAGTAACAGCAGGTGACATATTTGTTGGTGCCAATACAATTACAACTGTAAGCGGCGCTCCGATAAATATAAAAGGTAATGTAGTGTTTAACGGCACAGTTTTAGGATTACCTCTAGCATATAACTATTTCTTAAGATAATTGGAGAACAAATAACATGAACGGAATTTTAGCAAATGCTGCCCTGGCAGCAACAACCTACACAAGTATATACGGCCCGCCCGCAGATACATTTAGTGTGGTAACTATAAGCATTTGTAATAAAAATGCAACAGCAATTAATGTGCGAATAGCATTAGCAGTTAATCCTAATATACCAGCACCAGGTAACTACATTGAATATAATGCAGAAGTTTTACCAGGTGGAGTATTAGAACGTGGCGGTGTTGTAATACAAAATGGTAGGACAATTTATGCCTATTCAACGCAAGCAAACACTGATGTTGTTGTCTACGGAATAGAAACATCAACAGTATAAAAATCCAAGGAAATAGATTATGTCTAGAAAAATCACATCAGGTAAAGTAGGTCGAGCAGTGCTAGGTAGCCTAACTACCGTTAATAATAGTATTCAATCTGTAGTGTCTAATGCTAATGTATTGTTAGAACCAAATGGCTCTGGCATTGTGCAGTCTGTTAGTTCTATGCAGATTAATGCTCAAAATAGTTTAAGATTAGCCGATGCTGACTCTAGCAATTTTGTAGCACTTAGGGCACCCGCAACTGTTAGTGCTAACGTAACTTATACGTTTCCAGCCGCAGCCGTTGATAATACAGTATTAAGAAGTAACGCAAGCGGAGATTTGAGTTGGGTTGCTCCATTCGTTAGTGTGGCTAACCAAGCAGCTGACACAGCAGTATATTATCCAGCAATTACTACTGCTACTACAGGAACAGTGTCAACAGTATCTGTAAGCAGTACTAAACTAACTTTTGTGCCAAGTACAGGAGTATTGAGTTCAACAGAGATGCGTGTAACAGCAAGTACAGTATCAAATGCTGTTACAAACGGAGCATTAGTAGTTACAGGTGGAGTAGGTGTTGGTGGTCAATTAACTGCGGCAGGCATTGTTGAAACTTCTAGTATAACATTAAAAGAAAATATTTTGCCAATTGAGAATGCACTAGACAGCATTTTAAAACTAAGTGGCGTAACTTACGATCGTATTGATAATAAAGAACACGAAGCAGGGTTGATTGCTGAATGGACAGATGAAGTGTTACCAGACTTAGTTACTAAAGATGACCTAGGTAACACTATAGGTATTAAATATACTAAATTAACAGCTTATCTAATTGAATCTATTAAAACTTTAAAACAAGAAATTAATGAATTAAGGGCAGCTAAGTAATGGCAACATTAAAAAATCTTACTGTAAACGATACTGGGTTTATCAGACTTCCTAGCGGAACAAACGCACAGCGACCAGGTAGTCCAACGGTTGGTATGATAAGATACAATACAGATATTGCATCTAATGAATATTGGAATGGTAGTGCTTGGGTACGTGTAGAAGAGTCAACAGTAGGTAATGCTAGTACAGGCGGAGCAATCACTACCGCAGCAGGATATAGAATTCACACATTTACTTCTGGAACACAACAATTTACACCAACCAAAGACGGTGTTGTAGAAGTACTAACAATTGCAGGCGGTGGCGGAGGCCACAGTATTTCAGGTGGAGGCGGCGCAGGCGGCTATATCTATGTTAGCGGAGTTCCTGTAGTTGCTGGAACTGCGTATCCCGCAGTTGTTGGAACAGGTGGCAATGGCTGTTCAAGTCATAGTGCAAATGATGGTACTTCAGGTAATCCTAGCACATTTGGCGGCGGTACTCCAGTATCAATTGTAGCAACAGGCGGTGGCCGAGGATGTCATTATCCCCCAGGTAGTCAACCAACTAGTGGCGGTGGATCAGGTGGTGGTGGCCCAGGATGGAATGGTGGTCCAGAAACTATACATGCTGGAGCAGCTGGAACAGCAGGACAAGGACACCCAGGTGGCGTAGGTGCTCATTATAACGGAACTCCTACAGGTACACACTATGGTGGTGGTGGAGGCGGTGGCGCAGGCTCAATGGGCTACGGACGCTCAAATCGTAATCAACAAGGTCGTGGCGGTGAAGGCATGGCATCAAACATTGGCGGCGGTGTAGTTTGGAGAGCAGGCGGTGGTGGCGGCGGCTATCACAGCCCAGGTCACGGAGTATCAACTCTTGCAGGTAGAGGCAGTTTAGGAAATACACTTCCGGGTCAAAACGGTCAAGCTGGCGGCACTAACTTAGGTGGTGGTGGTGGTGGTGGTCCATATTCACCAGAACCACAAGGCGGCGGCCCAGGTGGTCCAGGCGTGGTTATTGTAAGATATCGAGGTTAAGAATGGCAACGCTAAAGAATTTAACAGTAAACGACACTGGATTTATACAAGCAGCCGTAGGTAATACTGCTGCAAGAACCAATACCAACGGTGATTTTAGATTTAACACTACTACTAACGAAGTTGAACAGTATGTTAACGGAGTTTGGAAAACAGCAGACGGGTCAATAAGTGCAGGTTCAGGAACCACAATAGCAACCGGCGGTACTATTACAACAGCAGGCGGCTATAGAATTCATACATTTACTAGCAGTGGTACTTTTAGTGCTCCTTATACAGGTAGAGCAGAAGTATTGGTAGTAGGTGGTGGCGGTGGTGGCGCTCCAATCGGCGGCGGAGGCGGTGCAGGCGGATACGTTTATGAATCAGCAGTATCGGTCATAGGTGGACAGAATTATACAATTAATAGAGGTGGCGGTGGCGCAGGCGGATTCCATCACTATTCAGATGAAGGAACATCCGGCGGTCCATCAAGTTTTGTTGGACCAAATGCAAACATCGAAGCAGTGGGCGGCGGCAAAGGTGGCCAATATAGTGCAGGCAGTACAATTCCTGCAATGAGCGGTGGTTCAGGTGGCGGCGGTCCAGGCGGAAACGGAACTCCAGGTACAGTATATACCAGCTATCCCGGTGAACATCCAGGCGGTACAGGCGTAATAGGACAAGGACATCCAGGCGGATACGGTCACCACGGCACTGGCCCAGGATATCCAAATCCGGGTACTCAAGGTTCTGGAGCAACACATGCTGGAGGATCAGGTGGTGGCGCAGGATCACGAGGAATAAGCAGATATTCTAATTGGGTTCGCTGTCACGGCGGACAGGGAATTACAAATGCAATAGGCGGCTCAGCAGTAATTTATGCAGCTGGCGGTGCTGGCGGAACACACGTTAATCCTGCCTACGGCCATAGTCCAGATCCAGGTGGTGCCGGCGACGGCACAGGAAATTCAGGTACACACGGCGGCGCAGTAGCTACAGCTGGTGGAACTAACCGAGGTGGTGGAGGTGGAGGTGGTGCTCACCCAGGCGGCGAAAATCCAGCAGGCTTGGGCGGCCCGGGTGTGGTTATTGTGAAATATAGGATATAATAAATGGCAACGTTAAAAAATGTAACAGTAAACGATAGTGGATTTATTCAACTTCCTAGTGGAACAACTGCACAACGTCCAGTCACTCCAAGTGCTGGAATGATTCGATACAATACCGATAACGCAAGAAATGAAGTATACAACGGAACTGTTTGGGTAACCCTCGAAGGATCTGCACTAGGTTCTGGCGGTACACTTAGTACCACAGGTGGATATAGAATACACACATTTACCAGTGGATCTACAACCTTTACTATGACATATCCAGGACAGGTAGAAGTACTAATGGTTGCCGGTGGTGGTGGTGGTGCACAAATTGGTGGTGGTGGTGGCGCAGGCGGAATGATATATGAATCGCAGGCCAGTTTGCCCGCAGGCAACTATACCATTAACGTAGGCGCAGGCGGCTCAAGAGAAACACAGCATAATGCTAACAATCAAAACCCAGGAAATCCTTCTAGTGTAGTAGGAGCAGGAATACCTCAGCAGTACAATGCTATCGGCGGCGGTAGAGGTAGTTCATATACTTCTGGACATTCAGTAATACGATTGAATAACGGTGGTAGTGGTGGCGGTGGCCCTGGCGGACACACACCAGGAGCAGGAGGTGAGGGCGGTTGGTGGCCACAAGCGCCCGGCGGTCACGGAAATCAAGGAACTAACCATCCTTGGTTAGCAGGAATGCCAAATGCTACACTTCAAGGTACGCCTACAGGAAACAATAACGATCATATTTCCATGGAAGGCAATGGATATGGCAGCGGTATAGCAGGTCAAGGTCACCCTGGCGGCTTTGGTGCTCACGGTGGCGGCTTTGGCTGGGCAGCAGGTTCTACTACCATTCACTGCGGTGGTGGTGGAGGCGGTGCTGGATCGTCTGGTAAACCAACAAGCAGTGGTAACGAAATGGGCACAGGTGGTGCTGGCCTAGCAAGTCAAGTAACAGGAACTCTTACTCGATATGCTGGCGGTGGTGGCGCAGGTACACACGCCCCAGGTAACTACGGTCATTACGGACTTGCAGGCGCTCACGGTGGAAGTTTAAATGCGTTTGGTGGAGGTGAGGGCGGAACAGGCTCAGTTGCAGGACAATCAGGCGCTACAAATTCAGGTGCAGGCGGTGGTGGCGGATATTGGAGTAACACACAAAGTGGTGACGGCGGCCCTGGAGTCGTTGTAATTCGATACAGAAATACTTAATTCACTTTTGTTAGATTTGATCTAACATGCAGCATAAATTAAAGTATGAATATAACAATCGTTGGCGGCGGCACAGCCGGTTGGCTAGCGGCTTATTGTATAAGTAAGTCGCAGCCAAACATACACAAAATTACAGTAATTGAATCAAGTGAAATTGGCATTATTGGTGCCGGAGAAGGATCTACAGGATTCTTCACTGATCTCTTAGCTGGAAGATATTTCAAAACTGACATTAATCTACAAGAGTTTGTAGACTACTGTGATGCAACTAACAAAATTGGTATTAAATTTAATAATTGGTTAGGTGATAATACTTCATTTTTTACACCCCTAGACGGCAGTCCTTCAGCTGGTAGAATGAATGATCATGTGTTTAAATATGTACTGCACAAGTTTGGTAAAGACAAAGCTCATATCGCTTCTAAAATAGGTCTAGACTACGAAGTAGAAAGAAACTACAATGTGTTTAATGCGTTTCATTTTAATGCACACAAAGTTGGAAAGTTTTTTAAAGAACGCTGCATAAAAGATAACATCACACACATTGACGCTATAGTTAAAGACTGTGTGCTTGATCCTCAAAACGGACATATACAATCAGTAGTTCTAGATGATGGTAGAAAAATTGAATCAGAATTTTTTATTGATTGCAGCGGCTTTAATAAAATTCTAATGAAAAAATTAAATGTAGGATGGAAGTCCTACAGTAAGTATTTGCCCTGCAATACTGCAATGCCATTTCTTTTAGACTATACTCAAAATGATAAAATAAAACCTTGGACTGATGCTACGGCACTGTCATCTGGTTGGATGTGGGACATACCTTTACAAACTCGACGAGGATGCGGTTATGTTTACAACAATAATTTTATATCAGCAGAAGATGCTAAACTTGAAGTGGAGCAGTTACTTGGAAGAGAAATTACTCCTATTAAGATAATAAATTTTGACCCAGGCAGATCAGAAAAGTTCTGGGAAAAAAATGTATTGTCCTTAGGACTAGCAAGTTGTTTTGTTGAACCGCTACAAGCTACAAGTATCCATACTACTATTGCTCAACTACTATTGTTTATTAATGACTTCTTATCAAGTGATCTTAAAACTACAAACCTAATAGAAAATCAAGATTCATATAACACGCGAACTGCACATTTTTATGATCTTAATCTAGACTTTGTTTCTATGCACTACCAAGGCACTAGAGCAGATACTCCATTCTGGCGCCATATAAAAGAAAACAATATTGTTAGTCCGTTCGCTGATAATATTATTACTCGATCAAAAAATAAGTTAGTAAGTTATTTTGAAATAGCTAATAATTTTGGTGCACCTGCAATTGGCTTATGGAATTGGAGTATGGCAGGACTTGACTTACTTAATCCTGAATCGGCGCACAAAGATCTAATAGAATCTAACATGTATCACATTGCTGAAACAGACTTTCTAAAACATATTACTACAAATTATCAATAGGTATCTGTAATGAAGGTAAGAAAATTAAAAAACAGTAAAAAAGTTGCAGAATTAGAATCTGCAATAACACTTACAGTAGTAACTAAGTGTCCAGAGAAATGGATCTTAATTGATCAAGAAACTGGAGAACTTTATACTGGGCATGCTACCGAAGGAAAACATAGCTGGAAAAAACTTAATTTATCGATAAAGGATCTAACAGATAATGCCTCAGTTTAAGACAACTAAGAATATTTTTGAAGATTTTAATGACGAAGTGTGGAATGATAATAACATGGACTCAGATAAAATAGTTTTACCACCTAGTCCTGATTGGAGCTACGACAGGATTATGGAAATCGAAGATGTTGAAATATGGGAAGTTATCATAGAACGAGGCGGCGGCACAGCAGTATATGCAGCTTGGTGCCCTTATGCAGAATATTATATCATACGACATAACTGGGGTGAAGATCTAGAAGCGTTCTATGGAAGATTCGTACAACCTCAAGTATTAGAAAGAATAGACGAATTAAAAATTCCATATTCTAAAGATGCACACTTTAGATTTATGGACAAATTTAACGATAAAAACTACGGTGTGCTGACTAGAGGAAAAACGTCTATTTAATAGTCGTAGTTAGTATTAAAACTTATTGAAATCCTATCTTCACTAGTAAGGTTAGTAGTAACAGAATGTTCTAACCAACTAGGAAAAATTAAAAGCATTCCTGTCCTTGCTTTATATACAGTTGTTCCACTAGTCATATCATTCCAATTTTCTACAATATGATTTGGTAAGTAACTGAGCATTACATGATCTCTATAAAAAATTAAATCACCACATTCGCCTTCTGGAACTTTAGGATAATATACTCCACTGAATAAACTTCTTGGATGCAGGTGTCTAAGATTGTAACTGCCATATGGATTAATATTAATCCAACTGCCTTTAACATATGATGGATATTCTATTTTTAATCCCATTGATCGATGCACATCGACCAGCGTGTTGTTTATTGATTCTATTAAATTTAAATAAGAGTTAGGTGGATTTTCAATATCAGAACATTGCCACCCTTCTCTATTAGATTTATGTATTCCGTCTTTCTTTGATTTTAGCTCGTAAGCATATGCTATAAGTTCGTCATTGTTTAAATTTAGATCAGTTTCCCATACCGGATTTGAAAACCATCTATCTATTATTAAATTTGCCATTAGTTGTAATTGATATTAATTGTGATTCTTCTTGGACTATTAACTGGATTGCTTCCTGAATGATAAGTGAATCCGTTTTCTAAAAAATATAAAGAATTTGCAATTGGAGTAACTCTTTCTTTAATATCCGGACTAACTGGATGCCAAGTTGATTTATCGTTAGGATTGTATTCTTTATTAAAAATGAAAGTATCACCGTCACTGTCATTAAGATAATAGATGAGTGTTTTGTGCGGATCAAATCTATCAATATGCGGGCCATTATAGTGATCGTTAGTATATCCAATAATTGGTGTTTGTAAATTTATTTTTATTCTTAAAAAATTATTAATTTTAACACCAAGTTGTTTTTGAAAACTTTCAATAATTGGTGCTACAAATTGCAAAACATCTGATACTTTTCCTTGATCACAATCCCATACTACATGAGTAAAACCATGACTAGGAAACATACGTGGATCTTGCACAGGCTCATCAAACCCTCTAAATGCTATATCAGGTTGATAATACCACGGGAAGTTTACGCCCGATACTAGATTGTATAAGTTGTTATAATCGTTAGTAGAAAGAACGTTATTTACAATCATTAATTATTTCTCATATATTCTATAAAAGAATAGTGATCTATTAATGTTGTTAAATTTAAATTAATATTTCTAAAGTACTGATACTTTAATAGATCATAATCGTCTTTTCTTTTACCATTATAGTAAGCATCAAATATTTTTTTAGCATGATCAGGATTAAAAAACTTTTGTCCATTACCGCATGCTAAAAAGCTCTTTGCAGCCCAGTCTAGACCTATGTTAGAAAACATATCATAACTAGGTATTGTGTGTTTTGATTCTTCTAATAACTTATGCAACGATGCTGGAATCTTATTGTCTTTAGTGAAATTACTCCAAAACGTAGTGTCATCCCTTTTTGTGATATAATGAAAATAAACAAATCCTAGAGTGTTATCGTTCATGTCACAATGCCGTTGATTAACTTTATCTCTAGCAGTCTGATCGTTATGTGTTATGGCCGCCGGATTTTCTATCCATGCATTCAGCATCATCAATGACGTCCATATAGAGGTAGCCTCTAACGGTTCTATAAAGCCCGAACTTAGTCCAATAGCTAAACAATTCTTTTCATATATTTTTTCAAATCTACCTGGTTCAAAGTTTAATATCCTAGGCACTTCAACCTCAATACCTATTTCTTGATCTAGTTCTGCTTTGGCATCTTCATCAGAAACTCTATCGCTATCATAAACATATCCGCAACCAAATCTGCCTTGAACTGGAATTTTCCACATCCATCCCCATTTCATAGCGGTTGAATCTGTGTAAGGAGGAATTATTTGTGAGTTATTTGGAATAAAGAATGGCATTGCTCGCTTTGCAGGCAAATACTCTTTGTAACTTTTCCATGGCGTTTTATACAAATTACCAATGGCTAATCTCTTAAAGCCCGAACAATCAAACACAAAATCGCATTCAATCTTTTTTGAATCAATATTAACTGATGTAATATGTCCACTGTCTGTAGTAGTAAAGTTTGTAACAATGCCGTCTATGACATTAATGCCTCTTGACCTGCCTATATTTTCAAGACACGATGCTAGTAAGTTAGCATCAAAATGAAGCGCAGTTCTTCCTAATCTAGTAAAGTGTAGTATAGGATCTAAATCTTTGTTAGTAGCAGATGGATTAGGAATAAATCTCACACAATTTCTATCAGACGCTGCTGAATTAAAACCTATGTCATCTAATGATCCTCCGTTAGCAATCACTTCGAGATCTAATAATGGTAACTTTGTGTGCTTTAATTCGCTGAATATAGTATGATCCAACTCTGGGTTATCCATAAACGAATGGTAGTAGTATTTTCTATCACCGTTCCAATTAGAAAATTTAATACCGCTTTTTAAAACTGCTTTTGCATCCTTGATTAGTCTGCTTACAGGAACATCAATTTCATCTAAAAAATCTATAATATGAGGAGTAGTACCTTCACCTGCTCCAAGTATTCCTATTTCGCTACTTTGTATAACAGTGATCTGACTATCAGGAAAGTTTGCACGAACAAATAGTGCAGAAATCCATCCAGCACTACCTCCGCCTACAATTACAAATTTAAAATTTTTATCTATATGAATCATATTAACTTATTCAAAGTATGTTAACCATCCTGTTATAATATACTTTGTTCCACTTAGCGGAGGATTTCCTCGATGCGTGTGTGTATAGGTAGACGGCCATATTAGCATAGTACCTGCTTTAGGTTTTATTCTTTTATGGAGATAAAGGAATTCTGTTTCACCTCCTTCTTCTACATCGTTAAGATACATCATAAATGTGACTAATCTATTTGATGTTTCATTTCCAGTATTTTCAAAATGCCAATTATGAAAGCCTCCGCCTTTATCAGTTCGCTGTATACGCAACATATAAAAACCGTGTTTGGCAGCAGTTCTTAGCATTTCAAACTCTTTAGTATAATCTTCGTAGCATTTCCATAATGCGTCTGCAAACGGAAAAATAATAGGTGAACCTTTAGGCAATGTTATTACATCAGGGTGGCATAAAAATACTGATTCGTCTTTTCTTACAGTAGCTTGTGTAGTATATTGATCTTGATCAATAACAAGATTATAGTCTCTAAGACTTTCAAAGTAGTTGATCATAGCATTGCAATGTTCTGCACTAACAGCATTTTCGTAAATGCCAATAAAATCTTCTATTTTACCGTGTATCATATTAAATTAAAATTTACATTAAGTCTAAAATTTGATTCGCTTGGAAAGCCAGCAGCGTGATATAGATTTCCATCAAATAATAAAAATCTTCCCTTTTTAGGAGTAACTTGTTTTAGTATAGATCCTGTAGCATGATCATTAAAAATAAACGTATCTCCGTCGCAGTTGTTGGCATAATATATTAGGACTTTATGGTCACTATTACCATCAATGTGTGGAGTTGTATATATTTGATTAGCATTATGCGATGCTGGTTGTAGATTTGCTTTAGATCTAAATAGTTCTGTAAATTGAATTTTAGAACGATCTAAGAATCTATTTAATATAAAATCTGACAATAGATAATTATCAGAATTTTTTAATTTATCAAGATAAAATACATGTGTAAGTAACAGTGCTTCACCAGACCAAGAGTTTGAATTTTTTTTAATATTATCAAAATCTGTTGTACAATGATTGTGTCCTATAGATAAAAACCAAGGAAATTTTGGATCTCTTAAAAACTGCTCTATGTGATCACACTCTTCGGCGGATAGAATATTATCAAATACTTCTATCATACTATCCTGTAAATGTCAAATATTTTTTGTTTGGAAAATAATGTTTGGAAACAGTTTTGTTTAATTTACCTTCTTTATCATATCCAATAAACGGTCTTTTATCAAACTTAAAATCTGCATACGGTCCGTTAGCATCAACATAATGACAGAAAAATTGCACATGAAACGAATTAGTCGGAGCATCAAATACTTCGCGCCAATGTTCTACTTCACAGCCTCTATAAATTACAAGATCACCTGGCTGCATAGCACATCTAGCATCGCCAACAAATATAGGCCATTCGTAATCAGCACCCTTATAATCAAAACCTAAGGTAACTGTAGTAGAAATTTCGCAACTAGGACGATCGATGTGTTTTACTAAATCAGCGCCAGGTTTGTAAACTCTATAATACGAATAGGTTGGATGTAACTTAAGACCTGTATTTTCTTCCATCATAGGATGCAGATACAATAAAAAAGCTTCTATTAACGTATCAGCATACTTGCTATGCGAATTATGAATTTGTGGAGAGTCGCCTTCCTCTAATGATAGATCATTTCTTTCATCTAATAACGCATAGGTAGTTGCTATATTGATCAGCTCGGGCGACAATACATTATTAACTTGCACATACTTATTTTTTTGAAAAAGATCCGCATTAGTCATTGTTACATTCCTTGAATTGGACGATCGTGAATCCAAGTAACTAGACTATATTTTGTTCCTTGTGTTACAGGATGTGCAACATGTTTATACGCAAAATTAGATGGAAATAAAATCAACATACCTTTTTGAGGTTTTATCTTAATTTTAAAATTAGGAAACTCAATGTGTCCACCTTCGTATTCGTCGTTGAGATATACGACTGCACTAATACATCTACCTGATTGAGTTCCACCGTCGTAATGTGCTTTATATTCTTCACCGTCTCTATATTTTAATGCTTGGTACGGTTCATGATACAAGTATTCATTCATTTCATATCGTTCAGTATACGGAATTGTAGATGCTAATAAAAGAAAATACATTTGATTGTGTATGTCTTTCATAGTTTGACTATCAACAGATTCGCCGCCTAAGGTAATACCTAACCCTAAATTAGTACGAGCTTGTTGTCGATGCCCTTGACCTACGGTTCCTGCTCTACTCCAACCAACACCTGAATTAATATTTGAACACTCTTGTTCAATCCTTGCAATAGTTAACTCTGGCTCAGGCCAAGCATTTTCAAAAATATCTATGCACCCGCCTACAGTAGCTGACGGTTCAAGCCTTCCAGCAAAAATATTGTTAACCAACATATTATTCTTGTCCTTTATGAATGTTGTCTTTTAAATATTGATAAAGACTTCCGTAATTTTTTGCACTTTCATTCCAGCGAGCTTTTCTTTCTTCCCACATTCTAAAAATAGGGTCGTAAGTAATTCTAAAATTTTCTCTTCTTAAATTTTGTCTAAGAGTTACAGTTGTCTTATCAGAAACAAAATAATTCATTCCTACACTAATCCAATTAATTCCTGCTATGTCTGAATCATGACCGTACTCAAACATTTTTGCGCCTTGAAGTTTATAAAATCCTATAGCAGTTTCTGGCTCTAATGACGGCATGCCTGGAGAATAAACTCGATTAGCATTAGCCTTCCAATATTCTGTATCGTCCCTGATACTTAATGCGTAGTGCATTGCAACAAATTGTGCAAAATTTCTCCACATACCAAATGTTGCTGCATTGTATACATCTTTATCCCATTGGGTAATTGCTGGACGCTCAAGTGTTTTAATTAATTTAAATAAAAACTCGTGTACAGTATACAAGCCATTTGATTCTAGTGGTTCAATAAATCCTGCAGATAATCCAATAGCAACAACATTTTTTACAAAAGTTCTTTTGTGAATTCCAACACGCATACTAATATCGTTAAACTCGAGAGCATCAACTTCTTCTCTAGTTCTAGGCACTACCATTTTATCGCTCATTAGATGTTGTTTAAATTCTTCTCTAGCATCTTTTGGAGTAATAAATTTATCACTATATACATATCCTGTACCTAAGCGTTCCCAACTAGGAATATTCCATACCCATCCATTGCCAATAGCTGTACTATTAGTAAATGGTTCTAATTCTTTTTCTTTATCTTTATATGGAATTCGAGTTGCTATAGCTTTATTGTTTGGCAACATATTACTATATGATACAAACTCTTCTTTTAGAGCGCCTGCTAACAGAATACTTTTGAAGCCAGTACAGTCAACATATAAATCAGCAGAAATTTCATCGCCTGACTCAAGTACAAGTTTTTCTACACCATTTTCGTTTACTTTAATATCTATTACAGTAGTAGGTATGTGTTTTACACCTCTAGGCTTGCAATATCTTTCTCTAAGCCAAGCACCAAATTTTGTTGCATCAAAATGATATGCTACATCATTGTCTGGTTCGTAGTTATCAAAAAGTCCGTAGTTGTTTAACGCAAACTTGTTATGATCCCATAGAGCAGCGGCCGGAAAAAAGCAGTTTACATAATCACCGATTGGAGTATCTGGATATAGTGCTTTTTTAACGAGCCAATCATTCATTCCGTTAATAGTACCTTGTGTTAATGGTCTTCCAAACGGATAATGAAATCCACCTGCATCTTTTTCGTAAAAGTCAGTAAACTTGATGCTCATTTTATAACTTGCATCAGTAAATGTCATGAAATCTTTTTCGTCAATTTCTAAAAATTTACAATAGTCATTAATTCCGCCAAGTGTGCTTTCTCCTACGCCTACGATTGGAACATTTGGACTTTCAATTACAACAATCTCTTTTTCAGGATATGCTTTTATTAATGCAGCGGCACTCATCCAACCTGCGCTGCCGCCGCCTACTATTATAATTTTTTTAACTGGCTTTATCATGGATTGCTTTCGCTTAACATTTTAAGAATTACTGTTTCAAAAAATTGAACAGTTATATTATCAACACCTTCTGTATTTTCTAGTTCAGTGTTTCTAAAATTACCAACCTGTGTTGTTAATTCAGCTTTGGTAATTGTAGTGTCTACAAAGTTTTGCCAAATACTAGCTAATTGATCTGTTAACGCAAGTATTCTTGCTTCATTTTGATTTCGAACTATAGCCTGCACTCTTAGACCGTTGATTGCATCAATTACAGTTACTTCATCTCTAGGAGCAGTTACTACTACTTCTTCTGGCACAGTCCATATATGTTCTGTTCCTGGCGGTATTGTGTATTCTACGCCGTTGACTATTCTTGTGGTACTCATTTTTCTCTCTCCTTGCGGTTATTTCTTTTAAAAATATTGTATAGTTTTCCCAGATGGTAGGAAATTTTTCTTCCTTTTAGTGCTGCGAGGTCATAATACTCTTGGGTACAATATTCAGTAGTAATATTTACCGTCTTTTCTGTAAGCGGAATATACTTCTGAAAAGGCTCACCTGCTGAAAATTTCACAGTATAGGATTGATCTCTAATAGGAAAAAATAAGTTTACATTAGTTACAAAGTTGTTGTAAAATTGAACAACTCCGTCACAGAACAACACATCCTGATCATCAAACTCAGAAAAATAACTAGGCTTAGTTAAAAACCATTTTATGTCAGAATTACATTCAGCTATCCACGGACTTACAATTTTTGCATGAAGGTACTTGTTTGCTAATTGCGGAAACTGACTAGAATCGTGCGGCTGTACTAATTCCATAGAAGTGTAATTATTTGAGTAACGCCATTCCATTGACTTTTTAGGTCCGTCAATAAAAAATTCTAAATCGGTCCAGTTAGGTATAGTTACACCAGTTGAAAAATAATCATTTATTGCTGGACATCGTCGAATAGTTGGAGCTAGAATAGGCTCAAAGTTTGTTGATATGGCGCCACCGCCGCTAAATGGTGGTGTATCTTTAAACCATGAAGGATATTTTTTTTGAGCAGATAGTGGTGCTAGATTTTTTAAAACAAATGGATCAAAAGTTTTAAATTTAATTTTTATTTCGGGGCTATTGAATATCATATAAATATTTACCAGCTTGTTTGACGTAAAGGACACGATATGAAAGTTATAGACAACGTAACTTCACCAGCAAATGCATCCTATTTAGAAAATTTAATGCTTGACCAACCTTGGTTCTATTTAAGAAATACTGCATATAATCAATTTGACAACAGAATACAACCTTATGACCCGTCATGGGTGCTGATGATGTACAATAATAATGAGATTATGAATCCGTTAATGTCTCTAGCACAATCGATATTAATTAAGGCACTGTACGAAAGTCAAATGTCGCTCAGTAAATTAATTAGAATCAGAGCAGGCTTTACTACAAGAACTCCATATCCAATTATTCATGAACCTCATGTAGATTGGGACGACGGCCACATGACAGCTCTTTACTATGTAAACGACAGTGACGGTGATACAATATTTTATAAAGAAAAACGAGATCAAAGTTTAAGTGTGTCAAGTTACGAGTGGAGCAAAAATAAAAAATTTACTGTTGATCAAACAGTATCACCTAAGGCAGATAGATTAGTTATTTTTGACGGCTTAACTTATCACTCTAGTACAAGCCCAATTGCACACGACCATAGACTAGTTATTAACTTTAATTGGGTACCCTAATTAACTTTTATCTTTGTCGTCAAACGATATTGTACAGTCGGTAGTTAACAATAATCCTGCTACAGATGCGGCATTTAGGAGTGCTACTTTGACTACCTTAGCAGGGTCAATCACACCCATTTCAAACATATCACCAAACGTTCCGTTAGATACGTTATATCCATAGTTAAATTCTTTTTCAACAATGTTAGACAATATTATTTCAGGGGTTTCACCAGCATTAAGTAGTATTTGTCTAAATGGTTCTTCAACTGCTCGTGCAATAATTTGAATACCAGCATTTTGATCGCTGTTATTTCCGCTAAGAGTCTTTAAAACTTTTTTAATTTTAATAAGTGCAGTACCACCGCCGGGTACAACACCTAAATCAATTGCAGCTTTGGCAGCATGTACAGCATCATCAAATCGATCCTTCTTTTCTTTCATTTCAACTTCAGTAGCTGCACCTACTTTGATAACAGCCACTCCACCTACTAGTTTAGCAGCACGTTCTTTTAATTTTTCTTTATCATACTCAGCAGTAACTTCGTTGAGTGATGCTAGGATAAAAGATATTCTATCTTTTATTTTTTTAGGGTCTCCGTTTCCGTCAACAATAACAGTATTTTCTTTACCAACTTCAACTTTTTTACTTTGACCTAGATCTTCTAATTTAACTGTTGCTAATTTTGTACCAAGATCATTAGAAATTAGAGTACCACCAGTAAGAACTGCAATATCTTGAAGCATGTGTTTTCTTCGATCACCAAATCCTGGAGCTTTTACAGCACATACTTTAATATTTCCGCGAATAGAATTAACAACCAATGTAGAAAGAGCCTCACCTTCTACATCTTCAGCGATAATAAGCAACGGTCTACCTTCTTTAGCAATATTATCTAATATGTGTACTAGATCTTGTACTGAAGCTATTCTATGATCGCAAATAAGGATATAGGGATTTTCTAAAACTGCTAGTTGCTTTTCAGAAAGATTTACAAAGTAAGGAGAAAGGTATCCCCGGTCAAATTGCATGCCTTCGACTATTTCTAACTCATCAGTTAACCCAGTACCATTTTCGATAGTGACTACGCCGTCTTTGCCAACTTTGTTTACTGCTCTGGCAACTAAGTTTCCAATAGTTTCATCAGAATTAGCAGAAATAGATGCTACTTTTGCAATGTCTTCTTGAGTAGTACATGCTACAGCGTGTTTTTCTAGCTCACTAATTATTGCAGCAGTTGCTTTATCTATACCGCGTTTTAAATCCATTGAATTCATTCCAGCAGTGACAAATTTCATGCCTTCTTTAACAATGCTTTGCGCTAAAACAGTTGCAGTGGTTGTTCCGTCACCAGCAACTGTAGCAGTTTTAGAAGCAACTTCCTTTACCATCTGCGCACCCATGTTTTGCACATGATCTTTTAAGAATATTTCTTTTGCAACAGATACTCCGTCTTTAGTGACCAAAGGAGTACCATATGTTTTTTGAATTACAACATTTTTTCCTTTTGGTCCTAGTGTGACTTTAACTGCGTCTGCAAGAATATTAACTCCTTCTACTAGTTTTGCTCTACTATCAATACCAAAGGTAATTTGTTTAAAATCCATAAACTTTCTCCTAGAATTTTTAAAATATACGTGTAATTATACGTAAAATGCAATATAGTTATCAAAAACGATCTCAGTCCGAAATAAATACTACATAGAGGACTAAACATGTCAACAACACCTGTAGTAGATAGGATCCGTATTATACCTAGAGCAGACGATTTTTTAGATCGAAATGTGGGGTCTAGCGGCGAAGTTTTCTTTAATCGTGCTACTAACAGCTTGCGAGTATTTAGTGGGCGAGATCGTGGTGGCTTTGAAATTGCTAAGACAGATTTATCCAATATATCTAATAGTGTATTTGCTGCCAAAGCAGCTTCAGCTGGTGTAGGCGGTGGCAGTGGCGGCGGAACATCAATTTCTGTAAGCACAACAGTACCCGCCACCCCCGGCAACGGTAATTTATGGTTAAATACTACTAACGGTTATCTATACGTATATGTTAATGATGGAACTAGTTCGCAATGGATCCAGCCAGCTGTTCCGCCAGTCACACTTCCTACATTATCTGTAGTGGCGTTGTCTGGAAATTACAGTGACTTATCAAATAAGCCAACAATACCAGGAATTGCAACTAGTCAAGTAGCTGGAATTGTAAAACCTGGTGTAGGTCTATCAGTAAGCCCAGACGGCACGTTAAGTGTTACTGCGGAAATAACACTCACACAAATAGGAGCTCTAGGATTTACCCTAGGAGTAGCTATTGATGAATTTTCTATAGACTCGGGATTAGTTGACGCTAGTAATTCAGCGGTTCCAACTGAAGGGGCAGTCAAAACATATGTTGACACATCAATAAGTAACATCTTAACTGATTCTACTTTTACAGATACTACGTTGTCTGGTTTAACAATCATTCAACAAACTAGCGAAGTTTTTAATTCAAAAGTAGACGCGACCGGAGTTGTAGAACATGATTATTCTACAGGTGCTATATTCTATCATACAAGTATAGATGCAAATTTTACTGCTAATTTTACAAATGTTCCAACAACAAACAACAGAACAAATTCTGCTGTATTAATTTTAGTTCAAGGAGCTACTCCAAGAGTTCCTTCTACAATACAAATTAACGGTGTTACGCAAACAATAAAATATCAAGGCGGCACAGTGCCCGCTGGAACAGCAAATCAAATTGATGTAGTTAGTTTTACTTTGATTAGAGCTGATTCTGCTTGGACTGTACTAGGCAGTTTAACTACTTACGCATAATAGGATATCAAATGGCATTAAATTTTCCAAGCAATCCACAAACTAACGCAGTATACACATCTGGTAACTCTACTTGGGTCTATGACGGCACTGCATGGAATGTAAGTTTCTCTACACTGTCACAGGCTAATAATGCATTTGGAATTATATCAACTAATGGTCAACCAAGTATTATTGCAGACTCTACATCACATGTGTTAGATTTAATTGCAGGGAATAATATCTCTATAACTACAAATCCTGTTACTGATTCAATTACATTTAATGCAAATTTAAATTTATCAAATGTGTTCAGTATTGCTGCTGACGATTCTGCACAAATACCTATTAGCCAAGGAGAAACAGTACAGTTTATAGGCGGCGCTGGTATTGAAACAGCAACAGATGCAGATGGAAATATAACAATTAGTAATTCTTTTGCAGAGTCCACATCGTTTGCTAATCTAGCAGACGTAGATACAGCAAATATAACAATTGATCAAGTCTACGAACCAGCAATGGCAACGTTGCGTGTTGATAATGTAGGTACTACAGCATACACATTCAACAGTCATTACTCAGGTAACAATCCTACAATATATGCCTTGGCGGGAGCTACTATAGCATTTCATTTAGCTGCAATACCTAGTTTGCCTTTTCAAATACAAGATCCTACTGGAGTAGCTTATAACACTGGACTCGTTCATGTAGCTATAGACGGAACTGTATCCACAGGCAGTGCTGCTCAAAATAAAGACAGTGGTACATTGTATTGGAGAGTACCAGAAACAATTTCTGGAAATTATAGGTATCAGTGTCCTAGCTTTACACCGATGGTTGGTGCAATAACAGTTAAGAGATTGTCAACTATTTAATTTTAGAATCTTTTGCTAGTTGTGTTAGTTCTTTTCTAATCTCAACTAGTTCTAAAATATTATCTCGCAGTGCCCTAGGATCTATATTTCCGTTGTTACGCGAGTTATGGCCTTCGTCAATTAGATTGCAATAGTCACGTAATTTGGCCAATAAAGAAAAACCCCGTTCTCGAGCAGATTCTACTTCAATATTTTCTATAGCTGCTTTATACAACAAATATTCGCGTTGAAAACTTTCTGAATCTTTAAGTGATAGCATATTAATTAATTAAATCAATGACTTGAAATACAGTTTGTAGTTTAGCTAGATTTGTTTTATTCTGAAGAGTGTTTCGCAACCCATGATGCAGAGGTTTTGGCCATTGAGAAAATGATACCCAAGCATACCCGTCATGTTCTTCATTTAGTTTAGGGATAAAATCTTCTTTTACAACGCACAAGTATGTGTGAAAACTAAATTTATTATCGTTAGAAATAAATGTTTCTAAAGGTATTGTTTTCTTAATCTCTACAGAACCAATTTCTTCAACAATTTCTCGCTTAAGACCTTCCCAGGGAGTTTCTGCACCTTCGTTAGTGCCGCCTACAAGGCCCCACATATTGCCCTGTTTTCCTCGGGCTCTATGTAAGAACAAAAAACGTTTAGAATTTAGTGCATAGAATAATGCACCACTACAAACTATATCACTCATACTAATAATTATCTTAGTATGCTAATCTCCAAGTACCGTCTGGATATTCTCCTTCAAATGACAACACCCATTCTTTGTCTTGCCATTTATATTGAGTACCTGTGTTTAAATTGGTTGTATAAGTAACAGTTGATGTTGCAGAAGCATCAAATACTATGTGCCAACGAGAACCGTCCCACTCTACTATATCATTTGCAAACGCAGCAAAGTCAGATCCATCTAGATTCTTCCAAGCATCAGGACCGTCTTCGTCTAGATATATTTCGTAATCAATTATTGCACCAATGTTCAACAGTGCAGGAAATTTAATTTTATAAGTTTCTGAGTCATTGGATGAATCACTCCATGTTTCAGTTGTAGTATTCACTTCGTTGCCGTTTACTAATACTCGAATACCTCTAACATCTTCAAACGGCACACCTGTGTCTATTAACATAGTTTTGGTAGTGGTTACAATACGTTGTTTGTAAGTATGACCAACATTGCCTAATAACAATATTCTTGGACTTTCTGTTAGTATTCCTCTAGGGTCAAACTTCAACGGATCTATAATATAATCAATTTTACTTCTTGCACCATTAGGTCCGTTAATTGTAGTATCAGTAGGCAGTGTGTCTGGATCTAGATTAACTATCAGTTCACGTTCATTGAGAGGATTAATACTTACAGTACCAACAATGTCACCGTAATTATCTCGACGTTGTAATCTTAATTCAGTTATGCCTGACTCAAATACTTCAGGAATAGCTTTTAAATAACCTGTCCAAGTTTCTGCACCAATTGTACCTCTTCCTAGAAGTTTTGCAACTCCATTTAAAAACACAAGGTCGTAGTTTCTGTGACTTGATGCTACAATGCCTGTTTCAAAAGTCATGCCTTCTCTGGTTCCGTTGCGTGTAGTAGTTGTCAACTCACCGTCCTCGTCTACAATAACTGCTTCCTTAACAAGGCTTTCAGCAAATACACTGTCGTCCATGTTAATTTCTAAACCATTGTCTGCAAATATAGCTGTGATAATATTTGTAATGACACCGAGCTTCTTAACTTTAGCTGGAGGTGTAAGCCATATAGGAGTTGTAAAATTTAATGTAGCAATATCAATTTCACTTTCTGTACCTGCGGGAATAGTTCTACTACTGAAAGTAATACTTTCTAAATTTACAACACTGAGGCTGGTCCAGTCAATATAATTGTCAGTGGTCTGTATTTCTAAACTAGGATTAAACAGCATTAATATCTGTTCCATGATCTGTAATTTTTGATCAGTATTTGTTGACCATATGTCAACATTGACAGTTAATATATAAGGCGTTGGCATTAACCTTTCAACTGTGTAATTTTTACCTTCAGTTTTTAAATATTCGTTACCTGAGTTATCAAACGCTCGCTCTCTAATATTAACTTTGTTAACATAACTACTATCACCGGTCCTAGTTCTATCCATCTCTAGTCCTGTAATATACACAGCCATTCTTGGAGCACTAGGAATTTTATTTTCTGAATTTTGACTTATAACACTTGCAGCCTGTCTAGTTAAATCGCCGTACATTACAGGAATACGAACTAAACGACCTTTGCCGTCTTTATAACTAAAGTTACTCATCATTCTAACAATTTGTGTTAGATAACGTCTTATCTGAGCATCGTAAAAATGTTGCATTAATTATCTGCCTTGGGTCTAAGTGCTTTTGACAGAGATTGTCGTTGATCAAACGTTTCTCCTGCCACTGTTGATGTAGAACTGTTGTTAATAAAATCACCCTTCTGATTATTTGCAGTGTCCGCACTAATCATATCTGCACGGCGTAGGTCCTGCACCTTATTCCAACGACTGTTTTTATATTTGAACAACCTGTTAGGTAAAAAATCTGTTCTTAAAAAATAATCACCATCTTGCGGTGTACTAGGAAATGCAATACCATGTCCAAATACTTCTCCGTTAGGAGCAAGTGTACCAATAAGATAACCTTGATAGCCCGGTCGATCAGGCTTAGCCATTTCGCTAAACCCTTCGGGATTTTGAACTTGTGTTAATTCAGTTTTACCAGTGCTATCTGCTTGTAGTGTAAAAAAATGACTAGTGTCGTAACCGCTTTGTTGTGTTTCACTAATAGCTTCTTCAAGAATAGCATCGTTGATCTGCATTTCTCTTTCATATGTACTAAGAAAATCTCTTAGATTAGGTCCACCGGGTGCTTCTTCGTCTGCAGGTAAATCAAGGATGTCTTTATATTCTTGCCCGTCGTAAATTTGTTTAAGTTTTAGTCTATACAAGTGTGGATACCAAGTTTGACTAAAACCTTCGGCTGCTCTTGTGACTTCTTCAACAACATAAAATCTTTTTAGCGCCATTGAATAATCGTTAAGAGCATATTCATCTTTTAAATGAGGTAATTCAATCACGTCACCAGACATAATTTTGCGCCCTAGTGTTTTTACACTACTGCGAATATGTATAGTCATAAACAGTGTGTCGTTACTTAAAAATAACCCAAACTGACTTAGGTTAAAATCTAAATCTTGTACGTTATAGATTGCTCTATGGGTGTAAATATCAGGGTCATAACGTCTATCACGGTTTTCACCAAACATAACATCTTGAATCTGTGTTTCATCTTTTACAGTAGTACCGTCATCTGTACCTATATACTTGTGTATTAGGATATCAGTACCGCCAACGGTAAACATTTCTAGAATTTGTCTATCTAGAAACTCGTAATCTTTGCCTTTTTCAGGCTTGTATAAGGATAATCTTGGCATGTGTATATTTATCGCTACGATAAATACTGTACGGAGAACTATATGGCTGATTTAAAAACACAAAAACAAGAAGTTTTTGACTATGTCTACGCTATGCTTGGCGGTGGGATGGTTGATGTCGAACTAGACCCAGTACATTACGAAACAGGGCTGACAAAAGCACTCACCCGTTATCGCCAACGTAGTGATGGCTCAGTTGAGGATAGTTATATCTTTATGAATACTGTGATTGATCAGAACGAGTACACACTACCCAACGAAGTTATGGAAGTTAGACAAATTTTCCGTAGAAGCGTAGGCAGTAGGTCAGGCAGCGGCGATGGCGGCACAATTTTTGAACCATTTAACTTAGCTTATACAAATACATACCTGCTAAGTTCATCGAACATGGGCGGATTAGCCACATATGATTTTTTTAGTCAGTACCAAGAACTAGTAGGACGTATGTTTGGTAGTTTTATTGAATTTAGATGGAACGCAGTGACTAAAAAATTAGTTATTTTACAACGTCCACGAGCAGACGAAACACTAATGTTGTATGTACACAATTATCGTCCAGATAGTCAACTGCTCGAAGACTATATGGCCAAACAATGGCTTAAAGACTACACGCTTGCAGCCTGCAAGTACATGCTAGGTGAAGCAAGGTCTAAATTTGCAACTATTTCTGGACCACAGGGCGGCAGTCAACTCAACGGTGACACTCTCAAGTCAGAAGCACAAGCCGAAATGGAAAAATTAGAGACAGAAGTAGCAACCGCAGTATCAGGTGGTAACGGCTACGGCTTTATAATTGGTTAATTATCATTTGACTTTACTGTAAAAATAAAGTAACATATAGCATCTACGGAGGCTATATGATTATTGGTATTTGCGGTTTTATTGGGTCGGGCAAAGATACTGTTGCAGACTATCTAGTTAATTTTCATGAATTTAGAAGAGAAAGTTTTGCATCAACTCTAAAGGATGCGGTCGCCGCAGTGTTTGGCTGGGATCGTACCATGCTTGAAGGTCGAACTAAAGAGGCTCGCGAGTGGCGCGAACAGGTAGATCCGTGGTGGGCAGAACGATTAGCAATACCTACACTAACTCCTCGCTGGGTTCTGCAATATTGGGGCACAGAAGTTTGTCGAAGAAGCTTTCACGATGATATATGGATTGCATCGTTAGAGAACAAACTGCGCAATAGCAAAGATAATGTGGTTATAAGCGACTGTCGGTTCCCAAACGAAATCAAAAGTATCAAAGACTCTGGCGGAAAAATTGTTTTGGTTAAAAGAGGAGAGTTACCTGCTTGGTATAACCTAGCTGTATCTGCTAATCAAGGGCATAATTTGGCTGCACAAGAATTAAAACATTTAAAAATACATGCTAGCGAAACTGCATGGGTAGGAACTGAATTTGATTACGAATTAGACAACAACGGAACAATAGAGCAATTGTTTGCTAGGACTAAAAGTCTGGTCGAAGGTCGCCCTGCTTCCATTTAACGCCTTCTTTTTGAAGCACACGTTGACAGTTTGCACATATTGTTTTTAAATTGCTAGGACGACAGTTTTCTAACTTTCCGTCTACATGAAAAACATTAAACTGTTCTAGGTGCTTGCTTTTAAATCCGCATTTTTCACAATAATTTTTTTTCTCATAGCCCGACTGTTTCCATTTTGGTACACCGTGGTTTACTCCGTGGCGTAAACATACCTCGCATTTCTTTCTATAGAAGGTTTTACCTTCTTTTTTATAATTTATTGCTGCGGGTCGTTGGCCGCATTGACATAATGGTCGCATAGTGTATTTACCTCACCTTTTTCACCCCTTTTTTGAACTGTTATAAAGCCTGTTTTGTACCTTTTATGGTAAATATATACAAGAAAAACCAATTCCAACAGGAGATACAGAATGGCTTTAACATCACCAGGCGTACAGGTTAGCGTTGTAGACGAAAGTTTCTACACTCCAGCTGAACCAGGTACAACCCCAGTTATATTCGTTGCTAGTGCTGAGAACAAAACTAACGCTTCAGGATCAGGCGTAGCTCAGGGCACACTAGCACAAAATGCAGGTAAACCATTCCTGCTAACCTCACAGCGTGATTTAGCTGACACGTTCGGTGATCCGTTGTTTCAAATTGATTCTAATAATAATCCTATTCACGGTAGTGAACTAAATGAGTACGGTCTGCAAGCAGCTTATTCATTCTTAGGAGTAAGCAACAGAGCTTGGGTAGTTAGAGCTCCTATTGATTTAAATCTTCTAAGACCAAGTTCTTCAGTACCGTCAGCAGATCCTGCTGCTGGAACTTATTGGTTAGATACACAAACATCTCAATTTGGTATTCAAGAGTGGAATAGCAATCCTATAACTGTAACTGGTGGACAGAGCTTTACAAATAAGGTTCCTTTGGTACTGACAGAAGTTGTACAAGTTACTGGCACATTATCTAATCCTGGCGCTCCACTAGGTTCAATTGGTCAAATTGGTGATTATGCAGTTGTTGCTGTTTCTAACTTAAATACATTCTGGTACAGAAATAAGAGCGGCACCTGGGTCGAAGTTGGTAGCGATGAATGGAGAACTAGTTGGCCAACAGTTAAAGCTACTGTAGCAAATCCAACACTGTCAGGCGGTACATTCTTAATTAATGACAGTATCGTTACTGTAACTGGCGGTATGACTATGACCGGGCTAGCTACTACAATTAATAATCTTAATATTAATGGCATTACTGCTGGTGTAGAAGATAATAGACTTGTAATTTACAGTGACGGCGCAGTATCAGGTCCTGATTCAACATTGTCCGGCGCTGTAGTTCTATCTAAAGGCGGTTCTGGAGCTGCTCTAGTATCTATGGGGATTTTAACTGAAAGTCAATCAACTAAGACTTTTTATCCTCCATCATTGCACATTGCAAAACATACACAAGTTCCTGCTTTTAAAGAAACTGACACTAATCCACGTCCTACAGGCTCTGTATGGATCAAGACTACTGAACCAAACGCAGGTGCTCGCTGGAGAGTGAAACTTTGGAATACTGAAACAAGATTATTTGAAAGCATTGAAGCACCAATTTATCCAACTGCTGAACAAGCAATATTTGAACTTGACAGAATTGGTGGTGGACAGAATCTTTCAATTGGTGCATTGTTTATTCAAAGTAACGTGGCAGGAGATACAAATCCTTTAGCAACATTTAAAATTTATAGAAGACACGCGGTTGGTGCTACTACTATTAGATCAGGAATCATTACTGGATTAACTGACACTGCTGGTGCTGGCTACAATCTAACTATTTCTGCAACAGAACCTGGAAGTTCAGCATTTTCAACACCTGTAACAATTTTAATTGCAAACGCAAATATAGAAGATGCTCCATCTGATGCTAATGCAGTTGCGCAAGCTATTACTTCAGCAGGTGTTCCATTTGTAACCGCTGAAGTAGACAGTACAAATAGAATTTTAATTAAACACAGTCGTGGCGGCGAAATTCGTCTAGTAGAAGGACAGTCAACTAATGCTGGAATTTTTACACAGTTAGGTATTAGTCCATTTGTTGACGCTAACACCGGAACACCAAATGTTGTATACGAGTCTGGCACTAACGGCGCAACTAGTCCACAAGAATATAGACTAACTAACTGGAGACCATTATCTTATACACCTGGATCAAATGCTCCTACAACATTAGCTGAAGATGGTACATTGTGGTACAATTCTATTGTCGATGAAGTTGACATTCTTGTACACAACGGAACTACTTGGGTAGGATATCAGTTTGCCGGTGCAGCTGGTATTGATGCAAGTCCTTACTATAATGTATTAGACACTGCAAAAACAAGTCCTGGCGGTCCTATTATAAGTGCAACACAGCCAACTAAACAGAGCGACGGTACTGATCTAGTTACTGGCGATTTATGGATTGATACTAGTGATTTAGAAAATTATCCTACAGTTTACAAATATAGAGAAGTAACAGATCGCTGGGAGTTACTAGATTCAGCTGATCAAACAACAGAAAACGGTGTATTATTTGCTGATGCACGTTACAGTTTAACTGGCGAATCAAGCGCAAAGGCAGAAATAGTAGATTTACTAGGCAGTGCCTATATTGATCCAGATTGTCCAGATCCTGCATTGTATCCAAAAGGTATGTTGCTATGGAATCTACGCCGTTCAGGATTTAATGTTAAGAAATTTGTTCGCAACTACATTAACACAGGCGATAAAAATACACGTTTAGCAGATGCTGACATGAGAAACTATTATCCACATCGTTGGGTAACAGAAAGTGGTAATCAAAATGATGGTTCTGGTAGCTTTGGTCGCAAGGCACAACGTAAAGTTGTATTACAGGCTATGCAAGCTGTTATCAATAACAACGATGACATACGTGATGACGATTCAAGAATCTTTAACATACTTTCAGCACCTGGATATCCAGAGCTAATTGGTGAATTAGTTAGCCTTAACTATGATCGTGGATTATCAGGATTTGTATTAGGTGATCCACCTGCAAGATTACAATCTAATGCTACAACATTAAACGAATGGGCAACTAACGTAAAACAAGTAGCTGAAGACAACGACGAAGGTTTAGCAACAAGAGATGAATATCTTGCAGTGTTCTATCCATGGGGCTTTACTAGCGATAACTTTGGTAATAATATTGTTGTACCACCAAGTCACATGATGTTACGCACTATTGCACTAAGCGACAATGTGTCTAATCCATGGTTTGCACCAGCTGGTACAAGACGTGGCGGAATTACTAATGCAAGTTCAACTGGTTATATTAACAGTGAAGGTGAATTTGTAAGCGTAACTCTAAACGAAGGACAGCGCGATACACTGTATACTAACGCTGTTAATCCTATTACTACAATTGCTGGCGCTGGCTTGGTAAACTTTGGTCAAAAAACTCGCGCTAGAAATGCAAGTGCTTTAGATCGTATTAACGTAGCACGTTTAGTAGTATACCTACGTAGTCAATTAACGTTATTAGCTAAACCATACATTTTTGAACCTAACGATAAGATCACAAGAGACGAAATTAAAGGAGCAGTTGAGAGCTTATTACTTGAACTAGTTGGTCAGAGAGCCATTTACGACTACTTAGTTGTATGTGACGAATCTAATAATACTCCAAACAGAATTGACCGCAATGAACTTTATGTTGATGTCGCAATTGAGCCAGTTAAGGCAATTGAGTTTATCTACATTCCATTGCGCTTAAAGAATACCGGAGAAATAGCGGGCCTATAATATGATAAATACTAACGAATTAGGAGCAAGTTAAATGGCAATTTCAACACTATCAAAAATTACTGTGCCACTTGCTAGCGGAGACTCCGCTAGCACACAGGGTCTGTTGATGCCCAAGCTCCAGTACCGCTTCAGGGTGTCACTGGAAAACTTTGGTGTATCAACGCCGACAACTGAATTAACAAAGCAGGTTGTAGATATTACTAGACCAACGGTTTCATTTGAACCAATGGAAATTCATGCATATAACTCTAAAGCATATCTAGCTGGGAAACACACTTGGGCGCCAATTACACTTAACTTGCGTGAAGATGTTAATAACGCAGTTCAAAAACTTGTTGGCGAACAGTTACAGAAACAATTTGACTTTTACGAACAATCTAGTGCGGCAAGCGGTCAAGATTATAAGTTTACAACACGTATTGAAATTCTAGACGGTGGTAACGGTGCTAACACACCAAACGTGCTAGAAACTTTTGAGTTGTATGGTTGTTTTGTTACTAATGCTAACTACAATACGTTGTCATATGCAACCAACGAACCTGTTACAATTACATTAGAAATACAATACGACAATGCTATCCAAACACCGCAGGGTACTGGTATTGGCACTGCTGTAGGACGCGGTTTAGGTACATTAATTACCGGCGGCGGCACTTAAATCTAGTTATGATTTTAACTACAAAAAGGAGCTTCGGCTCCTTTTTTATTATCCGATCACTTAATTACAATAGATAAATATTATTATGCCAGCTACATCTAACGGATTTTTAGACAACTTAGTTTCAGGGATTTTAGGTCCCAAGGGAAATATGGCCTCTTGGCAACATGCAAGTCGCCTGTTTATTGACGGCAAATTAAAATTTGCACCTAAACAAAAGTTTCTTTTTCATGTGTATTTTAAGCTAGATCCAATTGTAAGAACTATATTGCCTGAATTAGCAGACAAACACAATTTAGAAATAGGCATGTTAGTTAAAAGTGCAGACTTACCTAAATTTTCAGCTAATGTTGAAACTAAAAACAAGTATAATAGAAAAAAGAACGTACATACTTCTATAACTTATGATCCTATTAACATCGCGTTTCACGACGACAACTACGGTGTAACTACTGCACTACTAGAAGCATATTATAGATATTATTTTGCTGATGCAAGCTACGGAAGAATTCCTGGCGCATATAATAAAGCAGGCAGTGGCGATAATACTTACAGAGGCACTGGATTTAACCAATACAAATATGGTTTAGATAATGATATCTCAGTACCGTTTTTTCAAAGTATAGAAATAAGTCAACTTTCTAGAAAATCTTACACAACATATACTATTGTTAATCCAATAATTACAACATGGTCACACGACAGCGTGGACAGCGCAGATGGTAACACTACTATGCAAAATTCTATAAGCGTTGCATACGAAGCTGTGCATTACACTAGAGGATTAGTTAAGGCTGGAGCCGACGGTAGTCCAACAGGCTTCGGCGGCCCAACTCATTACGATCGACAACCTTCTCCAATATCGTTACTAGGGGGCGGAAAATTAGGCATTGACGGACTTTTTGGAGCAGGCGCAGACCTTTATGATTTTATTTCCGGCAAGTCAACATTTCAAAGTCCATTAGAAGCAGGCCTAGCAGCGTTTCAGTTTATAAGAAGCCTTGAAGGTCTAACATCTGAAGGTTTAAGACAAGAAGGATACAACATAGTTAAAGATGCTATTGGCGATATTGCAGGTATAGATGTAAGCGGTGTTGCTAATTCATCATTCCCTAAAAATAACGGATCAGGCGGCAGTAATCAAACTACTACAGCTTCGTCAATCAGCGGATCTACACCGGCTACTGGCACTAATGCAACAGGGTCCGGAGCAACAGCCTCAGGTGCTATTGTAGTTACTCAGTTTTCAAGACAAGAACTTTTAGAAAATCCATTAGCATTAGAAGCGGCAGCAATTCAGCTATATAAAAGAGACTATTTAACTAGCGGTGCAGTGGGTGGCGTTAATAATTATATACAGTCGTGGCAAACATTACCTGATGCTCGTAAACAAATTTATAAAGACAAAGCAATAGAATGACAAATTCAAATTTACCAATTCAACCAGTAACTAAACGTTCAGATAAAGAAGTTAATCTTTATTTTGATAGATACTTTACAAAACCAATTAATGTTTCGTCTAACGATTTAGATACTGTAGTTGCATTTTTTGAAAGTCGAAATTTTGATACCAGTGCTGCAACATCAGTTGCAATAGTTCTGCTACAACAAGCAAAATTAGATAATATTAAAGTTTTTAGATTAATTGAAACACTTAAAGGTCTTCAAGATCTACAACTAAGTGTAGTAGTAGCAGAAGTACTTAACTATAATAGAAAAAGAACCAGCACACTGGGTTTTAAACGCGAAATCGTTGCCGATAAAGCAGAACGTAGAAATATTTTAATATAATATGTCAAAGTTTGCCCAGGGAAAATTTGCTCTAAAAAACCCTGAAAAATATATAGGCACGCGAACCCCAACTTACAGAAGCAGTTGGGAATTTGCTTTTATGAAAATGTGCGACGAGCATCCTTCAATTACAAAATGGGCCAGCGAAGCTGTACAGATTCCTTATCGAAACCCTTTAACTGGAAAATACACAATATATGTACCTGATTTTTTTATTTCGTATGGAGATAGATCAGGAAAACAATTTGTTGAACTTATAGAAGTTAAACCAGCTAATCAAACTCTAATAGAAAAGGTTGGCAAAAGTCGACATAATCAAGCAGCATGGGTAGTTAATCAGGCTAAATGGGAAGCGGCATATGCTTGGTGTAAACAACAGGGCATTAAGTTTAGAATTATAAACGAGGGAGATATGTTTCATCAAGGTAGAAAAAAATAATGTCAACTTGTCAGTTTCGAGATAAAAATAATACGCTAAAAACATTCATACATATACCAAAGACAGCAGGCCAAAGTCTTACCCAATGGATACGTCATCACGATAAGCAAACAGTATTGTTTAATATGCATGCAAGTGCCTCAGATTTAATTTCTCAAAACATACCGCTTGGCGAAACATTTACAATAATTAGAAATCCTTACGATCGTGTAGTAAGTACATTTTCTTATTATCAAGCTAACGCTCTTAGACAAGTTGATCAAAAAAGAATTGAGTTAATTACTGACCAAGAAATTTTGCAATGGGAAAAACAAAGAATTGAAGCAGTTAGAGCCCAGGATTATTTTACGTCATTAACGTTTGAGCAATGGCTATTAGAGTGTATTGAAGATCATAGAAAATTTTGGGTAGTAGACAACAGTCTTACTGAGTATACAAAATATGTAACTACAATCTTTAAATACGAAACATTAGAAAACGATTTTAAAATAATGGAAGATTGGTTTTATACTAGATTAGATTTTCCAGAAATAAACATTACTAGGATGGACGATTATCGACACTATTACAAAAGTCAAAAAACTAAAGATTTTGTGTACGATTTTTTTCAAGAAGATTTTAAAAATTTTGAATATACGTTTTAATAATTAAAGCTAAATAATAATAGTAGCACTTAATGGAAATCTTGTATGACTAAAAAATTAGAAGAATTATTAAACTTGCCAGAATCTAAAGAAATAGTAGATAACGTGCGGTCTGCTGAAAAAAAGAGAGTTAAAGAAGCAGCAGTAGTTGAACAAGAAAATACTAAACGCGACATAGCTGAATTTGACAAAATTGCCAGCGCATTACCACAGGTTCAAGGGTTAGGCGACATGGCTGATACTGAACTAAATGATATTGCTCAACGAGCTCTTGACGCTTATGAAGATCTAATGGATCTAGGTATGAATGTAGAGGCAAGATACAGTGGTAGGGTATTTGAAGTAGCAGGCAATATGCTTAAGACCAGTCTTGACGCTAAAGTAGCTAAGATTGACAAGAAGTTAAAAATGGTTGAATTACAGCTTAAAAAAGAAAAATTAGATAAAGAAGATAACAACGATAGCGGAATAATTGACGGAAAAGGGTTTGTTGTTACTGACCGTAATAGCTTAATTGAACGGCTCAAAGGCATGAGTAATGATAAATAATAAACAATGGGATTGCACACGATGAAGAATTTTAAAGATTTTTTAACAGAGTCTAAAAAGACCTACAAGTTTCTAATTAAGGTAGCAGGTGATCTACCCGAAGGATTTGCGGATAGTATGAAGCGCAACCTAGAAAAATTTGAACTAGTTAAACTGTCAGCACCAAAACGTACACCTATTCAAGAAACTCCATTAGATTTTCCACAGATGCAAAATATGGAAGTTCATATGTTTGAAGCCGAAGTTAACTATCCCACAACAAGTCACGTGTTACAACACTACCTAGCAGACAACTGCATGATTGCAAAAAATCGCTGGGTAATTAGAGGTGAAAATGATCCTCTAGAAAGACAACAAAATATTAAAGAAAATGAACCTTACGAACCTTTGTTAACTAAACAAGATATGGGCGGTGAAAGTGCCCAACCTAATGTTGGTCAAAATAGAGTGATGGATCTATTAAAAGAATTAGAAATTGCTCGTAAAGAAAGAAACGTAGAACCTGCGGGTGCAGTTACTAGCGGTAAGAGCAAACAGATGGATACTAAAGAAAACGCAACTAGCGTCATAGGAAACTAATTATGGATATGAATAAACTACTCGCCACTCTTAATGGCATTGAAAAAGGAACTATTAAAGGTACCGCACAAAAAGAAGCAGGCGCGATGAAAAAAATCCTTGAATCTTTTGACAAAGTACAAGTAGCTGAATGCGGCACTATGCCAGGCACAATGGGCGGCATGCCGCAACGTGAAGGCACTCCAGTTAGTATGAACATTAGCTTAAATGCAAGCGGCAAAGAAAATGTTGACGAACTAATGAGTTTGTTAAAAAGTGCTGGACTAGATAGCTCGTCGATGTCAATGCCAATGCCAGCAAAGACTATGCCAATGGCATTGGCTATGGATAATGCGGAAATGGAAGAAGAAGAATTTTCTAATGCCCCAGATGAAAAATATAGTGATACAAAATATATGACTAAGGATCTTAGCGGCGGTATTAACGGGCAAAAGAAAATGTTTAAGCCGGCTGCAGGCGGAGATAACCCAATGGCAGTAGAAAGTATCAAAGAACGTTTATGGGCTGCACTCAAAGAAAAGAAAGCAAAACCAGATTTCTTAGATATGGACAAAGATGGCAACAAAAAAGAGCCAATGAAAAAAGCTGTATCTGATAAGAAAGGCGCTGCACCTAAAAAGGGTGTTAATCCATTTGCTAAAAAAGTAAAAGAAGAAAAATCTTCTACAGGTGGCGAGATTGATCGTTCAAAGAAGGGCGTTACTAAGCATACAGAAAATCCAAAGCGTTACAGTGATGAGCCACATGCTGAACCAAAATCAGATGCTAAGTCTAGATCTGCTGCTGAGAAAAAAGGCGCTCCAGAGCAGAAAAAGTCTAAGACTGGAACTTGGGGTGTTGAAGGTGGTAAGAAATTTGATAATACCAAAAAATAAGCTATTATAGATAGCACTCAAATGGGCTCTCCGGAGCCCATTTTTTTGAGTAAATAAACACATGAGTAAATCACTAGACGGCGTATTAACCAAAAAAGCTAATAAAAAAGAAACATATACTGAAAATCAAATTGAAGATTTGTTAAAGTGTATGGACTCCGATACGGGCTATCTTTATTTTGCAAAAAACTTTGCATATATTCAGCACCCGGTAAAAGGCAAATTATTATTTGATCCGTACGAATATCAAGAAAGGTTAATGGAATCTTATCACAATTATAGATTCAACGTTAACATGTTACCTCGTCAGACTGGAAAGACTACTTGTGCCGCGGTGTATCTTGCGTGGTTCGCAATGTTCCATCCTGATCAAACAATTCTTATTGCAGCACACAAATATACAGGTGCTCAAGAAATTATGCAGCGTATACGCTATGTGTACGAATTATGTCCAGATCACATTAGAGCAGGTGTTATCAATTATAACAAAGGCAGTATTGAATTTGAAAACGGTAGTCGTATTGTAAGTGCTACTACTACAGGTAATACCGGTCGCGGTATGTCTATATCACTCTTATACTGCGACGAGTTTGCATTCGTTGCTCCTAACATTGCAGACGAGTTTTGGACGTCAATATCACCAACACTTGCAACTGGTGGTAGAGCAATTATTACTTCAACTCCAAACTCAGACGAAGATACATTTGCTACAATTTGGAAAGATGCTGATAAAAAGTTTGACGAATATGGCAATGAATCAGACGTGGGCATTAACGGGTTTCACGCATTTACATGTCACTGGAGTGAACACCCTGATAGAGACGACAAATGGCGCGATGAAGAAATTGGTAGAATTGGTGAAGAAAGATTCCGTCGAGAGTACGGCTGTGAATTCTTAGTATTTGATGAAACACTGATTAGCAGTATTAAACTTGCATCATTAGACGGTAAAAGTCCTATTCTTAATATGGGCCAAACTCGTTGGTATAAAAAGCCCACAAGCGATAATACCTATTGCGTTGCACTTGACCCGTCAATGGGTACCGGAGGAAATAATGCAGCTATACAAGTTATAGAATTACCTACATATAAGCAAGTAGCTGAGTGGCAACACAATACTACTGCTATCCCTGGTCAGATAAGAATTTTAGCAGACATATGCAAATATATCGAATCCGAAACTAAAAATTCTACAGGTATTTACTGGAGTGTAGAAAACAACGGAATAGGCGAAGCAGCACTAATTGTAATTAACGATTTTGGAGAAGAAAATATTCCAGGACTTTTTGTATCAGAACCTATACGTAAAGGCCATGTGCGTAAATTCCGTAAAGGATTTAATACTACACATTCTGCAAAAATTACAGCCTGTAGTAGATTAAAAACAATGGTTGAAAATGATAAATTAGAAGTTAATTCTAAACCTCTAATTTCTGAGTTTAAGAACTTTATTGCTACAGGTAGTTCCTACCAAGCTAAATTAGGACAAAGCGATGACTTGGTTAGTGCTACGTTATTGTCCATACGTATGATAGATGTGCTCAAAGATTGGGATCCTAGAGTGTATAACACCTTTAATCAAACAGACAATTTTGAAGATTACGAGCCGCCGATGCCGATATTCATTAGCACCAACTATTGATAAATACAACATATGAAAAATCTAGATTTTATAGCAGACGAATTATTCAACAAGATTAGAGGAAGATTCCCCACCATCACTATTGGTAATGATAGCGGTGAGGTAACTAACGTTCCAAAAGAGGCTCGTTTCTTTGATTTTGATTATAAAGAAGGTGATAGAAGCCTAGGTAAAGTAAGTGTTAGTCTTGACGAAAAAACTATATCAGTAATGTACAGTGATGATTTTGCTGAAAACGAAGATACAGCAACACGTCAACATTGGTATGAATTTTTAAAAGAATTACGTCAATTTAGCAGAAAGCGTTTGCTAAATTTTGATACTCGCAATATTACAAAATCAAATCTAGATAAAAGAGATTATAAATTTCTCGCAACAAACCGGACCGGAGAAGATACAATGGTAGAATCTAAAATGTATGGTACTAGTAGAACTAGTTACCAAGATGTCGGCAATGCTCGACTAGCTATAAAACATAGCCAACCTATTAATCAAGTGATGCCAGCTGGTAGAACACAGCACATTGAAAGCATCTATATTGAAAGCTCCGAAGGTGAAAGATTCAAATATCCATACCGTCACTTAAACGGAGCAAGAGCAATGGCTCGTCATGTAGGCGAAGGTGGCAAGCCATTTGATGACTTTGGATCACACATTACAAGTTTATCCGAAGAACTATCTAAGCTAAAGAAATTTAAAACATACATGGGTCGTTCAAGTGTAATGGCAGAAGGTCTTAGTGATTATCTAGATGCAGTTAATGAAAGAATTGTTACAGTAAAATCTGCCATACACGGACTACAAAGAGAAACATATTATAAAGAAGCAGTTGCTGGATTCACAGTGCCTGTGATGGAAGAAGTACCTAGCGATGTTGCAGAAAATTGGATTGACCAATTAACTATTCGTCAATTTAATGAAGAACTTAAAGATGTATTTCCATACATTTATAGACTAGTAAGCGAACATACGAAAGCAAAAGAACTGGGTCCAGATGACTTATTAGGTGAAGGCCCAACTTGGGACAAATTTAAATCAGGTGTTGGACAAGCAGCTGGCGCAATCGGTGATGCAATATTTGGTAGTAAAGAAGAAGAAGATGCTAAAACCATATTAGCAAAACACATTGTTACTCAAACACGCGACAAGACAGCCGCTGGAAGAGTTTTAGCTTCGTGTAACGGCAATGAACTAGAGTGTTTATATTCTTACGTTAAAGAAAAACGCTTACCAGAGACTCCAGAAGTACAACAGATTGCAAAGAAGTTTGGTCTTAAAGGTACTGCTAATATGCAAGTAGATAGCATTGATCATGACAAAGGCAAAGGCAACGATGTTAAATCAACTCTTGAAAGAATCAAAGGTGCATTCCAAGATTTTGAATCATGGGCTGAAGATTTAGAAGCAGGCGCATTATCATCAGGTGATGATACCAAAGAAGATACTGGACAACAAGATTTAGGCAATGGATTTATGTTAACTTCTATTGAAGCATTTGGTGCTACAAGAAAAGCAGTACTAGATACACAAAGTAAGACACATTACATACTTAACAAGCAAGACAACGGTTCTGCTATAGCTAGAACTCCGGCTAAGTATCTCACTATAAAAGATGGAAAAACAGGAGCAAGTATGGGAGGTCCTGAGACTGATGCAGCGTTTGAAAAAGCAGGACTTGTTAAAAAAGAAGGCAACGCATACGCACATGCTGTACAACAAGCAAAAATGCAAGGCAAAAAGAAAGGCGACAAGGTTCCACATCCTAATGGTGACGACCAAATCACCCTTGAGAAGAAAGTGCCAGTCACAGAGTTTGTTCTCTCTTTATATGACAGAAACACAGGTACGTTCCCCAAAGGTGAAACTGCTGTTCTTACTGCTATCGAAAAAGATTATGGCGAGTCGTTCATAGAACCAGCCAAGCAGTTTATAGAACGGATTAATCAAACATTTGAACAATTTCAAATGGAACAGTCACCGCAACAGTTCGATCCTGAATTTCAACGAATGAAAGAATTGGCTGGCTTAAGATAAGCTAGATGATTTTTTAGTCAGGTTTTTTCAAGAAAATAACTTGACAAGGTAAGTAACATTGTGTTATTATATACACAGTGCTACATTAAAGGCACAAAGCACATAGGCAAATTTATAGGAGGCACATACTATGGCATCATTATCAGAAATTAGAGCAAAGCTCAAAGAGCAAGAAGGCCGTGCAAGCGGTAACAATCAAAGTTCAGGCGGCGACAACGCAATCTATCCGTTTTGGAACATGAAAGAAGGACAAAGCGCAACGCTTCGTTTCGTTCCAGATGGTAACACCAATAATACATTTTTCTGGGCAGAGCGTCTCATGATTAAACTTCCGTTCGCGGGAGTTAAAGGCGAGACAGATTCACGTCCTGTACAAGTACAAGTACCTTGTATGGAAATGTATGGTGAAAGCTGTCCAATCCTTAACGAGGTTCGTGCGTGGTTCAAAGATCCAACTCTTGAAGACATGGGTCGTAAGTACTGGAAGAAAAAGAGTTACATCTTCCAAGGGTTTGTAGTCGACAACCCAATCTCCGATGACAAGACACCAGAGAATCCAATTCGACGATTTATCATTGGTCCTCAGATCTTCCAGATCATCAAACAAGCATTGATGGATCCAGACATGGAAGAATTGCCAACTGACTTCACACACGGTGTAGATTTCCGTCTTAACAAGACTTCAAAAGGTGGCTACGCTGACTACTCAACTTCAAGTTGGGCACGTCGTGAGCGTCCGTTAACTGACGCAGAAATGTCAGCAGTTAATACTAATGGGTTGTTTAACATGAGCGACTATTTGCCTAAGAAACCAGGCGATGTAGAGCTTAAGGTCATGAAAGAAATGTTTGAAGCATCAGTAGATGGTGAAGCATTTGACATGCAACGTTGGGGACAATACTTCCGCCCAGCCGGAATGAGTTCTAAGACTGGCGATCCTGTTGCACCATCAGCAGTTACTCCAGACCCAGATGACGAGCCAGTTAGTGCTCCTGTAAAAACGGCAACTCCTGCTCCAAAAGCAGAACCTAAACAAGCCGCAGGCGGCAACGCACAGGACATTCTAGCAATGATCCGTTCAAGACAAAACAACGGTTAATTAGAATAGGTAAGGCCTCTGTACGCAAGTACATGCTTTACCATCTTGGCTTAATAGGAGAAAAATATGGCTAAATCTTTTGATGTTAGTAAGTTCCGTAAGGACTTAACTAAAAGTATCTCAGGCGTGAGTGCTGGATTTAATGATCCCACTGATTGGATTTCAACAGGATCATACGCATTAAATTTCCTCATCAGCGGCGACTTTCATAAAGGCGTACCGCTAGGTAAGGTAACTGTGTTTGCAGGTGAGAGCGGTGCAGGAAAATCATATTTCTGTTCAGGTAATATTGTAAAAGATGCACAAGCTCAGGGCATTTTTGTAGTTTTAATTGATTCAGAAAATGCTCTTGATGAAAGTTGGTTACACGCACTTGGCGTTGATACCAGCGAAGAAAAGTTGCTTAAACTTAATATGGCAATGATCGACGATGTAGCAAAAACTATTTCGACGTTCATGAAAGATTATAAAGCAATGGACGAAGCAGATCGACCTAAAGTATTGTTTGTAATTGATTCACTAGGTATGTTGTTAACACCTACTGATGTTAACCAGTTTGAAGCAGGTGACATGAAAGGTGACATGGGCCGTAAGCCTAAGGCACTAACTTCATTAGTTCGTAACACTGTTAACATGCTAGGTAATGCTAACGTTGGATTAGTCTGTACTAATCACACGTATGCAAGTCAAGACATGTTTGACCCCGACGATAAAATTTCAGGTGGTCAAGGCTTCATTTATGCTTCAAGTATTGTAGTTGCTATGAAAAAACTTAAACTTAAAGAAGATGAAGATGGCAATAAGATCTCAGACGTAATGGGCATTCGTGCTGGTTGTAAAGTAATGAAGACTCGTTATGCTAAACCTTTTGAAGGGGTGCAGGTCAAAATTCCATACGAGACTGGAATGAATCCTTACAGTGGACTAGTTGAATTATTTGAGAAAAAGGGCTTGTTAGTTAAACAAGGCAATCGTCTTAAGTATGTTGACATGTCTGGTAAAGAACATATTGATTATCGCAAGCAGTGGGACGGTCCTAAACTTGATTTGATTATGTCAGAGTACAATGAAAAAATGGTCACATTGGTAAATAACTCAGAAGCTGTAGTAGGTAACGAAGAGTTTACTGAGGAGTGAAACTAATGGATGAAAGTCAAATCGTTGATATCTGGGGTACATTTAAAGAGTACATAGAAAAGAAAAATCTAGAAGCAGCCGCTGAAAGATTTATCGACCTCTGTGCTGATTACGGTGTACCAGAAGAAACGTTAACTTCGGCAATAGGCAGTTGTGCCTATCTCGATCAAGCAATTAATTACTATCTAGAATTAGACAGTGACGGAGTGCTTGACGAAGAAATGGATTGGGACTAGTATGGGTTGGTATTCAGAAGTATCTCGTGATATTTCAAAGATTCCTGATGCAGTTATGCATTTTGAAAACGAACTAGTACAGGCTCGACAAGAAGTTAAGCTCAAAGGCAATGTTGAACGTGCCGCAGCAGAGATGCCCGGCATTGTTGAACAAAGATTCAACCAACTTCAAGAAATTGAGGCAATTTTAGAGTATATGAACATAGAACTACGTAGACTGCGTAGTTCTTACTTTAAGAAATATCTAGAAAATTATCAACGAGCACTAAGCAGTCGAGATGTTGAGAAGTATGTTGACGGTGAAAGTGACGTAGTTGACTACGAAAAGATTATTAATGAGTTTGCACTTGTTCGTAACAAATGGCTTGGTGTTTTGAAGGCATTAGACCAGAAACAATGGCAAATTACCAACGTAGTTAAGCTCAGAGTTGCCGGTATGGAAGACGCTTCGCTCTAAGCAGTTACAAAGTTATAGGTGCTTGATGCATCATGCACGGCGCAGTACTTGGAGTTAATCCGGTCTGCGCCGCCTTGCTGAATATCCCCAAAGAATTCATGTTGGTACTGGGTCATTAGGCGTTTATACACCTCATCATCCGTCTCTGCACGGTAAATTTCATCATAGTGCTCGCGACCAAAGTGAGCATAAAGAGCAAAGGTTCGAGTGAGTGCTTTCACTTCATTAGGCTGAAGGTAAGGCTGTGGCATCCGAAGAGCCCACGAATCGAGGTAGCCACCACCCATCTCAGAGCTGTCTTGACCATTGATGAAATTTTCAGGTAAAAATCCATTTTCTACTGCCATGGCCCTCAAATCTGTACCATGGTATGGTTGAAACATCGAAATGGTTAAACCGTCATACCCCTTGCTGGCTCTTATCATGTCAGCAGTTTCAAGCACCATGCTCCGAGTTTCAAACGGCATACCTATGATTACATTAAGGCTGTATGGTATGTTGCTTTCATTGATATAATCAAAGTATTCTAGGTACTTTTTGTTGGTCACTGCACGTTTTAGCACTGTTGATCGATATTCCTCATTACCACTCTCAAGACCAAATGTCATACGATACACACCCGCTTCTTTGAGTGCAGCCAGTACATCAGGAGCACAGTTCTCAATTCTAGTGTTGAACCAAAATGGTATTTTGTACTTGCTCCACATCTCGCAAAATTCAAAGATTTCACGTTTCGGCCTGGCCAAAAAGCTGTCATCTTGGAACATTATAAGGTCAGGCTCATAAAGCTCTTTGTAGTAGAGTAAATCTCTCTCAATGGTCTTAACACACTTGCGCCGCATGAAGTTGCCAGTACCAGCCGCCTTAGAAAAGTTTCTTGTGTTAGGACTATTGCAGTATGTGCAGTTATAGGGACACCCTCTATAAGTCTCCATTGATACTGCTCTTTTGAAGATTTTTCCACCCATAGGGCGTTGCCAGCGATAATCAGCAAAACAAGTAAAGTCAGGTGTTACCTTAGTAATGTCGCAGAGTTGAGGCAAGGGGTTCTTATGAACAAGTCCAAATCGATCCTTCCACCATGTGCCTGCAACAGTATCTAGACTATCACCATTTTTAAGGCAATTTATGGCTTCTAGCACAATATTTTCACCTTCGTGCATACCTATACGTTTTACTAAAGGATTGCCTAAAACTATCTGCGGAGCACTTGTAGGGAACACTCCGCCAAGGATATGATCAACATTTAAATCTTTAATTGCATCTAACAGCGTTAAAGACATGCCCCAAACATCTTCTTGCACACCCATTAAAATTAAGTCAGGTTTGAAAGTTTTTACATGATTTATAAAGTTTGGAACAATTTCACTAGTTGGCTGAATATGAAACATATCTTTGACTTCGTCATCTTTGTTAGGACGATTAGCGCCAATTTCTGTCATGCGTATGTGACGATTAGAGTATGCATCACTGTACTGTGTAGTTTCAAAAATTTCAACTGCACATCCTTCATTTTTGCATATTGCATTAAAAATCCCCATGCTGATAGCAGGAGCCATCATTAAAGGAAGATTAGGATATACTAAAAGAATTTTTGGATTCACGGACGCATTCCAGGAAATACTGTTTTTTTAAACTTTGTATTATCTTGGTCAACTGCTTCAAATAATTTTAAATTTAAATTTAATTTTTTAATTAAAGAGTCAATGGCCTTTGTATCTTTAGGCAAACACATGCCGCCATACCCTCGCATTCTTTCATTGCAATCTAGATAGTCAGGACTAGCAGTTTTTCGAATTAGATATGTATCTTTAATTTTATCGTAGTCTGCATCTAGTGCTTGACAGATTTCATACATTGCATTTGCAAATACAATTCGTGTAGCATTAAACACATTAGAGTAGTATTTTAGTATTTCAGCTTCGGTAGGAGTAAGCATAACTTTATTCTTAGGAAAAAATCCGTGACTTGCAACAACTACGTCAAACACATCTGTTGAATGACATCCTACAGCAAGTAAATCGTGATTGACTACAAAATCTTCTACTGCACTTCTTTCTCGTAGAAATTCAGGAACAAAGCATATTCTAAGATTAGTTTTGCTTATTAGCTCTTCTGTTGTTCCAGGAACGCTAGTTGATTTTAATGCAACAACACCCGCATATGCTAATTTTTCTAATTCATTTATAGTTTGTCTTACAATACTTAGGTCACAACTACCATCTTCGCTTTCTGGAGTTGGTACACAAACGTATACAATGTCTGTATCAATAACGTCCTCTATTTTAGTATTAAATTTAGGATCGTGTACTTTAACTTCGTGGCTTAATAATTCAAAACCTTTTCTACATGCACTGCCAACAGCGCCTACTCCAATTATTCCTACTTTCATAATAAACTCTCTACAGTTGTTTTTAGTCCATCTCTAAGAGATGTATAATTTTTAAAATTTGTTAATTTTTGCATTAATACAGTGTCAGGACATCTACGTTTTGCACTACCTTTTGGGCCAGGTAATATTTCTAACTTATTGGGATCCACGCCCATTAAGTCCATAATTATTCTAGCAACGTCTGCTATATTATTTTCTTCTTGTCTTCCTACATTGACTATAGAATTTTTATGATTCATGATTAATTGATGTGTTATTTCAACAGCATCGTCTACATAGCAAAAACTACGAGTATCATTGCCTTTGATATAGTATTCACCTTTGCTTACACGATCAACAAATTCTGAAATAAAATGATCAATCTGCCCTGGACCATATATATTAAAATAACGTATTACTAACCAATCTAGTCCTGAGTTGGCTACTAGGTTTTCGCCCAGTGCTTTTGGTATACTATAGCTCCATCTAGGATTTGTAATGTCATTAAACATCACAGGAACTTTTTCGTCTGTGGGCACAGGATATAGTCCAGCGTCAATTGCTCCATTAAATATTTCACAAGTGCTAGTAAAAACAAATTTAGTATTTGTTTCTTTATAACGATTAATTAAATTAAAAGTTGGCAAAGTATTGTTAAATGCAACTTCTGTTGGGATCTCATAGAACAGCTTAGTTCCATTGGTTGCAGCCATATGCACAACAACGTCACAATCGGGCGCAGTAGCGGTTACTTCTTGCAAGCAAAGATTTTTACCCTCTTTTAAATCAAATGTAGAAACATTAAAATTCTCTTTGATTTTATTGTAATAGTGACTTCCTATGAAGCCTTTATGACCGGTCAACACAATATTCTTCATAAATTTATTTAGCTAAATAATAGTAGCAGTTAATGGCAAAAGGAATTTCATGCGATCTATTCGAGTTATAACCTCACAGCACAGGCCCTATTACGACCTTATCGGTAAAGAGTCAATTACAACGTTTTTAAAGCATTGGCCCAAAGAAATAAAAATGGAACTTTGGGCAGAAAACTTTGTTCCTGAAGAGCAGTCAGATAGATTAATTATTAAAGATTTTTTTAAAATTAACCCTAGATTTCAAAATTTTGTAGATCTAGTTGAAGGGCACACAGATAATCCAAAAGTAATATGTCGTAAGAAATTTTGGATGAAAGGACACGTTGTTCTTAGTGCGCTTGAAGAATTTAATGATGATATTTTTATTTGGCTAGACAGTGATGTTATTACACTAAAAGATATACCTTTAGATTTTTTCTATAATTTGTTAGATAATAACACTCTTAGCGTAGATATACCTGCAGGTGGCAAAGCAAAGTATAGAGAAGCAGAAACAGGATTTTTTATATTGAATATGAAGCATCCTTTAAAAAATATAGTTATTGATTATTATAGAAAAGCTCACACTACATTAGAAATAATGAATTGTCATAGGTTCATGGAAACAGGTGCTTGGGCCAATGGAGTTAAACTTGCAGAAGCACAAGGTGCTAAAACAAATCATCTTGGATCTGCTATAAATCACATAACTCCTTTCATGCACACTGAACTAAAAGAATATATGCGTCATTGGGTTGATCCTAAAAATAAAGCATTGTATGCCAAAGGCGAAAAGATAACGAAAGAAGAATTGCTATGAAGCAGGGAAGTCAGTCAATGCAAGATAGGTTTGCATTACAGATTTGCAAAAACAAATCTTATATAGAAATTGGTGCAAATTCGCCTACTAGAATGAGCAATACATTCCTTTTAGAAGGACATCAATTTTTAGGATTTAGTATAGAACTAGATCTTACTCATAAAAAGAAATGGGATAAGTCAACTAGAAAAAATAAAGTATTTTGGGATAACGCACTAACATTCAATTATAGTCAAGCAGCTACAAAAATTGGACTAACTAAAAATATTGGATATTTAAGTTGCGATATCGAACCTCCGCATAATACATTCCTTGCATTAAAAAAAGTTATAGAAGAAGGATTTACATTTGAATGTATAACTTTTGAACATGATGCATATCAGTCAACTGGCGAATATGATAAAATAGCAAGGGATTATTTGCAGGCTGTTGGATATAAAGTTGCTGTTGAAAATGTGTATGTAGGCAACAGTCCAACGGATATATTTGAAACATGGTTTGTAAAAGACACTATAGATTTTACTCAGACAGACTATGAATCATGGAAGAATAATTATAAAGGATTTAATATCTTATGACAAAAATTGTGTTAGTTACAGGAGGCTTTGATCCAGTTCATAGCGGCCACATAGCATACTTTAAAGCAGCAAAAACTCTTGGCGATGTTCTAATAGTCGGCCTTAATTCAGATGAGTGGTTAGTGCGTAAAAAGGGTGCAGCATTCATGCCATGGAATGAAAGGCTCTGCATTATTAATAATCTGTCAATGGTCGACGAAGTTTTTACATTTGACGATTCAGACGGATCTGCTAAACATTTTATACATCAAGTTCGGGCACACTATCCTGATGCAAAATTAATATTTGCTAATGGCGGTGATAGAACAGCAAAGAACATTCCAGAAATGGATGTAGTTGATAATAATTTAGAATTTGTATTTGGTGTAGGCGGCGAAGATAAAAAGAACTCTAGCTCGTGGATATTGCAAGAATGGAAAGCTCCTAAGACTGAACGCAAATGGGGATATTATCGAATATTACACGAAAACAATAGAGAAGTAAAAGTTAAAGAATTAACAGTTGACCCTGGACAATGTTTAAGTATGCAGCGACATCAAGATCGTGCAGAACACTGGTTTGTAGCAGAAGGAACAGCAGAAGTTTATACTATTAATAAAAGTTCAGACCAAGAACTGTATGGAGTTTTTCATAAACACCAAAGCCTACATATTAAAAAAACAGAATGGCATCAATTATGTAATCCATCTAATGAACCTTTAAAACTTATTGAAATACAATACGGCGATCGTTGCGAAGAAGAGGACATAGAAAGAAAATGATTCCAGTTTTTATAGGCTATGATCCTAGGGAAGCTATTGCTTATCATACCTGTGCAAACAGTATTATAAGAAATTCCTCTAAGCCTGTAGCTATTATTCCTGTAGCATTAAATCTTTTTAAAGATTATACAGAAACTCATACAGACGGTAGTAATCATTTTATATACACAAGATTTTTAGTACCGTACTTAATGAAATGGGAAGGGCATGCAATTTTTATCGACGGTGATATGATTGTACGTGGCGACATTGCAGAACTGTGGTCTTTAAAAGACGAAAACAAAGATGTACAGGTAGTCAAACACGACTACAAAACTAAAATGCCTGTTAAATATTTAGGAGCAAAAAATGAAGACTATCCTCGAAAAAATTGGTCTAGTGTTATTCTGTGGAATTGTGCTAGCCTTCACAACAGGAAACTTACCCCTGAATTTATCCAGCGATCCAAAGGCAGTTTCCTCCACCGTTTCTCGTGGTTAGATGAAACCCGCATAGGCGAATTACCTAAAGAATGGAATTGGCTAGACATTGAATATGAATATAATCCCAATGCTAAGTTAGTACATTATACATTAGGAACTCCTTGCTTTCACGAATTTGCCGACAAAGGAAATTTCTGTAACGAGTGGCATAGAGAACGAGTATATACAGAACACTGTCAGCAACATGATTTGTCTAAGTAAAAATCTCGACGACGAATATATTAATATGTTTGCACGTGGTGCAAATTTGCCTACGCAAGATTATGACACAGACTTTGGTTCTAATCCAATATTAATTAGGAGTATGGGTAAACGAAAACTTATACACCAGTGCTGGGAAACAAACCATCCTTTTTATTTTATGGACAGCGGATATGTAGGAAACTACAAATCTCCATCTAATCCTTATGGTTGGAAACAATGGCATCGCATTGTTAAGAATGATGTTCAGCATGGACAAATTATAGATAGACCAGACGATCGCTGGAGAAAATTAGATTATACTATAGAAAAATCTAAGCGAGGCAAACATATATTATTAGTAACACCGTCAAAAAACAATATTTGAAGATTTAGATAATTGTCATGCTCTAGTAACTTATCAAAGTATAGCTGCTGTAGAAAGTGTATTATATGGAGTGCCAGCATTTACTCTTGCACCAACAGCGGCCGATCCTGTAAGCGATAAAGATTTAAGCCTAATTGAAACGCCATCAGTGCATGATATAGATAAAGTATATAAATGGGCATGTCATTTAGCATATGGCCAATTTCATCTAGACGAATTAAAAAATGGCACAGCATATAGAATACTAATGAATGAAAACTGTTAGAATTTACTACGCAGGTATACCTGCTAACAATACAAAATTAGAAAAACGAGATGTACTAAGAAATTTTCATCTTGGAGTTCAGGACGGCCTAAGTACAGAAGTTGAAACAATGACATGGGAGCCTTCTGACCTAGCAGTGATGCAAGGGTGGGTACACGCAGATAGCGGCACTGCTCCGCATTTGATGTTTAGAAAGAAGATAATAGAATCTCAGAGAAGAATTGGTAAACATACTATTGCAATAGATAGTAATTTGTTTTTATATAAAGATCCTAAAAACATTAACACATATCTTCGTTTTAGTCTTGATGATGTATTTCCAACTACTGGTAATTATTTTACTAATAATGTTGACTCCAGTCGTTGGCAACAAATTAAAAAAGATATCGGGCTTGAATTGCATCCTTGGAGATTACTAGGAGCTCATATATTAATTTGTTTACAAAGAAACGGCGGATGGAGCATGGCCGGTCTAGATGTAATGAAATGGTGTGATCAAACTATTAACGAATTAAGAAAATATACTGATAGGCCTATAATTGTTAGAGCACATCCAGGCGACAAACGAGCTAGACAATACCTTAAATTAAATCATCCTAATGTAAAAATTAGTAGTAATGAAAATATATTAGACGACTTTAAATATGCATGGGCTACTGTAACCTACAATAGTAGTCCAGGAGTTGCATCAGCAATTGAAGGCATTCCTGTATTTGTTACAGACCCTAATCCTAAAGTTAGTCAAGCATTTGATATTGCTAACACACACCTGTCATTGATTGAAAATCCGCTAATGCCTGATAGACAACCTTGGATTGAAAAGATATCAATGTGTCATTTTAACTTTAAAGACTTACAGTCAGGTGTTGCTTGGAATATAATAAAGGATTACCTATGAGAAAATTTGCTGTTGTAACTACCTTTCATAACGCAGGATTAACGCAATATGCACAGCGTATGATTGACAGTTATATGCTTAACTGGCCAAGTGAAGTAACACTTATGTTATATCCAGAAGACTGTAATCCAAAAATTACAAATTATCATCATAGAATACAGTTGCATGATCTTCATTCGTCAGTTCCTAAACTTGTAGCTTTTAAAGAGAAATGGAAAGATGTGCCTAAAGCCAATGGCGATGTTAGTAAAGAAAGACAAGCTACTAGAAAAGATAGTTGGAAGGGATTTAAATGGGACGCAATAAGATTTAGTCATAAAGTCTATTCAATTTTTCATGCCGCAGAAAATACTGATGCAGATGTATTAATA